ACGATTAGTGCCAGCCGCAGTCAACAGGGCCTCTAAATACTTTTCGACAATTTCGCATACCATCGCTTTACTATACTTAAAATGCCCTTTTTCGTTGACCAGCAGATCACAGGCGTAGGAAATAACTTCCCCATGCGGAACAATGTGGTCCCGTGTTTTCTCACCGTTTCCCAACTCCGATATTGCGTCCATCCTGCATTGCCCTTTCATATAGCTGTCTTCGTATTTTAACCCGCTCCTCTTTACGTGACGTGGTCTTCTTTTCAAAAAAAGTACCATCGAAGATGGGCCGCTTACTCTCCACCTTCCTTTTACACATCTCCTCTAACCGCTCCGGCACTCGCACTGACGCAGAGGATACCATTGCTCCGCCTTGTGAAAAAAAGACTAGAGCTTCTGCCATCTTGGGATTTTTATCCACGGCTTCCATAAGCCTTTTATACTCATCGGTGTTCTTACTCTTATCTGCAAACAGATTCTCCCCCTCATCCCCCTGATTCATCGCCGCCTCGGTATCTTCGGGATCAACCGTTTTTGCCAATAAAGTATCCACCATGTCCCCCGGCAGGTGCGCATACTCTTGCATCACATACTTAGCCCAAAAGTCCATGTTCCACTCGTTATCCCGCCCCATAGACATCGCACGATCCATAAGATCAAAACGCATACCTATTAACTCTTTTCGCTCAATTTCCTGAAAAGTGTTTATAGGGTTCATGAGGAGCATAAATCTATTTTTCTCGAAACGTGGATCCAGATTATGATAACCTAAGTGAATCTGCCCGGCCCTGGTAAGCGCTCTAAGAAAAGCCCTTTGGGGGCCCATGCAGTTTTGAGCAAAACCCAAGTCCTGCTTTTCCAGGGGGGACGCGGGGTCGTAGTTATCCCCCAAATCCAAACCCAAATACCCCGGTGGAAACTTCAGCCCCCCGAAAAACCGACGTAAGAAAAAGTATAGGTCGTCAAGTGGGCCCGAGGAGGAAGAGGCTGGTGCGCTAGTTATACTGGTCTTATTATCTGCCCCGGTTGGTAAAAAGAAATCCCTGGACTCAGACCACGCCGCCGGCATTGACATTAACTCCTGTGCGCCAGGATTAAAGTACATATCACGATACATTCTATCACGGTACTCTTCACAAATATCAAAAGCATCCTCCGAGGAAGTTCCCCCAACATCTAAGAGTACCATCGTCCGATCGGGCCGCCGCCACAGCCTTTCAATGACCACCTTGTCCATACACCACTGAAGATCTTGCCAGTATTCACGGACGCCATACAGAAGCGACGACCTAGCCCCATAAATATCTGTACGCCTACGACGCGGCATCCTAAAATGCAAAGCCTCATAAAAAGGAATTACAGTGTCACGCCCGGCAAGTTCCCCCATATCATCAGATTGCCCAAATCCCTTAACAAGTCGATTTTCATCGACCAGCATCGCCACTTGCCAAGGGTCATACGGGTCGAAACGCACAATCCCCTCATTTCTGACCCCCGGTATACCCTCAAAATGGTCGCCGTGTTGGAACATGCCCCTAATTATCTCAAAGGCCGTCTCATGAACCTCCATCTTGTCCAGGAAATTATTTATAATCTGCTGAACATCCTTATTGGCCGAGTAGCACCACACCACCCGACCCGCAATTTCCCTATTCGATTCACTGTTGGGTTGAGTGCAAGCTTTTGCGTAAGTATCCAACACGGACATAACCAGAGCGTCTTCATTCATCTCTGTGTAAACCGCATAAAGATTTATCCTACTGGAATCATTTAAACTGTCAAAGTATTGTGATATCCAATGGGGCGTTTGCATCTTATTTCGCTCTTTATAACGCTTTGACCCCAACCCGGCAGTGCTAACCCCCCTACTTGCTACATTGTAATTAAATATCCCCTGAAAAGTATTAAATGGGTGCAGTACATATTCTAATAATCTCATTCATTTGCCTCCACTAACTCCTGTAATGCTGTCAGATACTTATTATACGCTGCCGCCTTTTTGCTATAAAACGTCTCATGCTGACGAGCTTCTACTGGCTTAATTTTGTCTGTTAAACACTGATATGCCGCCCCCGCCAGTGCATCAGCCAGGTCTTTACTTCCCCCGACCGGGTGATCGACCTTTAAAGACACACTGTCGAAGTCAAGTTCCACCAACTCATCGTACAAAATACCCACATATGGGATACTTATACGTCTGGCTGTTATAGCATTACGTAGTATCATATATGCCAAATGCTCTTTGTCAACGGAAAAAACTGCCGCCGACATCCCGGCGTCCGTTAACCGCTGAATAGAATCTTCCGATTGGTAAGAGTCATAGGTTACTCTACGTATCCAGTACCCACAACGCCTAAGGTGAAAAATTAACCGCCTAATATTAGCAAAATCTATAGATTGCCTCTTCGGCCCAGCCACAACTGCCAACGCTAAATCCACCTCTACGGTTTTATGGACATCATAGATGCCGAGGCCGTCTTCGTCTTTATCAGAGCGTTCAATTGAAATTATATGGGAAGACGGATGCACCATTACCACGCCAGCACGATCATTATTTTTCGCCAGGTCGACGTGGATATATCGAGGGGCATCGGCCCGTCGTCTGGGTATGTACCTACCACTCATAACACGACAAGCCTTTTCCTTTAAAAACTCTGTGGCTAGTTCTAAACCGCTTCCCAAATAAGCCGCTTGAACCGTAGACCTGAACGGATTTAAAAGCTCCTTATTTTGACATGACTTAATCCGCTCATGCGACGGGAACAACTTAAGTACTGCCTGAGTGGACACTCCGGCCAAGTCTTGTAAAGCACCGTCAGTGTCAACCTCAAAAGCCCCAAAATGCTCCACGGGGATCTCCACCACCTGGCAGTCTACATCCGGCTCAAACTCGGGAGTAACCTTAAAGGCCCCCTCCTGTGTCTTTGATACTGCGTCCAGTACCTTACTGTCCACGTCTTTATTCCCGACCTGCACACGGAATCGCTCTCCGCCGTAACGGTCGTTACCCTCAGCATCCTTATCCACAAAATCCCACAAAGCCCCACAAACTATGTAGTACCCCTGTTTCCCGCGTATACTACGTATCCGCTGCTCTAAAAAACTGGACTCCGAGGATGTGGACCCCAAAAATATACATGCCCCCGGTATATCCCCCCCTTTTCGCATAAAACGGCTTTCCAGTCTCCGGCTGACAGAGTTAGCCAGTTTAAATGCCTTGTGCGCGGTGGATTCCCCCTGCGCCATCAGGTTCATTTCATCAACACATATCGCAAAGAGGTTTTTACCGGCGGCGTGCAGAGACCTTGATCCGGTTTTAATAACAACGGATTTTGGAAATATAATCTGGTCATCGCCAAAAGGTTTACGCCGGTACACCTCGTTAAAAAAGGGGGAATCAGCCAGAATTTGGTCACGGAGGACATAAAACCCGGCGTCCTCCGCACTCTCTAATGACAAAGAGTATATACCAAAAACAATCTTTGATTTTTTAGCCAGGCCAAAAAACCGCGCTGGGTCTTTTAGACACAAAACCTTATGAACCAGATAGGCCATTACAAGCCCACTGCCTATCGTAGTCTTCCCAATACCAAAGGATCCTGTGAGTATAATTTCAAAAAATCCTTTAGACGGATCACACATCTCCAGCAGAGGAGCCCACCAGTTGTCATAAATCTCCTCCTTAAAATGTCCTAAATAATCCGAGTGATTAAAAAATGTGTGAGGATCAACCCTCTTGTTATCATAATCTACAGAATACAATGCCTCCAGCATCGCGGTATCCCCGCCCAAATAGGCACTAACCACTTCGCGGACATACTCCCTCCCCGCAGGAGTTAAATCTTCAAATATCTGTAGATACCCCTGCTGAAACTGTTTGAGACAAGCTTCCAAAACACTATCAGGTACTTGCCTTTGATTCTTCATCTTCCTTCCCTTTCAATTTTGTATCCCGCACCCCCGCTACCACTTCATTTTCCTTTCCTGATTCCGACTCCGGGTTATTCTCCACCCCATCTTCCTTTGCCTTATCCAGGTTATCCATTAAAATACGTAATTTCTCCCGCATCTGTGGTGGAACCTCCCCGGGTATCGAAGATTTGTCAAATTCCCCAGAGAAGGCCACTTTGTCCCCCTGACCCTCTCTCCCAATCACACCTTTATTGTCTTGCACTATATAGGAAGTCAAGCGCATTATAATTTCCACGGAGTTCTTCATATCGAGCTGCGCCAACTCTCCTAGCTGCGCCAACTCTTTGATTGATAGCGGTTTTCCTTGTTCATCCATCGTAGTACGCCAAGGCTTATTTAACTCATCGAGTACCTTACTCATCAAAGTTGCGCTCTTTTGAAACAAATTAAGCCTTAATTGGGCTAAAACGTACGCGGAATTGAGTGTTGCATTGCGGGCCTCTGCGCTGAAAATACGTAGCCCAGATTCCGCCAGCACCGACACCCAATCCTCGGGGGTCATACCCGCTATAGCCAGATCGGCCAACTCTTTTTTTGCAAATACCTGCTCTAACTCTTCCTTCAACTGTTTTGTGGTAGTAGGTCCGTAGTTATCCCGATACTCTTTCATCGTACTAATGCCATGTGTCCGCAAATGATGCATAGTTAACTGCGTAAAATACTGACCACACAGAGCGCATTGCACACCTTTCACTTTTTACCCCCTTTCGTGACTTTCATGGTTTTCGTGACTACCATCCGCTCCGCTTGATGCTGCAAATATTTCTCGACCCAGTAGTGGACCCGCCCGTCGGGGACCACTATTCCCAGCCGCATAAGTGTCTCGCATTTTTTAATATTTATGACACTGTCGGGTATGCCAGCCAACGAACACCACTCACTCAAGGAAACTACGCAAGCAGACCACCAGCCCTCCGGCATTTCATTTTTCTTCTTTTTTTTGTATGGGGTATGGTCGCGGGGAACAATCTCCCACACCAGCAGTAACTTCTGAAAAGCCACATCCTTCTCTACCACTAAAACCTTCTTCTGTTGTGTTACCGGTCGTGTCTCCCGGTATAAACTATCATACTCTTCCATTATTCACTCCCGGAAAGCATGTGAGGTACTGCTTTGTAGTCGGCATCCGCAAACTGCTAATTCGACAATTACCCGTGGTAAACAACTGCTTGATGCGGTCCATACAGGATTCGCCGACGATTTCAATAATTAAAGGAACTAAACTAAATGGTGTATTTTCTAACAAAATCTGATCCGGGTAATACAGCCGCCCCCCAAAAATTGTAAGAAACACATATGCCACCTCAAACCCTTGTTGCACTATGGGGGGTATAATCCACAAATCAACATTCTTAGACAAATTCTGAATGAACGTAATTAGCTGTTTATCTGTTAAAAATGGGGCCTTCCAATCAGGCACATTACAACGCGCATTTAGATGTGCCACCACAAAATTTATTATAGTATTTGTCTGCCTTGGCGGTATTTTATACCGCACACTCCCTGACATGGTGTCCAGGGCGACATTATTCTCACGCCACATTTCTGCCGCTCCGCCCATCAGCCGCTGCTGTTGTTCAAAATTTATATTAGGATACAATTCTGGGGTTATCATCCTTCACCACCGCCACACTTAAATCAATGCCATATTCGTATTTAACGCTCTGAATAAACTCGACTATCTTGTGCTCCAACTCTGAGGCCACTTCTAGTCCTTCCCCAGAAAATGTGGAACTTAGGTAATGTGCAGACAACACACCAACCGAATGGCCTGTGGACATACCGCTGCCACCGTTCCGTTTTACCGCCTTACCTTGTGCTTTTTTAAACAAAGAAAAGTCCTCGGCGCTATCAAAGGCCACTTGAACCTTAATCACCTGCTTTAGTTTCCCAACAACAAGCTCACCGCAGTTCTCGCCGTCAAGGGTTTTTTGCGGAGAAGTAGCTGTGGCCAAACGGACGGTTTGTGTAACCTCACTTTCCGTCATATATTTAGCAATTTCACACCATTTTACCATTGATTCACTATCACTCACCACACGGCAAATTTGACATGCCCGGGTCCATCCCAACAGGAAAAGGGTTTTTATCAACTCGGCGGGCGCGTCAATCTGATGTAGTTTAGAGGCTAAATCACGTAAATAGCGTGCTCGACGCTCACCTATAGCAAGTTCCCCGTATGCCCACAAGTAAAACCCAGTATACCCCTTTTGTAATTCACAGTATTTAGCTTCGCGCCACAAACCCTCGCTGTGAACTACATAGAGGTAACATGCTATTTCATAAGTAGCAAACCAGTCAATAACAGATAGCTGCCGTATCCGCGTATTGATGGTAGCCCTAGAATCTGAGAAGAATGCCTTGACGGGCCGCACTGAAATACTACCTATTGTCTCAGCCACCTTCCTCACTAACTGTCCTGATCCTACTTGTTGATCCACGATGCACTCCAAAGAGGGCTTTAAAATCCTCAAAGGAAAAAGCGTTGGCAGTACTCCGTCTAATCCAGGCGCAGTATTCACTGCAAAATACTGAAAACCTGGCGTTATTAACTCCCAACTCGGCCGCAATTTCCTTCAATGGTTTATTTAGCCTAGATGTAAAATAGCCATCAAATGAATCAAACCCAAACACTCTTGCTTGTTTCTCGCACTGCCTTAAAATGTTCTTACTCTTGGTTGTTAATTCTCCTTGCACATAAAAGCTCCTTTAAAAACTTAAAAGGGATTACTACCCAATCCCTCTCCTCCAACAAATGCTTTGGCTCAAAGTCAAAACGAATACTAAAGGCGGGCACTTTACCCTGTTGAAAGGCAATCCCTTTAATTTTAGCTAATTCACTATACTTTAACACAAACGATTTTTTTTCTGTACACTTGGCCTCAACTACAATATCCTCAACAGCAAAATCACCCTTCAGGGCTACCGGTGGTAATGCCCCAGACGCTGGCTTTTGTCTTCCTCCTAACTGCCGCGCCTGCTCCTTCTCCTGCTTTTTAAATCCAGGAATCTTTTTTTTCGTAAAATACGGGTGGACCACTACTCCCCCTTTTCTTTTTTCTTTGGCTTCTCCAGACGCACATCTTGCAGCGCCTGTAACACCGCGTGACGTAGTCCATTAAACACAGTAGGATTCTCAACCAAATACTTATTCAGGTCAGGTATGGTTTTAAACCCCAGTTTATCCTCACCTATATAGTATTTGGTGGATTTTTTAATAAGCTCAGTCTGTCGCCCATACTTTATTACCAAGGCCATGTCGTCCGTATCACCTATTGCTCTCTCACCGCAGGGATCCAACCACACCTTAAAAGTTCCAGCTATGCCCGACGCACCCCCACTATGGTTTTTTTTAATCGTAAATTCGTACTCCCCTTCAGAAGCATAATTAGCGTGTATAAAATGAAACTTCTTCTGCCTGAAATACAGATCTAGGGATACCAGATGATCTACCACATTCCCATCATTTACACCTATATAAGGGCGGAATCCCCCAATGCCTTTTGTGCGTACCTGCGAGTTCATAACTACTGTCACACTACGGTCTGTCATAACGCCGCCGGAGTACTGCGCACACACAATCTTTTCTAAAAATCTTTGTTTTATCCTAGCCTTCCCAGCTATTTTTTCGTTATCTTCCGCACTTTTAGTAATTGTTTCCTTCGTGGACAACATAGAAATAGTATCTATAAAAATGATATCCACCTCACTGGTATACATCATTTGCTCAACGGTGTCTATGAGTTTCTCGCCCCAAACACACCCCAACACCACCACCAGCTTATTATCCACCCCGTTAGCCGCCGCCCAGGACTTATCCATCTTGTGCTCTGTTTCTATAAACAAAGTCTGAAAAGGAGCACATCTATAAGTTTCCTCAAACGTCGACGACATCCCATTTGAAGTAGTTATAGTAACTCCGGACTTCTTTTTTACCGCCGATGGGGGTATGCGGCCAAGCAACACCGCGTCGACGTCGTCATCCCTAGTCAAATACTGCAATACTATACTATTAGTTAGTTTGTAACGGGGGGATGGGCACTGACAATTCATACCGTTTTCTGTTTTAATTAAGGGGGTCTTGCAATACCGACAATAGTTTTGCGCGTGATACAGTATCTTATACATAGTGGTAGTCTTAAATGAATCCTTGGGCCCCCCAATACGGGTAATTCTATTTAATGGAACCCCCCCACCCGTGTACCAATCAAGATGAAATATCCCGGTAGGAATTTTCTTAACCTCAAAAGTTGTCGCACGATCTAAGACGGACGCCGTGTGAACACCGTCCTTCTCAACACCCAACGCCAATGCAATATCCTTCAGCCTCGCGTATCCGTGTGAGGGGTCTCCCTTAAGATCGTAGTCCGTTGTCGGAGGTTCAGTACACATACACAGGCCCCTTAAATTTAAATTTTTGTGACAGCCGTGCCCGCAATTGGGTGGTGCGCTGCTTGCCCGGTGATATGTCAATCTCACCGGCGATATCGCGGACGGCTTCCACCGAAAATTCAGGAAGCCAAAACCGCCCATTACGATCACACACCGCCGGGATTAAACCCTCATTAAGCCACCGGATAACTATTTGCCGATGGCGTTTTAAATCCCCTATAAGCTTATTTAACGGATACACAAAAAGATATTTGTCCCCCAGTTTCAGCCATCGAGGGTTATTGCACGAACGAGCAGTACTTTTCCTTTTAGCCACATACCCGTCTTTGCGGTACAGCCGGATTACCCCTGTCCTTAACCTTCTTATTTCCACTGGAGGGTCTTGTAACTCCCAGTGTTTACCCTCCTCTATTACAGTAAGATTTTTTTCCTTGACTTTAAATATGCGACAAAGTGGATAATAAATCTCTTCCACGGGCAGATAGCCCGCATTTAAAGAGCCTACCACATAACTATCAACCGGGATCTCAAATAACTTATTCTTCTCCTTACGATAATAATCCCGTACCGTACGGTTTACCCGCTTCCGGTACTCATCATCTTCTCGTTGCAGCTTCCGGCGACGAGTAATTCTATCCTTGTTTTTTAGGTAGTATGCTTCCCAGTAAAGATCAACCATCTTTTCTCCAGCTCCAACTTTTTCCGAATTCGGAAAACTTTCATCCGAAACAGAGGTCAACTTCTTCTCCAGTTCAAACTTTTTATCGACATCCCCGCCTGCTCCCACCGCGAGCGCCGATACTGCGCTCTGCGCTGTAAAAAGGGCACCTGATCCACCGGATCAATTATATAAGGCTCCGGCTTGCCCTCATATACCCGCGTTACCCGCCCCTTTAGCTGTTTTAAATTACTAATCGGCGGCGTGGCGCATAACATAGAATCCTTCCTCGGAGCATTAAAACCCTCAGAAGCCATTTGGTACGTTACAAAAAGAGCCCGACAACTCTTTTTCATTTGTTGTAATTCCCTTTGTGGCACCCCGCTAAAATAACATCCGGTGTCACCTACTGGTATGCCCAGGCCAACAGATGCTAACTTTATATCCTCCAAATGTTTTTTTATATCAGCGAAGACAAAAAAATCGCGTCCTTTCCTGTACATATTGGAAACTATTTCCGCTAGAATCCTCGTCCGCACCCCACTGCCCATCAGTTTCTTAGCCACCTGCATTCTAGTAAGATCACCCGATAAATATAGGCTACTAGTTGGTATCAGAACCTGCCAGACAATCCCTCCGCCAACCTCCGCCGCCTGCACCTCTATCAATATGTCACCGACAAGGTACCGAAAAAGCTCCTCCAGTCCGTCGGTGCGTACCAGGGTGGCCGTTAATCCTATTATATACTCTGACTGCAACCATGAAAAGGTTTGCAACCACGTATCTGCGGGTAAATGTTGGGCCTCGTCTATGATGACAAGACCAAACTTTTTAAAAAAAGTAGTTCGACGTTCCTTGCAGAGGGAATTTATCATCCCGATCACTATCGGTGTTTTTTTAGTTGCGCCATCCCTCCGTTTCCCACGGTATACTCCGAGACGAAGACCTTTATAGCTAGTCTCCGCCTCCTCCATGTATTGTGAGATCTGGTACTCCCTGGACACTATTATGAGAGTTGACCGATTAAATCTCCGAGCCAACTCTAACCCCATAAGGGTTTTACCGCACCCCGGAGGCGCCACACCATAGCCGCCCATCCCATTATCCTGTACAGCGCCCATCAAACACTGCACAAAGTCTTCCTGATTCACTCCAGCAAAATTGACAGACAGCGACCGCTTAACTTTAACGGTGTCCGCAAAAGGAAATCCGCCGGAACTTTCGTTTCGCACACTAAAGGAATCCCCACTTAAAAATGGAAACCTCCGGGGGGTATAAAGTAAAGTTCCCCCTCCCACTCTCTGCACCGTGTAGCAGGGGAAACGGGAATAGGTTTTCTCATGATAATTATACTTCCTGAACGTCAGGATGTCCATCACATCCCTGGGGTAGTTTGGCAGTATTGCCAATCCGCCCCTTATCACTACAGGATATTTCATCATTTTCCCTCCGCCCAGTTTTTACATATCTTCGAGTCTACCAGTATTGGGATACTCAGTTGGGCAGCGCCCTCTAGGGATATCCGCAGCGTGGAATTACACTCCTCTGCGTGCACTTCCGGCACATCTACAATACACTCATCATGGATAGCATTGCACACATAAGACTCTTCTAAATTTGGATTTCGCCTCTTTCGATAAGAGTACCGTAAAATCCCCAATTTTACAATATCTATAGCCGAGCCCTGCGGGATGTTATTTGCAATCTCCCGTATCACAGCCCGCAGTTCCCACTTTTTCATGGTCCCATTATCCAGCTTTTCCTTCTGAGCCAGGAAACGACGTTCTCGCCCCCTAAGAATGTAGGGGAATACCCCCTTACTCCGAAGCGTCTGTTTCAAGACATGATCCAAGAGCACCTTCACCATTGGATATGCTCTAAAGTAGTCATAGTACATCATATGGGCCGCCTCTTCTGACACATCAAGATCTTTAGCCAGAGTGAAATAAGATTCACCATAACAAAGACCAAAATTGATTGTCTTTGCATACTGCCGCCCCTGCTTATATCCATATTTTTCCATAAGTCCCAACTTGAGGGCTGTAAGACTATGGATATCTAGGCCCAAACAAAACCCGTTGATGACAGGCTGTTCGGGGTGCGTTTTATCCCTCCTACCTTCTGGCGCCTTACATTCAGGACACCAATGTAATGGCTTATCTGTCTCCCCTGATGCACCACATTCGCAGTCGTATTGACGGTATGCCCTAAGTAGCGTGGGATCTTGAGAAATATGCGTAATCATACGTAGCTCAATTTGTGAGTAATCCGCTATTACAAAACGAGAACCGGGACGTGGGATAAAAGCTTTACGTAGTGGTTGCATTCGATAATAACGCGTGCCATTACTTTCAAATCCTGAACTCCCCAGTTCCCCCTCATCCAACTCTACCCAACCAGATGGCGTAATAGGCCGATTCTCCCATTTTGCCATTTCATGTTTATGCATGGCGGCCAATACTTCCTCTATTTCCACCGGCATTTTGTCCGGATTCGGAATATTCATTGAGTTTGGTGAAGACGACATCCTCCCGGTCACAGCCCCCAACGAGTTAAATGAGAATCTGTACCGTCGTTCTGAATTAGTAATAGATTTTTTATATATTGGGGAAAGAAAAGTACTATGTAATGTCCGAAGGGCGCTTAAGCTCGCGAGACGCTGACAGATGGGATGCCCTTCCGCCGCTAAATAATTAAGCACCGCAGCGTTACTTTGCGGATATCCAGTCTTTGTGGTCTTAGCCCACTCCGGCGGACTTAACTGTAACTGATCCCAAATTAGATTTTTTATCTGCGCGTGCGAATTGGGATTAAAATCCTCCATGCCATACTGCGTATGTACCTCATTTTGTAAGTAGGCCCTTTTCATCTCAATAAGAGCCTCTACATCCCGCTCTAAAAAGTAGAGGAAGTCGGTATCAATTCGCATCCCCCCAATTTCCCACTCCGCCATAAGAAGAGCAAAGGGTAGTTCAACCTGTTCATACCACCGCCTCAGATCCGGAAGCTCTTGCAACATATCCCAAAATCTATAAAAAAGGTTAAGCGTGTCCAATGCGTCATCCACAGCATAGGTAGCAAACAGTGCCGCCGCCTCTTTTCGTGCTGCGTCCTCAATCTTAGGACCGACATACCGGTACATCCGCTCCGCAAAGGTAGCTTTAATAAGCTTTTCGGGCATTGAATATATCAAAAGGTCGTCTTCGTTGGTCGTATTAAGTAAACCCTTTTCCATTACCAACGTATTTTTCTTTGACGCCTGATATTTTAACCACCCGTCGTTTATCAAGCCGCGCACCCGCGCCTCCGCAGCCTTTATAATGTTTTTTCTTTCTTTTTCCGTCTGCTTATACGTCTTGCGCGGCTTATCCAAATAATACTTAGCTAGTGATTTAAGATCATTCGGGGTATTTTCATCTAGGAGGTGTGACATGACTAACGTGTCATGTACTCGCCCACGGGGCATAGCTTTATACACCTGGCCCACCGACATATTGTGGGGATACAGCCCTTTTATTCCTATTTGTACGTCAAACCTGCCGCCGTGCATTATTAGGGTAAGATCCTGCTTTACCCATATAGGCCGCAGCAACTCCTGACAAAACCATTCCCAGGAAACCAGATTTCTCCCATGTTCCTCGGTAAAGTCAAATGTCCAACACTCCCCTACCACCTCTCCAACCTTTCCCCAGGCAATTGAGGCCGCTTCTGGTTTAGCCTCATAGGGGATTAGGCTGGTATTATAACCGTGTGGGGCGTGGCCGGTTGCTGTCTCAAAGTCGAGTGCTATTATATTGGCTTCGCTTATTTTTTTGACAACGTCCATCGTTTGCTCCAACAAAAAAAGGGGGCAGAGCCCCCTTAAACTAAATCATACTCCGCTACTTTATCTACTACTCAGTTTTCTTCTTTCGGGTTCTTTTTTTCTTCTCCGGTTCCGGTATTTCGGCGGTAGGTGGAGCTACCACCGGAGCTGCCTCTTCTGTGACTGTGGGGGGCTCCGGGGGCGAAACCTTACCATAGTCAGAGTAACCAGCCGCTTCCTCTGCGGTCACGGTTGACACATAACCATCAAAAGGAGAAGCAGTTTTTCCACTCACCGACGACGGGAGCGTAAATTTATCACGGATAGGGGAAGCTTCGGGACGTTTCTCTGGCGGTGTGTTATTCTTTAACATTAACCCTAGCGGACCTGCCTGCGTTACTGGCCCCCTCACACCATCTGACGGTCCCTGTTGGCTTGATTGCACCATCGGGTTGTTTGTGGGCATTGCGGGCAAAGGCTGGTGGAACCCCGGAGGAGAGGCTCCCGCTCCCCCCAGCATTGGTAAACTATCCGGGGGCATTATCGAAGGCTGCGGGGAAACCTGAGGGGCAGGTGTAGGGGACTCAAACGGTAATCCTGCTCCCCCTACCATTGGTAAACTATCCCCCGGTGCTACCACGGAATGCTGCGGCGCAGCCCAGGAAGGGCCACTAGAAGATGGCCCTTCCCCTCCTTGCGTGGCAGCCTGCCCGGTTGCCCGTTTAACATAGGAGATCAGGTAATCTTCCTTTTCCTGGGAGGGTGCAAAATCCTTATCTATTTCCGGCATCGCGAAAAACTCCTGCGCCGCCTCCGCCTCAGACATTATCCGACCCACTTCAACCATTTTCTGCTTGTACCACGGTGTCCTTGTCGAACCCAACGTAAAGGCATTCATGTCACATAAGCCCAGATAATCAAAGTGATTTCCTGTACTCGCAGAACTATCACCAATCCGACTAATCTGGAACAACATACCCCGACACTGGCCGTCCGGCAGATTCTCTATTTTACTTTTACTTTCCACCAGTTTACTGAGTGCCATCGCCTCATTCCTCCGGAGCATGAGCCACTTTGGGGTATGTGACCACTCCTTAAAGATGCTAAGGTCTATTATGTGGACCGCTAGGTACAACGAACGCTTTACGTAATCCGAATACAGCCCCTCATTACAAACACGACATATTTGCGCGTTGGGTTCCCCATATGACCTACACGTGCAACGCAGCTTCCAGCCAATGTTGTCATGCTGTTTGGGGATAAACACGTTGTGTATATAAAGCACGGGTGCTTCATTGATATTTTCTGTATTAATAATAATCTTTGCCGAAGTGTCTTTCTTGAGATAAAACCACTTCCCAAAGTCGAGCCGCATATTAGATGCGTTTTTTGCTTCTTTTAGGCTTCGTAAGCCTCGTCTGTAATATGACATATAGTCACTCCTAAAATCAAAACCATTCTGGTTAAAGCCCTTTAGGCTACACAAGTTTAACATTTTGATCTTTTGTGTCAAGACTTTTTTTAAAAAAACTTCAATAAACTTGTTTTTGTGCTATCAAACTAAGCAACTGTGCGGGTTCCAATCCGGCGGGGTCACTACCGTCCGGTAAACTAACCACAAAAGTCCTTATTCTTTTAGAGAGAATATAACCTAGCCTATCCGTACCCTGACGGCCCGCCGGGTCTCCATCGAGTACCAAAACAACATACTGCGCAAAATGCAAAAATCTTTCTAGTTGGGGCTGTGTGAGTATCAAACCGCCTAACGACAAAACATTAGGAACTACCCTCCGGGCCACTATAGCATCCATTGGCCCCTCAACCAGATGCACCGCTGGATACGTTGGATCTAAGAAGCTTTCCCCGTATAGTACGTGACTATCCTCCGATGTGTATTTATAGTATTTCGGCGTCTGGTCAACTACCGTGCGGCCCACACACCCTACAGCCCGCGAGCCCTTAAATATAGGAAAGGTCGCACGTTGGCGTTTACTATCATACCCCAGAGAACGTGCGGATATCTCCATCGGGGACAACCCTCGCCCAATAAAATAATCATCTCCGCTACGGTTGACACTGCAACCAAAGACAAAACCCTGAATATTAAAACTACCGCCGCCGGCCTGTTGGCGTACCATAACCCGGCGCTTTTGACACAGATAATCCCTAAAAGATCCGAGATCCGAAACCTCACACGACCTCACAAAGGCGCATACGTCAGATGTTATCCTTCCTAATCCATGTAGTCTTTCAAACACAGATGATACTGTACCACTCATACCGCAGGTAAAACAGTTACAGACACTCTCCTCTGGAAACTTTGCCATTTTTATACCATAAGAGTATGTCTGGTCCTTGGCGTGCTTATGCAGGGGGGTATGGGGGGCATTAGGGCATGACATCATAATGCCTTCTGTTGATGGCCGGTATCCGGTACCAAGCATTTCCGCTAGTTCTATGATACTATGCATTTCCATCTAGTCGTCACCTTCCAAATGCTGATAATCCACATGTACTTGATAATTTTCATTTGAGGAGCCCACCCCAGGAATCTTCCAGGACAGAACCCCAAACTCCCCCTCTTTGACATTCCACTTCAGCAGCATATCCTCTAGCTCTAAGCCATCCCGGGTTTTTAAAGACCACAGTCGGGCCTGGGCCAAATCTTTCTGCTGACTATCACGACCTAAGATAAAATTGTGGTCAAAATCCTGGGTTATTGCGGATGTCAAGGCCACTTCCCCTTTACGGTTCAACTGCCAGGTAACTACTATTGGCAGGGCATAATCCTCTGCCATATTTTTCAGATCCTGAACAAACACAGTTTTTTCTTCCCAGGTTTCAGACCTAACACAAAGATATGGTGAGTCCCAAAAGATCACATCAATATCATTTCGGATTATAGACAGTATAGATTCAAACGAGGCCAGCCCGTTAATGTCAGAAGGGCCGAAGATTACAAAGGCGCTTTTCTTGCCCCTCTCCGCTAAAGTCTTATAATACGCGTCAAGCTTTTCCTCCTCCTGCAATGTCAATATCCCGCGCCGGAAGCGTTCTGGGGATACCCCCGCCATAATGGCATCCAGCCGAATGGTAAGTCTTTTAGGCTGCATCTCGTTAGAAAACAGCACAGGGGAATACCCTTTATTTGCCGCGTGAATTGCACAGAGCAGCAACAGCCAAGTCTTGCCCACGCCAGACTCGGCGAAAAATGCTGTGGCCTCACCGTCTATGAGCCCACCAGTAGCCACGTTCATCGGCTCAAATGGGTATGGAATCCCCATCATTCCCTGGCGCGCCTTTCGCTCAGTATAGGCTTGCTCCCGCACTTCCACATCGTGATAGTAGTCTATAAAGTCCCCTTGACGCCGGGGGCGATATGTTCTTCGCACGTGTGCCCCCAGATTCATAAGCTTTTCAGCAGCATCTACCGGGTTATTCTTCTCTGTATCGGTACTGGTAACCAGCGGCATAAAATCATCCCGTATACCATCCTCCAGCACCTGTACAGCCTTTCGGTCCCTTAAAGCATTGATAAAATAACCAACGTCCTCGGCGGTTTCCATAAACTCCACGTGGAAACGCAGTTCTATAGTCTGGGGTGTTGGCATCTTGTGCATATTGGGCGCATTCAAACACTCTACTACAAAATCGTAAACCCCTTGCCACTCATCGGCAATCCAATCTCGGGACATCTGAGATAATCTCTGCGGATCACCTGTCCGCAGCAGCGCGTAAAAAAAACCACTATCAATATTCACTTGTCTGAACCCTCCATTGCTCATTTTCCACCACTATTTGCTTTTTACACACACGTTCTATCACACTCCATAGCGTTGGGGGGTAATGCTTCTGTATAGTTCTAGGCCCCAAATTACTCACCAAAATGGTCCCCTTATTGTTCTCAAAACGGCGCCGTAAGGCAAATTCCAAATGCCGTACTACCCAGTCGTCATTCGTCGACTCCGCCCCCACATCATCCAGCACCACCAAATCGGCATTTGTAAACTTGGACCCAAGTGTCACGCTTGGGTCAAGATGGTGCACCGGCCCCTTCCAGTGGGAGTGTAAGTCTACACTGCGAACATAGTGAGTTATAACACCATGACGCATAGCCTCCCGGAGCAACAAAGAGGCAAAAGCAGTTTTACCAGAACAAGGAGCGCCCAGTATTAAAACACCAAAATTGGTACTAATCAAGCTCGGGACGTCCTGAAGGACTTTTGTCATTCTGGATACTAGCACCCGATCCTCAATATTAGTCAATTGAACCGCCCAATAGGCGGCAGGTATACTCGCCCTACGCAGCATCGTTTCAGTCACCTCGTAGCGCATGATAATCCTCCTTTTTATTATCCGCAGAAAAATAATGCGGATACTTCTTCTGTACCAACTTTTTCAGCGCAGCAAAAAAGGCGATGAAGGCGCCAGGGCGAAAAGGTCTAAACCACCGGAAATGCCCCTCAAAGGCCAAATAATGGTCGGCCACGGCTTTTGATACAGAAATCACAGTGTCCATGTCTTGTTCCTCAAGGAGCCCTTTAAACTGCTGACGCCCCCTATAGTTCAATTTATGAATCGGAACCTCCAGTTCCCCCAGACAGGTAGACAACATCGCCCAAATTGTAGTTACCGACCACTTCTCCGGCGCCAGTAATTTCCACTCTGTAATGGCAATCTTCTTTGCGACATCTTTGTCCCCCTTTGGGACATTTTTGTCCACACCCGTTATGGGAATATAAGCCTCCTCGGGAATCTTAACCTCAGCAGTTATGGGACTATAATCCTCCTGAAACGACTTCCCATCTGAAACAGGTTTATAAGCGCCATCCGGTTTTGCATCACCACGGGACACGGTCAGAAAGTGGCCGTGCCCGCCTTCTATCTTTGCTTCTATGTGATTCCAGTAGGCCAGTAAAGCTCCGGGGGTAAAAGGCACCTGCCACTTAAACTTTCCACTAATCCTAGTGAAATGGGCAACCATACGCGTAAAGACCTCCACCAACACAACTATAGGAACCCCTTTAGAACCATCTCCCCGAAGAAGCTCACTGTGCAGATGCCGCAGTTGGCCCCAACCTTTACGCTCAATATTGTACTCGGGCGGGTGTCCCGCCTCCGCTAACACATGGCAGCCCCAAAACCAAAATTCTTTCATAGACCACTGTCCCTGTTGGACTTTTGTCCAACAGTACCTTACGGACTCTGCCTCCCACTGGACCAACAGCTCCGGCGTTGCCCGTTGGATTGGCGGCTCTGGGTTACAACGTACAAAGGCACTACAGCTTTTACTACAGGTTTGTTGGTCGCTCTCAGCGGGGGTAAAGAGCCGACCAGGAAGGGGACAGTTGGGGTTTAAACAAACCCTACCATCGGGCTTACGACTTGCCTTGTAGCATTTATCCCCGCAATAAATCTGCTTTTTTTTCTTGGGGGGATACAGGCACTCACATTCCGGGCAAAGGTGCAGGACAGTTTTCCCTGCATTTAACCGTTTGTGGATTGGATGGTTTTTTCCCCCACGCGGGGTTCCCGACGTAAGTACCTCTATGGCGGCTGGTTGCGCCGCGCCGCGCAAATTTGTCCCTGTCTTATTTATTATTTCTTTAATTTCTTTCTTTCTTTCTTTATATATATTAGTATTAATACAGCGACACAAAACTTTTGATGATTTCTGCACCTCTGCAACCTCCTAACTGCGTTGGTTTCCGGTGTAAGGGTTTTTTTGTCCCCCTTCTGCACATCCAGGTGGGGGGAGTCGGGGCCGTATCCCAGATCTTGTGCCCGTCTCGGCGACCTCGCTTTTTTCGGTAAAGCTCCTCGACCGTTTGTGGTTTTCTCCGGTTAAAAAAGGGAGAATTGAGTATAAGTCAACTTCCCTTAATGGGTTGTCGTGATTTTACCCCGGTTTTTTGGGCCGAGAAAAGTGTGCAAAATTTTGCACACCCCACAATTTCACAAACGGTCGAGGCGCCGTTATAGCCGGGCAAGTTACGGTAACAACCCCAACTACAACTTCCCAATAAAATTATTCACGAAAGCGATCGGATATTTCTCTGTTTCAAGGAGGTTCCAATTTTCCATTTCTTCATAAGGTTTAAGGACTTTGGAAAAATCGGATACTTCCCTTAGAAACTTTATGGTTGTCCGATAATCATTTATACCCCCCTTATTCATCTTTCGGTTGATGTACGATGGGTGGTACGTATAGCCTATATATAGACGCCCCGGGACAATCGGGTGGAGTATGTCTCGGTGTTGCTGTTTGGGCTTATCCCAAAACAACGATGCTGCCACACTCCCCAGGCAGACTATGATGTTGGGTTTAATGTTTTTAAGGAGAAGCCATAGTCTTGAGGCGCAAGCTAAACATTCCCCCATACGAGGCTCTGTTCTCTCTACGGTTTTGGGTCCGTCTTTGGGAACACATCCCACGGTGTTAATTGAAATTCTACGATCGTGGAACCCAGATTTTTTGAACATGAGATTTAAACAGTCCCCCGAAACCCCCACGAAGGGAAACCCACTTAAATTTTCTTCATTTCCGGGGCATTGACCCATAAAAACCACCGTGGCGTCTTCGGGTGCGCCAATCAAAGGGGCACTATGGGATACAACATGTTCCCTATAATGGGCTAATTGGCACCGCTGGCAATGTTTGTATAGAAGTTCTACCCCCGCCACGGAGTCGTAAGGGGCAATTAACCTCTGGGGGAAGATGTTTTCATACACCGTTGTTTGTACAATGGTTTCCCATACTGGAATCCCCCTCACCACGGCACTGACGGGCTGTAGACTAGCAGAAAAGTTGTGATAAGTTTTGTACCCCAACGTCCTATTGGCCCTTTGTTTTATGGATTCACAGAGCGTTGCATAAGTAAAAAATTTTTTCATAAAATACTCCTCAGGTCAGCCGCCCATTTTAACACTTTATATTTTTATGTCAAGATTTAATTTAAAAAAAATGTGTCCTGTTTGGTGTGGGGTTTGTGGGCAGAATGTGATTGAAGTAAAGCCGGGTACATCCCCCCGGCAGGGTGCGTCAACAGGTGTTGAATAGGTGTTAAACGCTAAACCGCAGCAACCGCTGCGGAGATCGCCGCTTTAACCAAAGAAGCAATAAGCGTTATCCCCGCCCGCTGAACTGCGGTCCAAAATATATCTTTAACTGGGAAATATTTAGCAATGGTAAGATTGACAATAGTAGCATTAACAATCTCAATCTCTGTTTTTGTGTCTGCGCCGGCCAGGGATTTAACAGTGAGCGTCGCGGCATCTTTTGCTACAAGTTTTATCAGCTCGAGATCTTCTTTTGTCATCTCGTCTTTTGCCGGACCTATATGAAGCAAAAAGTCCTGTATAATTTCCGCTTGAAGCTTTGACACATTAAGCTCAGTCATTTGAGGTTGTGCCGTTTCTGCCATTTATTTCCCTTCCACTGATTTTTCGGCGCTTGTGATCCTTTGACGCCAGGAGTCTATAAGACGCGTGCGGCGGTCCTTTTTGTCTTTAGGAAGTTTCGACGTCGCCAACCACTTTAAATAGTCTACCGAGACAACGGCAAAAGTTAGACGGTCGGCTATTACATACGTTTTAAGTTCGGGGCTGGTTCCGCAAGAGCACAGCCCGAAGACTACGAGTACAAGAAGAGGTAATTTAAAAGTTAGCGTAACCTTTTTCAACATCTGATTCTCCTAAATAGTTAAGGTAAATGTTTTATAAGAAATGTCGGAACTTCCGGAAACAGAATAGTTTCACCTGGTATTGTTGACACTTCTGCCTCTAGGGCATTGTGCTGAATACGCAAGTTCTCTCTAAAGCTTTCTAGGTCGGTATACTCTAACTCGGTAAATTTAGTGCTGGCTATCAAACTTTTTTCTACCAGATGTTTTTGGGACAGGTGCCGAAGTACAAGCATATCTAGCTTGTCTAATGCCTGTACAATTTGCTCGGCGAGAGCCAAGATCATTTTTCTCTTTTCGGCGTTCTCCGACACGGAAGTAATAATTGAGTTTACTAGGGTGTTATTACTCTCTGTTGCCTCTATTTGTAGGGTCAGAGAAACTGAGGGAGCGGTAGAGGATTCCCTCCTACAGAGAATTTTGTCATCCGTAATAGCCAATTGTTTTTTAAGCTGTTGGCATATATCCAATTCAGCAATTGGCGACGGAAAAGTTTTTACTATCATTAGGCTATTTCCATTAAAATAAGGACATTACCGTTTATGCTATTGGCGCTATTGACGTGGAAGGCGGTGCCTGGGTTTTGTGATGATACTTGCAACGAGTAAGTAACCGGAGCTGCGGTACCGGGGGAATCTACAAAACCCATAGACATCGGATGCCCCGTGTTATTGTTGGAAACTCCGTGACCCCCATAGGCTTTAGTTTGGGCCATGTGGGCAGCACCACGAACGATGTCTAAATACGCAAAAGTGTTGGTATTGGAATTAAAGTGGCAGTTGGTAAAACCTAAAACTAAAATTCTATGCCCAGCACTAGATGGTGTTATAGCTCCGGATACTACAGGAACCCACGCAATACCTACAGGGTACAAGTAAGCGGAATTGTTATAGATTAAGACTTGCTTAATCTTACCGCCGGTAACGGCTAAGGCCGCATCCAACTTCCCAATACCTGTATCTAACGGGTCACCCACCCCAATATAGGTGTGTGTGGTCCACGGGGAGTAATCGGGCAGTGCTTGACTTAAGTTGTCTTTCCCCGCGTATTGCTTGATGCGATTTAACTCTGTGTCTATATATGCTATTGCTTGCGTCAGGGCATCGCCATCAGTAATGGCATATTCTGGAGCGCCCTTAGCACCGTATAATGGACTACTCTGGCTTACGTTATCTTTACCCGAAAATGTCTTGATGCGCTCCGCTTCCTTATCTAACCGCCCGGCGGCTTCGGTCAGGTGTTGACCATCGGCTACGGCATACTCCGGCGCGGTGTGCAGCGTGTATTCCGGGGAGTGACTACCCCTGCCATGCACTTCCTTGCCGGTGTACTCTTCGTGGTATCGACTCTCAAGACTCAGCTTAGATAGGGCTTCATGGGGCTTGTCGCCGTCGTCTATACTGTATTCGTCAGAAAAATCGGAGTCAAAAAGAAAATTGAGTTTAGGTCTAAAATCCGTGATATCCGCCTCGGTCACCACAACGCTTCCGGCCTCGTTAACAAAAACATAAGCTACCGGGTAAGAGTGGGGTGGCGGTTGTGGGGCGCCAGTGTACATAGGAACGGTACTAAACTGGTTACTCCCCGGAGTCACATTAACTACCCCATTGAAGTCAAGCCACACTAGATCCCACCGGACGTGGTCTGCCGTTGGGACTACACTAAAGCCAACGGTGAGTTGGTCGGCTTTTTGTATAAGCTGACCCTCGACTTTAATCCACCCGGCGCGAACCAACATTTGGTTTCCCGGGGGTTCTTCCGCAACAGGCTCAAAAAACTGGAGGGGGCCAATGTCCACTTGTCTACGATGTAACTGATCTAAAGTCATAATTTTTCCCTATGCTAATTTCCTATTAACAAAGTAAACAACATCATCCTTGTTAAGGGAAAAGCCTATTAGAATAATCCCCTTGGAAGACGCCCCTATTGTAGACTCATAGTATGCTCTATTATATACTAGCCGTTGCCCGCGTAGGAATACATCGAGTTGTTTGGTACCGGGGGTAAAATCTATGGGGACAATAACCTCTGTCTCGCCCCCTACCGGAGAGATGTAAACATAGTCTTCTACCACAGAAGAGGAACCCATAAGGGATACACCAGAACACCCGTCGTTGTGTTCCCGAACCGAATAAGATATTGCCCAGGTAAACTTCAGGGAGAAGGATGCCAGTTTAGTTATAGGCTCAAAGGTCTTTCGGGCAAAGAGTACGCCGGTCCCAAATGGGTCGGTGTACAATCCGGCCTCTGTGAAGTCATAGCCATTGGCTTCGGTCCCAAGCCACAGTGCCTCATGTATCGCCGTTTTACCTGATACCGAATTGACTGTAGCCTTTCTCTCTCCTGTTGTTTGTTGCAACGAGGTGTCAAGTAAGTCGGGGGCTTTAGGGGGGCTTGGGTCTCCTAACTCTATATAGTTTATGCTACGAAGACCTATAGACATGTACGCCATAAGACCCTCTGCCTGCTGGACTATCATATTCTTATCTTCGTGTAAGACCTCCGTCATTCCATCGGTATAAACTGCTTCAATTTTTAGTCGCCCCACCGGTATCGGCGCGGCGTCTTGTTGCCCAAGACACTTTTCAAATCGGGACTCACCTACTTTTACCGCATTTTGCTGCTTACCCCGAAGAAGCAGTTTTTTAAACAGTTTACGATTTTCATCGAAGTTTTGTTTCATATAACCTATCCTACAACGATAATTTTTCCTGAAACTGGCGCCGTGTGTGTTACAACAACCCGATTTTCATTAGCATGTTCAATCTTACCGGGATAAATTACCTCGCCTGTTGCCAGTTCCACACACTGCACAAGAGGTTCCACACCAAGATTATGGTCGAATAACCAGATTACTAGGCTAGTAAAACTTTTCTCTTTCCTTTGTGTTGCCGCACCACTGCTAATATTACCTATTAAAGTTCGCCAGGTGCTCCAGTATAGTTGAAGCGCAACCTGAGCCCCTTCGGGAGCGTAGATGCGCAGCATACCATCTCGTGGATCTTCTGGCTGATCCGCCTGCGACGTGGCATTTGTAGTTGCTAATGCTTCCAACAGATTCCGTATGTCTTTAGCCTTAACGGCCTTATGATCTACCGGAATTCCAAATTTAAATCCCATAGTTATACCCCGAACCTACCAATATTGCGTGGGAGTCGCATCCGAGAACTCCACAATTAGCTTATCACTGATTGAGCACAACGAGACTCTTTCTTCCATAATAACATTTAGGTCGTCATCACCGACCAAAGTATTTTTTTCTACTACAAGATCCAAGTCTTGAGCCCCGAGGCCAACATCTGCTGCGTAGAACCGGTACTCGGCACTACGTACGTCTCTTCCAAGTCGTGGCCCGCAGTGCAAACCATCGGTAGCAAAGTCGTTTATTTGTTCTGGCGCATCTAGCACTAGAATAATAAGACGGAGGAGAACATGGATTGGTCGCACTTCTTCCGCCCGAAGGAGGAGCCGGTCCAATACCGCCTGATCGAACGTATGTGTCCCCGATTCCTCCTGAAGGAAAATAAAAAATTCCAAATCTGCTCGAGCGGCTCTATATGGAAATTCTCCGGTGACCTTATCGTATGAGGCTAAAACATCAGTACCGGCCGTATTCTCCAAGGTGAGATTGTATTCACCTTTAGGGTAGTTAAAGGAACCAACACTGCCATCTTGTGCCAATAAACCCCCAAAATTTTCCCCTAAGGAGTTATCATCATCACGAAACACTTTGCCGTCAACTTTGATGGTAATAGACCCGGGGCGAACCGGTTTTTCGACAAAAGAACCGACGTAATACTTTGATCCAGATGGGCCCAGTAACTCATCTTCCACCGTGGCGACCTCGTACCGCTCCCGACTGTATTCCTCATTTGCCTCAAAAATTTGTTTTTTCCACAGTGGAATGGCTTTAACCTGCCAACCAATCATACGATAGAAAATGTCCCAGGAGAGTTCTCTTCCACGGATCTTATTAAGGTCAATTACACTTTTTATCACCTCTCGTTTTTTTGCCTCTTCTAGTCCTTCCTCAAGCGGATGACCCAGACTCCTGGCCATAATATTGAGGAAGTCTGCGGGACACTTATCCGGGTCTACCAAGTCCGGCAGCTTGTCTATAAACTCAACATCCTTACTTTCCTCTTTTTCGATGGCGAAGAAGACATTTTTCAAAACGGGGACCACCCCCATTTCATCCCACAAGGCCCCCTCGTCCCATTTTAATAGTGGGTCATCCCAAAAGTGTATGTAAGACTCTACACCGTTCTCCTGATCCTCTTTTAGTACCCTCGGAAAGAGGTGTTTATATAATTCTATTCGCAGGTGGTTTGTTAATCTTTCATCGGTCATATGTTCACCGGTATATTTATTTCAGTAAGGTTCACAGTGGCAAATGTCGGCATTATGTAATGCGCTACGGGAATATTTTTACAATGGGACTTGACGAAAGAATCATACGTTATGTTCATACGACGCCCGCTAATATCAGGTGCGTTCATATCTATTATAAAACGCCCACTAAGATAATCTAATCTTGTCGCCGGATAGACCCCGGCAACATCCCCGTAAATTCGACCCTCCCCATCCGAGAATACTATCTTTTCATAAGGCCCGCCGGACCCTATAAAAGCAGAGAAAGGTGTGTAGAGAAAAAGAGCCGTGGGAGTTACATCTAACCGAAAATCCGGACCGGAAGCCACTTCCGGGGCCGCCTGGAAAGTCACCTTACCCCGTGAAACCAGAAGGGACGGGTCGTGATAAACAATAGTATTATCGGTGGAAACATTCAGACTTTCTCCGTCTATAAGCCCTTTACCATTGTCGTACCCGTTCTTGAAAGTAACCGCTGGTGTCGATAAGTCCTCAAACCAAAATTTTGATCTACCGATACCCTCCACCGTTTGGAGCGAAACAAGACTACCTCCCCCGCCGGAGGCTGTACGAACTTCAAATTCAAATTCCTTTTCTAGGCCGTCAGGGGCTGTAAGAAGGTAGCCAAAGTAATTAACCGGGGTTACGGGCGGTGGCATGGTATTCCAGGTAAGAGAAAAACGGCCCGTTTCGTAATCAATCTCCCCGGTAGCGTCTATAGTGAAACTCCCATATCCGTCGTCTAAGGCCAAAAGTTGTCCACCGGTTTGTGCTCCATAATTGTCATATCCACCTATAAACGCCACCCGGTTTTTTGCGTATGGGAGAAACTCTGTAGGAAGGTACCCGGTTATGGTAAGACCGTCACTTAAACCAACCTGCCGCCGCTGTATCACCGGTGCGAATTCGACCAGGCCGTCCAGAGTATTTCCCTCATCCACTACTTTAGTTGTGGTATTTTCCATGAATGCGTATATCCGACACTCTGCCGTAACAAATCGTCCACCCTCCGGGGCTGCGCTAAAATTAGCTACAAAATGCCCCCGGGAATAGCCGATGGTGTTTGTCTTTGTATCATCTATATCACCAACCAGTAAGCCTCCGCCGTCGTCCGTTATAACTTGATCCCCATCGGTTATCATGAATGATGTGGGTACCACTGACATGCCGTCGGGCACGGGAAAGTACTCGGAAAATTCTTGTTTACTGTCGTCCCCGACCCCAAGGTCTAACTCACTAAACCGGGAACCTTGTACTCGAGTTAAAGTGGACGCGTCAATATGCTCATGATCTTGAATCTTTTCATTTATAAGTGAGAGTATCAGGTCGGTGCCTGGGACCACATAAGTGGAATTAAAGTGCTGATATAACTCCTGAGTTACTTTTTCCAGTACGGAAGATACAGTGCGACCAGGCTTTAAATAGACCTCAGCGTCAATATCAAAGTAGAGTACATCTCCGTCGATTATTTCTAAATAGGTACAAATGGTACGACGGGAGTCAAGATATGACTTGACTCCTTGTTTTAAGGGGGAACTGGCTGTCGTTATTCTTCCTTGCGCGTCCCTACTCCAAAGCACAATCTGCACCATATTTAATTCTGGAACTCTTTGTTTAAGTCGCGCTATGGCAAATGACGGAGCGCCATAAATTGCGTCACGGTAGGACATAGCCAGCGTAGTGAAATGCTCTTGAGTTACAGCCTTGTTGTTAGTCTTAGCAAACCGTGGGGCCATTCTTTTTATACTGTCTAAAGATTCTTCGGGTTCCCCACCGGACCCGGCCTCATTATTATAAGCCCGGACATTTACGGTATTTCCAGAGGGTAAGTAGCCTTTTACTACAACGTCTATTCCGCCACGTCGCACATTGCCAACAACGCCCCCAGAGACCCTATAATATGCCGCGATTACGGCTCCATCAGGTGGTATCTGGCCGTCAGCCCCATCACCAAATCTTATGACCGCCGTACCATCAGCGGCGTAGTTTGCCACAAACCGTCTTTGCGTTGCCGTTATTTGATACAAAACATCAATAACACTATCTTGTACCGGAGCGGCCCCTTCAACGGAAGCACCGAAGTGGACAAAGGTCTCTCCGTCTTGATTTTTTGTGGCACGAAATTCTTTTGGGGCGCCCGTGAATTCAACCACAAGTTTCCATAACTCCCCACTTACCATAACGACTATAACATCCTCGTCTGATGGCTCTATGAGGACATTAAGGAGTGATAATTGGTACCTTTGGTTATCCAGTCCAGAGCTAAGATAGGTATCCCGACCGTGGCCCGACCCTTCTATGACTAAAAGAGACTCTGTCTCTTCCCACACCACGTCTAAAATCTCAATTCGTATGGAGTCCTGGAGAATGGTAGTATGAGAAAGCTGAAAATACTGTAAGGCGCTGCCATCTGAAACAAACTCCTCCGATAATGTTTCCCCCTGCACAAAGGTTATTATCTCAGTAGACGCTGCATTTGGAAATACAGCACTTCCGGCAGGTATAACATAATCTGAAGCCGCCTCAAAAGTTAAATTGTCTTCAAGTTGTAACTTTTCCCCTTGTCGTACCGTTATGGGGGCCGTTTGTGGCGGACTTGGGTACAAGGTTATGGGGACAGAGGCCGAGGTGGTAAGGCGCCTTCTGTATCCAAGTTGTTTAGCTACAGCAATAATGGCCTCCGGCAGAGTGGCCGACTCCAGATAGCAATTGAGTGCTTGCATATCATAATAAAATGCCCGCTGGGCATGTGCCCAGGCCACCACGTCCACAACCGCCATACCCACTGATGTATCAACAAACTCCTTCCAATCTTTTTCAAACCGTATCTTTATCCAATTCAAAAGTGCGGTTCTTACGGATTGGAAGTCCCTTTCGACAAAAGAAATTACTGGATCAGAACTCATATCAACCTCGTACAAAATCTATAGGTGCTTGCTCTTGCTTCTCATTTACATCATTACGGTCCTGATAACCGATCCAAATGGTGACCTTGTGTTCCCCGTCTTCTCTAGCTATAGATACTGACGTTACTTTTATACGGGGCTCCTGGTCCTCTAAATCGTGGATGGCATAGTATAAAATAAGGTTCATTGTGGCATCGTCTAAAGGATCAAATATTAACAAGGGGATATACGAACCCAATTCTGGGTTGTACACCACGGTGTTTTTAGGGGTAGACAAAATTATTTGAATGGAAGTTTTTATTGACTCTCTTCGGGTCTTATCTCCCAGAACCCCCTTCACTGAATTCTTAAATGGGAACGCCGGGCCGGCAAGCTGCATTGTCATTTAACTGCCCTTCGTATTTAAAGTAGTATGAACATTGGGCACCGCCACTTGGTTTGGTATAGATGTATTTGTTGGCGCTCCGGGCCCCGGGAAATGGTCATGCGTATGGGTGTTGAACAAAAGTAAAAACGCTTCGTTACAAAGTTTTTGGGCACTGGCTACTTCACCTAAAATTACACTTGTGGACAGGAGGTGTACCGCCGTCGTCGCTGCCACAGTCGCAAGACCGGTAATCACCATAGAAAGCCCCGCCATAGCAGAAATAGCCACAGCACCAAGACCTGTCAATATAAGGGCCGTTGCGGCTTTAAGTGTCATGGTGGCGGCAGTTTCCATTAAAATGTTACCGGTCACCATTTCTACACGCTCTCCCGCGACTACTTGATGGTCATTGCCCGCGATTGAGGCTCTATAATCCCCTAAAAAGTTTGACTCCGCGACCAGGTCTTTGGGGTTTAAAATAATAGATTGCCCCGCAGCATCTTCTAACTTTATGTAGGGGGCGTTCTCAAGGTCTGACAGTAACACCTTTTGCCCTCCGGGGGTTTTTATTACAAAAGTTTGAGGACGGCCTGTTGTGTAATCATGCTCATCAATTTTATCACCGGTACCAAACCACCCACCGAGCCACACCGGATGGTCCGACTGCTCTTGGTAGAACATTATCCATACGCCGGAACCAATTTCCGGTAGCATAATAAACCCCGAGTTTTTATTTGCCACCGGAGCGCATGGAAAGGCCCAAGGGAGATCTCCGTCAGGTATCCTATGCTCCGAGTCCTTAGACCCAAAATGGGTCGTTCTAACCCGCAGGCGTCCCTCCCGTAGGGGGTCACGGTTATCCACTACAATGCCTGGCCACAACCCGCTAAAACTCATATGAAAAAATCCTTTAAACGCTGCGCTACCAAAGTCAGTCGATCTGGATCCACTGGATTTTGAGAGGTGTATTTATCAATAGAGGTCAACCTGGAAAGGTTGGCCCCACCGGCTTTATTAGCTCCGTAATTGAAGGTACGACGAAAGCCGCCTATCATAGTATTTAAGGGCTCGGATGTCTGCGCACCGCCTGCGCCCTGCACTGGAACTGTTCGGTATGTATGTACAACCTCATAGACGGGGTATTTGCCATTAAGTACCGAGGTGGTTTTATCTGGATCTATAATCTTCAGGTCGACGATATCTCCAGGTTTTAAAGTCATGTCCCCCGAAAGTGACCCTTGGAATGAGAAATATCTGGACGTGGTCATAACCCAATGTGCCAGGCCTTCTTCTATTAACGAAGCATTGTCTTGGCCCGAATAGATAAAAAATCTACGGCCACTAGTAAACGGGCGCGGTAGCCTGCCAGCCAGGTTTGGTATAACCGAGTCCCCTATACTAACCTCCAGAAACCTTTTGTTTTGAATATCAAACCCTTTTAAGACCGCAGAAGCACCCCCCAAAAAGTCAATCTCCCGCCCATAGGCACGAAACTCCACGCTGTCTAATCTATCATCTGAAGTTCCTATGCCAAATGATCGAACCGCCGGTTTACTAAATTGCAGCGGCTCCAGACTCAACGTCTTATTGTCAACGTAAAGCCACACCGCACGATGGCCTGAAGGTGATACAATTTCCTGGCAGATACGTCGGAGGAAGGTCCAGTCATCCTCACCCAATTGATACCACGTCCCCCTTGTTGTAACATCGGTTTTGGTCTTTAATCCGTATTTATGCGCTATTTCCCCCAGGATCTCTGCCACATCAGCCCCTATAAAAGAACGCCACCGCGCCACTTCGCGCATCTCCGAAGCAAGTGTACTTCCCCAGACTTTTATGAGTGGCAGAGATCCGGTGTAAAATAAGGAAGATTTATTTATAGTGACCAATTTCCATCCCGTACTAATTTCTTTTTTATCCCGGGTAAAAGAAAATCTAAGTTCTCGGGTTCCCGTCTCAAACATAAAATCTTCTTCGTCGTTTAGCTTTTTAGCCTGTAATTCTAATTTCCAGTCCATAGTGCCGGTGAGGAGAGAATCTTTTATCGTCAAGGCGGTCACCTTCTCCGTCAGATCTAGCGTGGTGGCACCTTGCCTTATCTCAATTTTTGTTGTGGTAACCTTACCCATAATTTTCTACCTCAGAGGTGTCGGACAGTGCGGCTATGATGTTTTCCAGTTTTGGGATCGTGAGTTTTAAACCGGCAACTACTTCGTCCGGTGGATGCCTAATATTATTAACGGTAGCTATGGCCCAAAACAAACTTCTGTCATCATATTCCTCCGCAGCTAGGAGATCTAGTTGCCCAACTTGGTGCTCTGCAACCGTAATAATCTGTTCGTCACCATCCAATTTGATCTCGGGCCTGTTCCAGACACCAAAGAAAGTTTTACCCCCGTCAGTATACAGCGGGTTTTTCTTGAATCGACTAACAAAAGGTAAATAGACTTCGACTTTCATTTGAAAAAGCTCCCTATCCAACTGTTCCTCAGACGGTTACGAAAAGCCTTTACACCGTCAATTACCGGAGGGGTGCTACGACTTGCCGCTCCCACAATATCATGATAGTCCGGATAAAACTTTACTATTCTCCGTATAATCAAAGACACCTGGCATTTGTAGGGGCGTGCCGATTCCGGGTGAAACGGTGGGAGCCAACTAACCGTATAATTGTCGACGACCCCCTCAATGTGGAGGAAACGACCGATGGTAACCAATATCCTGGGAGGTTGTCCTTTTATAATTCCTGATTTCCTCTCGGCTTGGGTACGCGGTCTTTTAGGTTTTGGAAAACACAACGCCTGCAACCACCGTGCTTTTTTTTCTAGGGCTTGTAGTTCGGCATCTAAATTGACTGCGGTTTGCCCCGGATTATTATTTTTATTTTCCTCTACCGTCTCTAATTTAAAAAGGCCCGCAACGTAGGTTAACTGAAGGTTAAAGCTGTCAAAACTACCCTTTAGCCAGTAGGCGGTATTCACTGCGGTGGCCCGACCGCCTCTACTTCTCCATACGGGAGAGTAGCCCTCATCCAAAGAATCAGGAAAGGATTCAAAGAGTAGCCTTTCTTTAGGATTATCTTTTATGGCTATAGAACATTGTAGGGGTGGTCCCGGTCTTGACATTATATAAATCCTAATAAACCAAAGTCTAAAGCGTGTTGTTGGATGGGCTCTTCCTTCTTTTGCATTTCACCACTTATTTGCCCTAAAAAAGCATTTATGGTTTGAAGGGCTTGAACAATCTCCCCACCATGTTCCGTTTGTACGGCGGAGGGAAAACTAATTCCCTTAACAGCAGCAAGTATGGAGGCCCCATGCGACGTTTGTACTACAGAGGGGAGTGCGGTGGTTTCCGGACCTTGTACCTCAATCAGCGACGGGAGCAGTCTTTGTAGTATATCAGATTTAAGTGGGAGGATTGCTTCTGGTCCGGCTTCCCCAACAGTTGCAAGAGTCTCACCGGTCACAATTCCCCCCTTAGCAAAGCGTACATCTGGCACACTAACTCCCAGAATAGAACCAAGAGTTCCACCAGGTATTGCGGGCGGATCCCAGCCTAAAATGGCTTTTATCGGCAACAGCATAGCGTTTATCGCAGCTTCTAGGAGCTTTAAGGGTATAGATATGAGGGAGTAAATCCAATCCCAAGCACCTTTAAGTGCGTGTCCTATTTCCTTTAAACCCAAAAACGCTATAACCCGCATAAAAAAGCTGGAAATAGTGTCCCACAAACCCGCCAGGATGCCTTCTATTGTACTAATTATCCAGGAAAAGGCATTAAATACCAATTTCGGGAGGTCGGTTATAAAACTCCATAACCTCTTAAAGACGCTTTCTATAGTACTAATTACCCATGAGAATGCGTCAGCTATAAGTCGTGGGAATGCTGTTATAAAGTTAAAAGCTGTAGAAAATACCGTTACAACTAGAGCAACGGCGGCGGCCAAGACACTCAGATACCAACTGGCTATTTTTGCACCAAGAATCATAGACTTTATCATGATTGGGCCGAAAAGATATGTCAGGAAAAACCCCATCATTTGTACCATTAGTTTGATAATAGGCATAAGAGCCACCGCTAATTCACCTAAAGCTTTTACCATCTCTATAATTGCGGGCACCATCGGTGGCAATAATTGCTTAACCAAATCTATAAAAATGCCCACCATCAATCCCAGCACAATCATGTACACTGGAAGAAGCTCCTTTATTACTGTGAATATGGCCTCAATTAAGGGCTTCAAGGCGGTTACAAGAGTAATTACAACGGGTATAAGCATATCAAAAAGCTTTATGAGCGTAGGCAATAACAACTTTACGAAGTCCATAACCATGTCGACAAGTACTTGAAAGAGCTGCATTAGCGATGGGAGCAGTGCTGTTAGTGTTTTACCAATAACCTGACCTATTATTTTACCTACTTTGGCCAGGACGGTCACCAGAGAAGTAAGCATACCCTTAAAACCACTCCCTTCCGACATGAGCCCCTGAATTATCTTCAAGACATCTTTCAGGACAGAAGCAGACATATTTATAAGAGGCACAAGTACGGTTTGTATTATGGGTACGAGTTCTATAATAATTTCATTTAAAACATTGGAAATTGGGGTCATGACAGCTATCAGGCTATCTTGAAGAATTTCCCAGAAATCCCAGAAGTCGCCTAATACATTACTAACTATGGAAACAAGTGCCATAGCCCCGGTAATTTTAAAGGTAAATGAAGTCATCCTTTTTAGGGCCCGCAGAGCTGTGGAAACGCCGGTTATCTTTCCGAGGAATTTGCCCGCGTTGGTTATATTTGTTTTGAGTTGGGCACCAAAGTTTTTTAAAGCTTTCCAACCACCTTCTATTTTTAACTGGACGTCCTTTATGGTTTTTACAATCTTGGTGCCGTAGTCACTCACCTTATCATATGTATCTTTAATGGTCTGCGGGAGTCCCAGGGCTAAACTGGTGACCTTCATAACACCCGCTTCCGCTGCAAGCCAGGGGCCTTGAAGGGCTTTTGTAAGGGGAGATTGATTTTTAAAGAACTCTGATCGGATCTGGGCGTAACTATCTCGCAAAATCTTTGGAATCTCCGTTGCCAGTCCCAAAAATCCCTTTTGCTTTACCTCCTCGCCAAAACCCTTGAACGTGTCCATGAGTCCTTGCACTTGCGTAGTCGCCCAACCCATAACACTTTCAGTATGTTTTTTTAGGAATTCTGACGAGGAGGTTGCTATACGCTCCACCACTTCCGTTACTTTTGGATAGGTTCTTTTTATGTCATCTACCAGCTCATTGGTCTTTATCTTGACGGAGTCAAACGCGGGCACAACCGCGTCGTAAAATGTGGTACCTAGCTGAGTAATCTCTTCCTTACTATCTGTAATAAACCCAGCCGTGACTTTAGATATATCAGAATAGGCACCCCCGAGTGCTTGACCCATCCCCTCAAATTGATTTTTAACGGGGTCAAGTACATTTTCAGATAATTTACCAACCACCAAGTCCTTCTGTTTTGTCAGAAAGTCACCGGCGGTATTAGTCCATGATTTTAAACTAAGGGTAGTATCAGCCAAACCGGCGTCTACAGTCGCTTTGTACGACTGCATTGTGGTGTTAAAGCCTTCGAGTGTATTATTTATACTGGTTTTTAAACCATCCAGAGACTTTTGTACACTTTCTGTTATGGCTTTCGCGGCCTGTTCAACACCACCGACTTCTTTTTCAAAGTCTTTTACACCGGCAGTCTTAAACTGCATTTGTAGTGTATCTACTGTCGACGTGCCAGCCAATTCACTACCCTCATTTCTTTGATCTTAGAGCACCAAGTTTGGACTGCATTTCCTGCTCTAGCCGCTCATGCTCTTTACGTAAGTTGTCCTGGTGTTTTCTAAACCTCTCGCAGAAATCATGTCTCTGCCAGTGAACCATTTGTCCCCATTCTTGGAACGTACGTTTTGCGTACACCATCATATTAAAACGTTGTTCTCTTAGATCATCAAGTTTGGGAACTAAATGAACGAAAGAAGTCGAGTGGAACCTGGGCTCTAAACATGTTTCCGCAGGAGGGACATGAGAACTCAGGTCGTAGATTGAAACCAGTTTCCTTCGCATCTATGTGGTGGCGCATTACATGTAAATCCCGGGCAATGCATTTTCTAACCCAGCGCATTCTGTCCAAATCAGACATATTAGAATTGCCGTCTATGCTGTGGATATGTGAAGCCAATGTGAATGTGTAAGTGGGATCGCCCATTTTCATCTGTGCCTGCTTACGTTTGGCCTGCGCGGAGTACTCCTCAATCCTTTGGAGATCCCTAAGGCGTAGCAGTCTAAACTCCACACGCTGTTTACAAAGAGGCAGTTCTTCGATCACAAAAGGCTCTTTATACCCCTCCTCCCCTTCCTCAAAACTGTCTGCGGTGACGCATTCCAATTGGGATAAGTTCTTTGTTTCTTGAAGTACAAAGGAACACGCCGGGCATGGTGGAGTTAAAGTGAGGTCTGGAGAATATGAGGCGGCCATAATATTAAAAGTTATCGCCACCCAATCCGATACCAATAGTTCGGGGAAGGGAAACCCCTCGGGCAGTACTGAGAGCTGTTTGGTTACTTCCCGGAGCATGATGGCGGCATTTACCCCCTGTCCTGCTCCGGCAAGAAGCTCTTCTTGCTCCCCCCGGATAGGGGTTATTTGAATATCCCCATTGGGAATAGGGACTTTGTACAGTCTACCTAAAGACGGTAAACGACAAGGAATTGTAATCTCTGGCATAGTTTAACACCTTCCATATTTACACCTGTTTATAAAATAAGCCGTGCGGCCGACAAAGACCCTAGGGATTCGTCTTCAATAGTGTCACAAGAAAAGCCTATCGACATGTCAATAAAACCGCCACTACCGAAATCTATCGGTGGAATAGATGGATCTTCGGTTGGCCATAGCCCCGTCAAAAAGTACGTGGCGCGGGTTACCCCGTCCTGACCAAAAAGCACCATATGTGCATCAGCCTTTATTTGACTTGCTAGATGACTTAAACCGGTTCTTTCGTCAAAGACCAGATCAAACCATTGGTGCAGTATTTCACGCTGCCGCCCGTTGATGTAGTCCTGAAAGACACACGTAAGATCGTCGGTGGGGGATACCTGCGTTGGGTGGTTGATTGCACCATTTAGATATCTAATTGTGTCTTTCCCCATTGTCCGGCCTTTCGGCATTGTAAAGCTTTTTAAACCTAGCATTAAAATGTCACGACCACCAGGAACTAACTCCTCTATATGGAATTCAATCATTCCGCAGTGTGATAACTGCGGATCCAGATTTGCCCTGGAAAGCCTTGAGGCTGTGAAATCGTAAGGAAGTACCATTTTAAACTCCTGTGTTTTAACCTAAGGGCGCGACTTCGTCAAACGACGCTGTCGTCGGAGTGAAGATCATTTGGAATTCAATCTCCTCTGCAACTTCCACAAATTTGATAAACAATTTGGCGACAACCTTCTTACTGGAAATCACCGCCGGGGTGTTGGTTGTGGCATCGCAGACGATTCTGTAGTCTGTGATGCCTCTTTTAGCTTTAATGGGGTTGAGGGTGGAGTTGAGCATAGCCCGAATTTCACGCCACAGAATTTCGTCATTTTGTTCGTGGGGATAAGTTCTACCTCGAAGCAGAATCGTATTGGCTATAAGATTCGCTGTCCACCGCACATGCAGTCTATCGGTTGCCTTGGGATCTCTAGCCATAGTTCTTTGACCGTAAAGGAATATCCCCTGTCCTACAAAGTCCACAAAGGGGTTTAAAACCTCTATTCGAGTCCCAGACCTGCCGTACGTTGCAGCTCTTTCTCCTACATCGGGGGAATGGCGGACACTACTAAGATTACTGAGTTGCCCTCTTCGGATGCCGGCGATGGGGAACCACGGCTCGTACTCGTTGTCAATCTTCCCTATAAGTCCTAAAATGTCCCCTTCTCCTGGTTCCCACACCTCTTCTCCGGAGTATGCATCTTCATATAAAAGCCAGGAGAAGCTACAAAACGCCGAGGAAGAATCCACGGCAGACAAGAATGGGTAGGGGATATGGGGTTTTGGACGGGGTAGTGCTCCCGGACTTGGCGCGTTATACTCACCATTGACGAAGTCGCGGGCATCATATGTACTTTCAAAATCGGGGACCGACAGAATCCACACACACCGGCGCCCCTCACAAAGGGATATCCCGGCGTTTTGTACCTGTCGGTGGTACATTCCGGGGGCACTAAGAAAGTGCAAAGGGATAAGTTCCGAATTGGAAAACAGTTGCATCCCGGAGTAGGTTGGTCCCACATGAGCACCAATGACATCTGCCGTAGTGAAAGCCCCAGCCATACCAATCTTTTGTCCATTGCCGGTGTCATAGGCTGTGTTTATCTCACCGTGGTACCCGGTTTCCTCCACGTGAACATATTCTGAACCATTATCCGTATCATTTACAGTGGATAACAATTCGGCTACAGTACGGAGATTGTCAAAAGTCTCCACTGCCAACGATCCGACGCCACTGCCATCATTAAACATAACCCTTACTCGGTACCATTGATCCCCAAGGTTTACAACGGGGGTATTTGGGCTTTTGTCCACCCACACGAAAATACCATCCGCGATGGGGTCTGATTCGTTACCGGTCGGCCCAGCGTAGATCGACGCAAAATGTAAAAGTATACTGTGGTACTCCGCTCTTACAGGAAAACCCATCGCCGGGGCCCCGATAAAAGTTACAGAGTATTCCCCCGTCACATAATCTATAGTGCCAGAGCCTCCCGCACCAGAGATGCCGCCAATCCCATCGTCAACAAGGGGGGCGGTTGGGGATGTGGCATAGTAAATCTCAACCGACCCGGGCTTGATCGGGTATTCCTGGAGAGTTCCCTCGAAGGTCACCTCTATAGCGTCACCATAATCTAAAACCGTAGCATGTTTAAAGAAGGCGTCAAAAGCACCACCATCTTCATTTTTCGGGATGTAATTTCCGGCTGGGATAAAAGTATGGATGAGGGTCCAAGCGCCGGTCTTATACTGGATAGTTCCTGCCACATTTGCTCCCGCTAGAATACCAGCCCCATTATCCACAACGTAAACCCGATATTTTATCATTATCGGTTCGCCGTTCTTGACGTCGGATGAAAATTGAAAATTCAGCACGCCGGTGGCATAGGTGATCGTTCCGGGAACAACAAGATTCCCGGTGAGTGCCCCCGACCCGTCATCAACGGCGGACATCTCATTGCCCAAGATATCCTTTGTGGTGATCTCTACGGAACCCTGAACCACGTCCGCTCCTATAGTGGGATTATAGGTATCGGTGGCACCATCCCCTAAATCTACCTGATCGTCTCTAGGATCAAATATCATAAGACTGCCGGGGGCTACGCCGTTTCTTGATACATTACCGCTATAGTTAGTCTCGTACTGTGAGGCAGTTTTAAGTACTTCGTAGGTGGCCCTTTGATAATTCACAGTTACTGCCGCAATGGGAACCACATTGAAGGCTACCGACCAGGCCCCAGTTTGGTAATTTATAACACCAGAACCCCCACCGCCTCCGGTGAGTGTCCCGTCCTTATTGTCCGTAAAGGTTTCAACGCCGTCGGTTATTGAAATGGAGCCCGGTACTATGGGTCTATCCTCATTTCCACTGTAATTTGCGGTGGTGTTAACCGCCATCATGTAATTCCAGACACTCGCGGCCGACACTCCGCCGGTGGTCGACTCTGGGGACTTAGATGATGCAAAAGAGCCATCATCACCAGAAGCCAAAGACATGGGCACTAAAACTTCCGTCTCAGAATCTAATGTCTCATTTGGAAAAACTAATCCGGCGTCCCGGTGAAGGGCTACCTGTATGTAAGTTGATTCCCTATTTACCTCTGTTTCCACTGTTCCGTTGGTAAGGTTATCAAACCTTTCCACAATTTGGTCCATAAAATAGACCATAATGTTGTATGAGCTGGCGGGATCGCCGTTATGTGTTATGTTAATTTTTACCGTACCGTTTGCCCACGTACCGGCCGATATGCCTTCGATACGAATGATGGGTATGTCGATGCCGCCAACACTCTTCCACTGCTCAACAAACGCTGTCTTTAGTAGGGTTCCCGCTACCCTTACAAATTTCAACTGGTTGCCAAACCGCAGATAGCGGATAGCGCCCCTTACCGCATATTGGTAGTTTACAGGGCGACCGTGTGCGGAGACAAAATTACCTTCGTCTGTAAACTCCCCCAATGCGTTAATCGGACCTTTCGTTGCAGGGCCTATAACCCCTACGATTGCCCGGCTTCCTGCCGGTGTATACGCTGCAAGATCAAATTCTTTAATACTGATTCCTGGAGGCATTATACTTGCTCCTCATCATAAACTACTTCTTGAATTGGTTGTCCATTTTCGTCGCACACAAGATATTCCAATGTGTAAACTAGAGGTACGGCGTAAGGTTGGAATGGGATCCAACCAAATAAGTCCCCTGTGGCCGTCAAACGAATTGTTCGTCCCGCAAGGCCCCCGTCTTCTAGGGTGGAATTGTCTGTTAGACTATCGAGTGTAATACGGAGGTACTGCTTACCTAAAACTTTTGCAAAGGCAAAAGGCTCATTCGGCGACTTATACCACTTTGTATCGCCGTAGTCTATTGGGATTACCCCATGCCCCTGCGGGAAAAGTGTATGAAACTGATATTCTATAAAGTCCCGTTGGGTTACATTCTTCACGTAAATATTTACATCTATCCCGGCCTTTACCGCTTTAGGTTTACGCATGGAAAACCCATAGCCGTGCTCAATGTCTTTAGCAAACCGATACGTCGCCGGGCTTTGCAGCTCTGCTACCGGTGCAAACGGATCACGCCACACGGCTATATACGGGTACGGGGTGGTTTGCTCACCAGAAGCTTTACTGACTTTAATTCCGCGTTGCTTTTCCAACCATTCTTTTATATGTGCATGAGCACGACTGGGCCCGGAATTGACGACTGGAACTGGTCTGCCACCCCATCTGATCTGGGAGAAAAAACGTAGTAAAGCTTCTGTATATATTGTGAGCATAGCTTCCTCAAATCTTAGTCGAACACTACCAGTAGATCGACGGCAATGTTTTCTTCGTTACTGGCGTGGTCCGTAGCCCATGAGGCATCTGAGATACCTTGACAACCGAGTTTCTTGCCTGCAACAAAAGTGGCATTTGCCGTTCCCGGGGCCACGGTGGAATATTCATCGTTGACATCCCCCGCGTCCAACTTTTCCAGGAGTCCGGCTGCGGTAATGGCCACACCGTCTATCGTAGGCTTGAAATCAGCCTCCCCGCCACTACGGTCGTCCGAACTTACAACTGATATTCCTACTATGGATCCGGCCTTCGGCATTAAGTTGTATAGGGCAACATCGCCCTCAGCAAACATGTTTCTGGTTTGCGATTGACCCAAACCATTACGGTATGTGAAAGAGTACTTGACCGGAACTTTCTGACGGTCGGTTTCCGTAATGACCTTGTTGGACGCAGAGATGGCGGTGGCGCCGTTGATCCCGGCATACTGATCCGAGGAAATGTGATACCCGGCGGCACTTCCCAGAACCCCAGAAAGGGAGTTGTGGTCTGACAAGGAGTCAAATTTAACCCAGGTGGTGGTGGTGGCGTTGTAGGTTCTCCGGATTCCGGCCGAGCCTTCATCCTCAAAAAGAGCTGCGTACCCGGCGTTGGGTGTTGTGGATGCGAAGGCCGCTCCATCATACTCATAAATTTTATTGTCTTTTGTGTGATTTCCGCTATCACCTGAGTCGTCATCCCCTGTCGTGAAATGGCAAAAGCGGTCCCCACTTGAAACGGCGGCCCCGGCGTCCCAAGAAAGGGCCGACTCTTCGTAGAGTTTTGCCTCATTTGTGTTAAGGCATTTCTCTCCAGCGATGGGGGTACCAGAAGGGGCCCCGGCGTCGGTTTTGACATAGTCAATCCCGTGGTCAATACTGTCCTGCCAGTCCAGGGCATCCTTTTTATCTTGATAGTAGCTTTCGGTGATGTAAGTATCGGAAGCCGAGGGGGTATACCCTCCAGGACCGGCAAGTGCTGCATTTTCATCTGTTGTAGGAACTCGGGCATCCTGGTCGGTGACGAATTTGTTACCGGATCCGGGGGTGCCTGAGGAACCTACAAGAGCATCTTTTTCTGTGGTGGAGGGGAGGAACGCCTCATCAAACTTTATTGAACTTCCGAATCCACCGCTTTGGACGGTTACGAATGTTTTATCTGCCATAGAGAAATCTCCTATGCTGTATACATTATATTAAGATGGTGCATGACATTTATACCTGTTGCCGGTAGTAACGGCGCATCGGATACAAGCTGCACACCAACAAGGTCGCCTGCATTAACAAGAAAGGCAGGATCTTTATTTACATTTTTGTAGTGGTTCGTTGGGTTTGACGCATCAATAGTTAAAGTAAGACGGGGATCTGCTATAGGTACACTATTTATTGTTGGCGTTAAAATGATAGATCCCGCTGCGCGTGTTGGGGCTACTGCCGCCGAGTGTAGTCTCAAATACCCGGCTTTCGCTGCGTAATATCCTGGTATCGTGGTAAACACCGCATTAGACGCGGCCACAGTACTGGGTGACAATAACATGTAGAAAAACTCTAAGGTGTCGTAAGACTCCAGGGCTTCCAACGCTATCGGGTGCATTACATGAACCGTAGCTTTTAATGTTACTTCCGTAGGAGCCGAAGCTACCTGCCCCACAACCTGCAACCCTACAAAGTCTCCAGTACTCAAAGCAAACGACGGATGTTCTGGTACCACAATACGCTTGTTAAAAACTGGGTGACTGGGATCGACAAGTACATCCAAATCGCCCGCCGGGGAGGGGGTTCCATTTATAACCGGTTTTACAGTTACCCCACCGCTGGCCAGGGGGAGTGAAGCCGTCACCTCCACCATTATAATTTGACCAGATATAGGAGAGACAATTTTGTCCGATATCCCCGTTCGTTCCCGAATAGTTTGTGGGGCTATACTTGTTGTCTGAAGGTTGTAATATGTGTAGTCGTACGTGGATACTAAGTAAGCGAGGGTGCCCCCAAATTTTTGCCACCCGGAGTCTGCGCCGTAGTATAAGCCAAAATCTGGTCCTATCGTGGTCACATAAATTAAACGCCCGTTATCCTCTGGGAGAAACGACGGCAGCGCCGTCAAGTGTTCAACCACAAAGTTACGAGCCTGATTTAACTGAAAATCTGCATGACCAGTAAGTTTCATAAAGAATTCCTATGGAGGAGTCTGTTGAAACTCTTCCGTCGAAGAATTCCAATAGTACTCAGTCTCTGTAAACTTCGGATTAAACATATATCTGTGGTCCAGGGTGAGTAACTCTTCGTCCGCCGTCACTTCCATAATGTGAACCGCTGCTCGTAATAGTAAATTAACTGGTAACGATGCCTCCACCTTGGTTGCCGGGTGGAAGGCCGTATGGACATTTTTGACAATTACATAATAATAATAATAATTCATGCTACAATTCCATCTTAAATCCGGCTACACAAATTCCTATCTTCCCGTCGCTCCCATCGTCCATATACTCAAATTCCCTGTCGCCGTCCAGTACCATCTGAATCTGCCCCGAAGCAACATGTCCGCTATGGCGAACATGGTAGGTCGCAGAACTACCATTCCGTCTGAAGATGAAATCGGGACTCTTATCGTTTGTCTCATGTATCTGGAATAACACGTAAGTAACACCTACTGGAATAAATGGGGAAGCGTCTACCAGTGTCCACGATCCCGGATCAGTATTCCACACCAAGTCATTGTTGATGACATCATCGTAGAAATATTCTTTATCCGGTCCTTTCCCGTTGACGTAGAACGGTTGAAAGTCTCCAGTGGGGCCATTGAGTACATACCCAATCAATTTCTTTGCCGTGAATCCCAAAGGGAGTGTCGGCGCTGTCGGTGAGGCGGAGAGAAGACCTTTGACAATTCCCGACAATGGGTTGTAAATGACAAAGATGTAGTAGATCGTGTCATTTGCTTCCCCCGCCACATCCAGGCCATTTTCCCCAATAGTGGTTATGGCGACGAGGATGTTAGAAGTATTCTTGATATTATAAGTATCGGTATCGTTTCGCGCCTCCCCCGGTTTTATTGTAATCTGTGTTACGCTTGTATACTCCGTTAGGTACCCATACATATGGGATACTGGATGTGCCGCAGATATAGCCTCATTGATCCCGTGGAGATGGGAAGTCAGTTGGTCGATCTGGCCAACTTCCGGTGTCCCGAAATTCCTGGTGTAGTTCGTGGGAACATACGTGATATTCAACTTGTCCCCATCCATTTCGTCGGCACCACCGTCTATGTGACGGGAGGCATGGTCAGCACTCGGGAGCAGTCGCGGGTCGCTGTCGGTGACATATGTATTACTGGCACTTGGGGCACCGTCTGACCCGACGAGGGCATCATTCTCATTCTGTGTCGGGAGGCGGGTGTCCTGTGTGGTGACATAGGGGTTCCCCGCTGTTGGCGTTCCATAGGAGCCCTGTAGGGCATCGTTCTCCGCCTGTAGTGGAACTCGAGGATCATTATCAGTGACGTAGGGGTTTGCCGCACCCGGTGTACCACTGGTCCCCTGTAGGGCGTCGTTCTCGTCTAAAGCGGGGAGTCGGGGATCAGAATTGGTAACGAACCGATTGGTCCCGGAAGATGTCCCATTTGTCCCCAACAGGGCATTGTTCTCGTCTGGTGTAGGGAGACGGGGATCAGAGTCGGTAACGAAGCGGTTAGAACCTGACGGAGTTCCATTCGTCCCCTGAAGGGCATCATTCTCTCCTGTGGTGGGGAGTCGGGGATCGGAGTCGGTAACAAACCGGTTGGCGTTACTCGGGGCTCCGCTCGCCCCTTGTGCCGCATCATTCTCATCCTGAGTGAGAAGACGAGTGTCCGCCGCCGTGACAAACCGGTTAGAACCGGAGGGTGCCCCAGAGGTTCCCTGGAGGGCATCATTCTCTGCCTGTGTTGGAACTCTTGGGTCCGAATTGGTCACAAACCGATTTGTATTCGAGGGTACGCCATCGGTGCCCTGTAAGGCATCATTCTCCGCCTGAATCGGGATGCGGGGATCTGAGTCTGTTACAAATCTATTGGTACCTGACGGGGCTCCGTCAGTCCCTTGAAGGGCATCGTTTTCGGTTTGCAGCGGAATACGCGGGTCTGAGTCTGTTACGAATCTATTAGTGCCTGACGGTACTCCGTCAGTTCCTTGAAGAGCATCATTCTCGGTTTGCAGTGGGATACGCGGATCCTGGTCGGTTACAAACCGATTAGTGTCCGATGGGGTTCCATACGTTCCCTGAAGCGCATCTGCGATACTACTAGAAGGAAGTAGTGGGTCGCTTTGTGTTATAAATAGATTAGTACCGCTCGGAGTTCCGTCTGAACCGGCGAGGGCATCATTCTCGTCAGAGGATGGTAGTACAGGGTCAGAACTCGTTACGAACCTATTTGTTCCGGAGGGGGTGCCGTCGGTTCCGGCGGCCGCATCATATTTATCTTCACTAAGATGGAAAGGCGGTATGTCTCCGGCTATAGCACCTAGGGCATCATGTTTGGATACCCCCTTTGTCATTTGTATCCATCGACCAGATCCGGCATCCGGGGTAACTACATGTGGAACACTTTCTGCCTGTACCGACTGAAGATCAAAGCGGAAAAGGCCATTGTTGGCGGCCACATCAGACTCTACATAACACAGCATCCTGTCTTCACGCGTGGTATCCGGTATTGCCTTTAACTCCACAATAGTGCCAACGGCCGGATGGTATGAACCGAAAGTCGTGGAAAAGAGCGTAATAGCGGCCGACTTTGTCAAAACCGGATTGAAACGACTAGGATCTTCTGCGTAGTCTATACCATCTTTTTGCCGTGCATTGAGAATTATATCTTGAAGATTTGTTGTGACGGTCATTGTATTTCCTTCAACTTTTCCTCTAGGGCTGCGGCCCGCGCCTCATGTCCTATTTCTGCCCGCGCTTTCAAGATTTCCTTGAAAGCCGGTTTCCAATGTTTCCTGGGCGGAAGTTTTATTGTAACCACGCGCTCTGGATCCCCAAACAGTGGGATGGTAAAGGCACTTGTTCCAAATTCCAGCATCTTTGCTAATTTCCCAAGCATTATTCCGGATGAATGTTCTCGGTTGGCCAGAGTCACCACATAATAAACCCCAACCTCTGCCATCTTGACTTTTCTTATCACTATACCACGGAGATATTCCCCAGAAGACATAAGTTCTCTAGGGTCTAAACCCGTCTCAATTTTTTTATCAACCCACATTTCGGACAGTCTTGGTATCCGTTTAAAAGGAACTCTTCTAACCTTTGGTTTACCCAGTGACCTGGGCGGAAGAAGTTTCTTCGTATTCATTATTTTTTCAATTTTTGGTACAATGTCCCGCTTTTTCCATTCTGGTGGTTCGTCCGGAACTTTACTTCCCCTCTTATCCGGCTGACGTTTTAATACCGGTCTTCCTTTTAGGGGCTTTTTGACCAATAGTTTGTCAATTAGAAGATCCCGTGCGCCGAAGGCCAAAAGCTTTAAATGAACTGCGGTTCCCTCTACCATAGCTTTTGACAGTACAGTTATCATCGGATCTACCGATTTTATAATGATAGTTTTTTTACCTATCTGAATTTTGGTCGACAAAGTTACCGTAACCATAACGGGTGGTCAATCTCCTTTTCGGGATCTCGGGCCAGTGCCTGAATTGGATTTGTACTGTCACTACGATAAAGATCCGCTTTGCCAGCCCAAGTGACAAACCGATCGACGAGCTTGTAATGGTCCGCTGCGGCAGCATCTGCTATCTCGTAGATGCTGTCATTCCATTGATAAAGATCATTTGGAGCCGGAAGATAAAAATGGTACCCCAATTCCGCATCTTCTGTTTCAAAAATCTCACCCAGTCTTATAGTCTCAGCCAGATCCACACGAAAGTTATGAACTACCTCGTCCTCAGTGCCCGTCGTCTCCAGCTTTTTTACGGCGGCGCCGTGCCCCAAATGAAAGAGAGCTACTATAGGGTCCGCGTACTTGCGTTTTGTGGGCTCTCGGTATACCGGGTCCACGGCTGCTTCCCCAGCTAAATACCGCCAAAAGAAAACAGGAGTTAACCTCAGAGCCGCCGAACTTTGTAGTCTAATCACGTGCGTTAACATATGGTCGGCCCGTGGTTGCCACCTACCTTTCAGTGTGTGCGGGAATATGTCCTTAAGTGTTTTTGTCGGATTGGAAGATATCATCAACAACCTTCTTCGTTACAACAGGACCAAAAGCTTTACGCATTAAATAGACTAACATAGCTATCGTATACTCTATAGGGGTTACAACACCGTACTGTGCAAAGGCGCGTATCCAACGTGGGCCACTAAAAGGGTTTATAGAATAAACAAAAAGTCTCCATCTAAAAGCCCAGTTCCGTTTACTAGCATCTTTTAGATCTGCTTCACTGGCCGTGTAACCCAGAGCATTGGCCATCATATCCAACTCATCTTCTGTACGAAGTTTCTCAAAGTATTTGTATGTCCATAGACCCTTTCGCCCCACTTGGAGTTCTTCACCGGCTTTATATAATTTCCGCAGTGCCGTTCGGGACAAGTTTACTAAATAGGAGTCAGAGGGCAATTTGGCTTTTGGCGGAGGAGGTAAAAACAGCTTCCGCATAAAATTGAAAATAGCCCTTCGTTCCTCAAGTGGCAATACTGAACTACTTGAAAAATCTTCAAATATGGCTTGCCAGTAGATGGCCCGGTCCTCATATTTAGTACCCCGAACAACCTCTACCAACCGCTGTGTGATTGGCCGAAGAGCCGCTGGGTCAGTACTACAACATTTTGGGACAACATCCCGCACATGGCCATTTACCTCAGTTATATGAACCTTCGCCAACCAGGCATAAAAAGAACGTGCTAGAGCTAAACTATCTACCATTTTTTCTATCCAAATATGGGTCGTGGTGGCAAGTGTCGGAGATTCCGATCTAACTTTTCTTCCAGTTCTTTAACAGCAGCATTTCCCTCAGAGCGAAGCTCGCCGGCATCGGTAGAAATATTTCCCTGGGCCGCCGGGATAGCGCCAAATTTACCCAGGATGCGTGCCAGAACTTTTTTTGTGTAACCTACCGCGCCGTCTAAGAAATCCACTTCTAGGTGAAATGGTATTTCCTCAACCTTTAAAGGAACTAGAAGCAAGGCCGTGGCTCGAACGCCGTCGTAAGACTTTGTATTTATAAAAAGCGTGCGAGACGGGCTGTCCCATTTCCACATAGGGCCAGACCCTAAAAAGTGGTCATACCTATCGGCAGCAACCAGTTGACTATAAATTCTACGTGGGGAACGCACGCCATAAATGCCGTGGAACGGGAAGAAATGTCGATGACCGGGGCTAAAAGTAGACTCACTGTCTTTCATAAACTTAACGTCTTTGACATTTACGCCCAACTCCACCTCTTCCGACAGGTCAAAATTCTGTTCCCCGACCAAAAGTCCTAAAGGACGCCACCGCCAAACAGGACGATATTTGTTAAAAAGAGTAAGCGTTCTCCAAATAGCGTGATCTATGGAGGGTTCGTCCAGTTCGACGTTCCACTGTGCTCCACCTAAACTTAAATAGATCCTGTCACGCCATTCAGCCAGGGTCTTCGGCTGTGCCCACGTAAGGTAGTCCATTACCGGTTCTCTTCCTCTCGTTTAAGGCGGTGAGCCTCTTGTACCCATTCGGGGACAATTTCCCCAATTCGTTCGCGCCGAGTTCCCTCCAGTGCCTGAAGGTGGACTTTTGTCAATTTATAACACAGTTGAAGTCCTTCCAGCCGCTCTTTGGACACAAGCCTCCTAAAATATTCCCCTTTAGCCCGGTCGCCCATAAGAAGTCGAACTGAAGGCTTTGCGGGCCGACAGATCAATTTTGGGTTTTCTTCCACATTGATAATAATATCTTCTGCGCACCGTTTGGGTTCCAGTTCGTAGAGAACTTGATCTGCTATCTCACCTTGGACCCCTTCCAGTACTGCTGTTGCTTGATCCAAAATACTATCTTCCTTTTTCTTACTCTTAGAATCACCCATTCTCAACACCTTTCTTAATTGAGGATGGGCGCGTTGGCCCATCCCCCTGTTTAATGTGACGATTTGTCTTACAGGTTGATGACTTCAATTCGTCCCAGCATCTCGGGGTTTATCACATGGATAACGTACTCAGTGAGGAGTGCGGTATCTTTGTGGAATGCCTTCACATGGACTGGGGCTTTATACAGCGGTATGTACATACCTATGATTGCCGCCGTGTTGATTATCTCGTTGCCCCGGTAAGACAAAACAGCGGAACCAGGCTTGAAAGTCGGATCACAAATACAGGTCAAACCGTGGTTGGTAAGGGTTCCCGCCATTTTCGGACCGGCAAGCGCATCGGTACCACCGGGAGCCCCTTCGCCCTGGAAGCCCTTGGTATACTGAAACAGAAACCAAATGTCTGGCGCAAAGATACACACATTGGGGCGTACTCTTTGCGTGTTTTGCCAAATTTCATTTTGGAGTCTGGTTATAAGGATACCAAAGGAATCAATGTGCTCCTGGTAGGAAATGCCTGCGGGGTTGGTGTTGTCGAATATAATCGACCCACCCCGTGCCACCCGGTACAGATGTCGTACAACATGTTTGAACTTCTCTGCCATGATGATTTTGGCACCAGCATCCATGATGGTTGGTTCTGCGTCGACACCCCAATCGTTGAGCAGGTCAAATACCGATTGCTGACTCCATTGCGTCGCGATAGCTCTCGGGCGTGCCTCGACGGTGACGCTCCGTAAGGAGATACCATACTTCGGTAGTTCGGTGGCTGCTTCAATATTATAGGTATATGTGGTGGTTACCGGTCCGGACGTGGCGCCGGAGAAGACGCAGGAAAATTCCCCCGTCAGGTAGTTCACTGTGTTACTGAAACCGGGAGCCGGGGCGCCTACATCACCGACCAGATTGCCGTTACGATCATCACGGATCACCAAGGTTCCGTCGGTTATCAGAACGGAATCTGGCACCGCTGGAAGGTACTCAAGTGTACTGGTGTACTGCGTGGATCCCGCCGCTCCGATGGGCTCCTCCTTAACTTCTTCTGAGGAAAAGTCGTCGGAACCATAAAAACCCCTAAGGGCGTCGAACATTCGTTGGCCAGAGGGAAGCTTCCCTTTACTCCTTTCTGTCTGTATATCCAGATAGTGGATACGTCCAGATCTGTTTTGGAGCGGTTGCTCGGAGATAACCTTGTCGGTCAAATCATCTGCGTTGGACGCCGATATTAAAGCCAGACCCGTCTTAATCCACTTGGGCAGATCAGCACGGGAAGTTTCTTGCAGATTCATGGTTTTACGAACAAAGTTTTCACAGAGAATGGCAGTCTTAGTCTTTACGAACTCATCGGGATCTTCCCCCAAGGGCTCCAGCACATTTATAGGCTTGTCTATGCCTAAATCAGTCAACGTGAACCTCTCGTAGCTTTCTACAAGTTTTCTGTTGGCCGATACAAATTGATCGACGGTAAAGGGGGAATCCGCATTCCGTCTATTGGTTGATTTTAACATATCTACTCCTCGTTTTTTCCAACGGACTTCACTTTTTGCGCTTACGATGCTTCGCAAGCCTACCAAATATATTGTCAGAGGGCGCGGGGCCGTCGGAGACGGTAACCGCTTGGGGTTGTGGTGGCAATTCCGGGGGCATGAAGGCTTCATTTAAATCCAAAGGAACTTGCAGTCCCACTTCATCGAAACTAGAAATAGCACCACTGGAGATGGGTTCGTGAACTTTTCCCTTGTTACCCTTTCGGTTACTAGGAGAAGATTCGTTTAAAGCTTTTAAAAAAGCTCCTGCGGTTTCTTGTAGACTCGGAAGAGTCTTACATTTACTAAGAAATCCCTTGAACTTAACCAATTCCTTGCACTCTTTTAGAAGCCTTCCAAGTTCCACCTTGGTAAGTTCCTCTTCAAACATGCCGACCATTTCCTGGTTAATCATACGGAGATTTCCATTATCTGTGATTAGACTGTGAGCAGTCTTTTTGAGTGTCTGGATCTCCTCATTCAAATCATGAATAACTTGATCCCTGGCCCGTATACTCCCACTGTACCCTTCCGGCACAGAAATATCAGGCTCTACTTCTTCTGCTTCTTCGGGGAAGTCTTCTGGTTCTTCGGGGATATCCCCCATTTCAACAGGCATTCCCTGGCCGCTTAACATCAATGAGTTTATCTGCGCCTTGGCCCCTTCCGGGTCATTGGCGACGGCCACCTTAATGCACAACTTGTCACCCACCCAGAAGGTGTCTATAGACTTGACATTATCCTCCAGGGCACTCTGGATAAGATTTAAAAGGTTTTCTGATTCCTCACCCACACGGAAAATATTTATTTTCTTACGGGTCGCGTCCGATAGACTTGTCAAAGGAAAGGAACACTCTACCGTATGGCTTATATCACCATCATTATCTGAAACAGTCTCCGGCGGGGCTTCTGGTAATACTTCTGGAGCGGGCACCGAGTCTTCGGGGGCCGGTACTGTTTCCGCACGCTCTGCGGCATCTTTTGCTTTCTCTGCGGCGGCCTGCGCAATATTTGCTGCTGCTGCCGCCCCCTCTGGGGTACTAGCCTGCTTTGCCACCTTTAAGGCGGCTTCGGCCTCTCCGGCGGCTATAGTGGCTTGTGCTGCGGCGGCCTCAGTCTCGGCGGTATTGCCGTCAGTGCCAACTACGGCCGCAGCTTTTACGGCGGCTCCTTGCGCCTTCTCAGCCGCTGCCCGCGCAGCGTTAGCGGCGGCTTCAGCAGTTTCTACAAGATTCACCTTCCAATTTTTATAGATTTTACGTTTCATTTTGATTGCCTCATCAAGTAATCGTAGCCCCATTTTGATACTGTCTTGGGGGGTCAGGAGGTGGTTTCCCATGAAGACTAAATCATTATACCGACCCTCCCAAGTATCGTTCCACCCCTCGACGGTGCATTCTTCTTGTAGACCCCGTATCTGCACTTGCAGTTTTGCCGCTTGCTCTTGTTCTTTTAAGTCTTCCGGAGATTTTGCCCGGAGTTTTTCTTGGAGACTTTCGTGTAGAAACGCTCCTGGCGTTGAGGGTTCAGCCACCAGGTCAAATGTTTCTGGCACGAAATCCTCTTGGACTTCATCTATTCCCTCAGCATTGCGGCGAACACTACCACGGGCGCGGGAGGAGATCCCTACGGATAAGCCATCCCGTAAAAGCGCTTTTGCCGTTTGTCCGGTGAGTGTACTGAGTGTTTCTATTGAGCCATGAACTTCTCCGTTCTCCCGTAGAGAAATATTGGTTATGACAATAGCCGCTTCTTTTAAATGACTTTTTCCGTCTGCCGGGTGCTCCAGGTGGCCAAACACTCTCCAGGACTTTATGGCCTGCATAAAGTCGCTATTTGGGCTACAGTGTTGCTCCCAAACGCGTCTAGGATAAATTCTTCCATTGCGATTTTTTACGTCGCAGTGCTGAAATTTCCCTGAAACCCGTATTCTTCCGTCTGGAAGTTCCTCGATGGACTCTCTCAGCGTCCCGGACAAGGGAATGGAATCTGTTAACAGTTGTCTTGACATTTTTATTCTCCACCACGGCGCACTCTCCCGATTGGGGTTTGTACGCAATTACCCCATGCATCCGTATCATATCAAAAAGATTCAGTCCGTCTTTTTGCTTTATAACGTATTCAGTGTCTGCGGCACTATCAAAAGATAGGTTGTAGGTATTGCTATCGCTAAAGTCAGCATTAGGTATTTGCAAAATCATTTTACTCCCCCTACGAGGATTATAATGAAAACAAACCACCTGGTAGTCTTCCAGCTTTGGAAGTTTTAAAGTCCTACTCATCTATCCATTTTCCAATCCACATCATACTCAGAGTGTTCTACCAAGTCATCCGATGAATGCTCATAACCTGCTGTCAGGCCCCCCGCCGCCGGTATAAAGTCAGGCGAGAAACTAAGTTTAATCTCCCCGGTAACGTAGTTTACAGAGTCGTCTACACTGCCCAATCGAAGATTAGGGGGAAGGGCAATCAATTTCCCTTTACCATTATCACGAATAACATCAGCACCGCCTATGCCTGGTACTGTTATTTTAAGAGAACCCGGACATATTGGGGCATTAGCAAGAGTCTTCAAGAAATATACTTTCACCCCGTCACCGGTTCCTATGCCCTCGGTCGCTACAGTTGTATCATATGTCCTTCGTAAACGAAACAGCGGCTTATCTAAAGTCTTAACAGGGGTGCCGGTGGCAGAAATTATAATAGCTGTAATGGTGTCGGTCATTGGCGAGAATGATAGTTTATGCGCGGTTATGTGTGCTGTGTCGCCAGATACGGCTAGTCCAGTACTAAGCCACTGTACCCCGGTATAAACTTTTATTGTTCGTCGCGACACGGCATGGTAGTAGGTCATATGCCCGCCGGCGCCCTCTGTTTCAAATAGGACAAATTCGCGCCCATAATGGACAAAAGGCTGCGGTGGTTCAGCTCGTTCTAGTAACAAGGCCGTGTTATCTTTGTTAGTTTTATTTCGTCTGACCCGAAGGACTAACGGAGTGTATCCGGCAACTGGGTGTAGGGGTATACCTTTATCGTACAAGTCGAAAAAGCCGACGTAAGGTTTGTCTGCGGGCAACCTGTCCTGCTTGTGAAGCGTATCTAGTAGTCCTCGCATTCAGTTTCTCCTTTTTTGATCCTTGTCCTACTTAGTTAAAGGACAGGTATTTCAATGACCCCTATGGGGTCATCGACTCCTACGCATTGTGATACGGATAATCGTCTATTTCACCTTTTATGATGGGGAGAGAAACTTCCTCATCGTTACCGTGGTAGTGGATACACAGACCAAGAACCGTCTCAGGGTCGCTGGAGGTCTTCTTTTTAGCCACGAAGCCTATTTCCTGCTCATCAAAAGACATACCCTTCAGGATATTTTCCGTTCTGGTACTGTCACCCTTGACTACGTAGTGCTGATAGCCTCCGGCCTTAACCAGATCGAAGGTGACGTTGGTGGTAAACTGCGTCCAATTAGTGTGACGATACCCCGTTGTCACGGCCAAGGTGACTGCAACCTGGAATGAGAAATCCACAATTGCATCATCGTAGTTGATCGTGCCGACCAGGATAGGGTACGCGGGCCCGGCGGGACCATTTGTCTGCCACAATTTGCCGTCGTTGTTGGAGTCTTCAATGCGCTGAGGCACACCGACATTTGTATCCACAATAACTACCGAACCTGGTTTTATTCGACGCTGCGCCAACTTCCCACGGAAGCGGTCGGTGGCCGCTACACGAAGGGCATTGATGTTTTCGGCCACTATCGGATATTCCCGCCCGCGTTTGAGTAGGGTAAAGGTAACGTCTCCTCTCCCTTTATTGTTCAGCTCAAAACTATTTAGCCGCATTACTCCTGCTCTGTTAAACCGTGCGAGTACAATATCAGAAGTGGAATTGACTCCTAGAGTGGTAAGTTCTGCGGTCCTGTCTTGGTATTCAGCCATCCCAATCATGACTTCTCCTTAATCTAATACGGTTACTTGTCCATTTCTGAACCGGACTACGTGTACGTCCAGGAGGACGTTTCCTTGAGCAAAGAGTGCAACGAGCCGTTTGTTCGAGACGACTATTTGCCCATCACTTTGACCTGGGGGAATCGACTTTGATGTCCCTACGATGGTTGCCCAGGTGGAACCATCATCACTCTCCACATACTCTATCGCCGCCGATAAACCTGTATCTTTATTCTCGACGACAAAGTAGGGGGAGATGGAATCGTTGTTATGCACCTGGATGATGCGTACCCCGATTCCGGGTGCAAGTAGACTCTGTGAATTTGGATTTAACATGGTGGAACCTTTATTTCGTGGATTTTATGATGATGTCTATTACTTCATCAACCTCTCTCGTAGTCAAACCGCGTTGCTCCGTTAAAACAATTCGACCCAATTTAGCTAAGTTATGAGACTCTATGAGGGTTTTAATGTCGTATTTCCGTAGAATGTCCCCGGCTATTGACTCAGTTTTCTTTTCCTCTTTTTCTGGCTCCGCTGGTTCTTCCGTTGGGGGCTCTGCCGCTTTTTCCGGCTCTACCGGTTCCTCAGGCTCCACCTTTTTTTCTGGTTCGACGGGGGTCTCTGGTTCTACAACTGGTTCTACGGGCGGGGCTGGTGCCTGTTCTTCCTCTTTTGCCTTTGCTTCCGCCGCCGAGGCATCAGGGAATTCTTTCTTAAAGACATCATGCGCCTCGGAGTATTGGGCCATAACCTCTTTCATCTCGTTGTAAACATCCGATATTTCTTCTGATAGCTTTTCTAAGGACTTAGCGGTTTTCTTTCCGGAGCCGTCTGCATTCATTTGCATTAAGGAAATGATTTTCCCGGACAGCCCTTCAAAATCTACAAGAGCTTTACGTGCGGCCTGAAGCAGCGCCATTCCATCTTCAAAAACCAGAGCCACCTCATTGGCCTCATCGCCTTGAGGAACCTCCAGTTCTTCAAATAGAAAGGCCGTAGGATTTTTTCTTATAGCCGTCCGGGTGCCTACCATGAATCCCTGATAGTGCTCACAGATTGCTACCAGTTGCTTTTTCTCCCTGGAGGAAAGCCTGTGAAGTGGGAAGACCGCTACGTTGTCACTAGCATACGCTCCGTAGGTTTCCAGGAGTGAAAACATATTCGGATCATTCTCCCGTGTCAGGTACACTAACAAGTAGTCGCTTTTTTCATTTATAGCGGTGGAGGGGATACTGGTCATAGGCACGGCACCAGCACGACTGTAGAGGCGCCGCCGAGCTATCGCTTTCATGGGTCCACCTCGGCGCATTTCTAAAAGACAGGAGTTAAGGTCAGACCTTTTAGGTAGTAAGCGTACTCTGTTTGCCGAGAACTTTTTAACCCCATTGGGGGTTACAACCTCACAAACACCACCCCTCTTTGAGGCCAAATACCCCTCATATGCCTCGTCCTCTTCCTCCTCGGGAACTCCACTGTTTACTTCAACTGCGGGAATAGGCGGGGCCATCGGAATCGTTATTGAAGGTTCAGGTTCTGGAACCGGCACCGGGGCCATCTCTGGTTCATATTCCATTTCCATTTCGGAATCATCCGGCACTACTACATCCGGGATTATTTCTTCTTTAGGAACAACCACGCTGGCCACTTTTTCGGGTGCGGGGTGGGGTTCGACGTTTGCTGTTTGAACATCTATCACGGCTTGTCCTATAGCATCGTCAGAGGCACCGGGAACAAGTTCCCTGGCCCGATCTATGGCTATTTCTTCTTCACCCGAGACAAGGGCCCTTGTCGCCTCTTCATCACTTATAAGCTCTTGTTTGACTATTTCCACTTCCGGCTCTGTCGCTATTGGGTCCAACTCCTCATCTCCTGCGGCAACAATTTTTTCTGCGGCAAGAACGGCGTTGGTCCCCATCATAGTATCGGTGGCTGCTGGACCGGGTTCTGGTGCTATAGTGACTGGGGGCCCCTCGGGTATTTCGTCTATATCTTCCTGAACGTCTGGTTCCCCATCAGGAACAAAAACCATCCCCCCGGCGGCGCCTTCCTCATCATCTTCATCATCGGCAGACACTGCCGGTTCTGGGGCCGGTTCCGCGATCTCATCTGGTTCCGGTTCAATTTCAGCCATCATCTCCGCCTCCCCCTCTTCCTCTGCTTCCAGGAGGTAGGTTCCGGCGGGAGAGATATTATTTAATTGTGCTACTGCAAAACCGATATCAGATGGATGGTAAGCAAAGGAAGCTGGCATTCGCATGGCTTCCCCCAACGCCTCTCTAAGATTACTAAAGGCGAGGTGACGGATTACTAGGGTATTGTCTACGAGAGTTTCCACGAAGGGGTGGAGTGGCGCTCTAGTAACAGTCTTTATGGTACAAAGGAGATTACTTTTACGTACTGGTAGCCTTTGTGCTATCAGTTGCAGTGTCCCTGTGGCGGACTCACTGAGCTTAATATCCGCAAAGGGAAGTTCACACTCAAAAAGATGGATAGACTTCCGCAGGCCCATAAACCGCTTTAGTTTCGACGCGGCCAAGATCTTTTGGTGTGCCTCCACTACGTGGATTCCGTGTGTTTGACGCAGGCGGCGAAGGTTCTTCTTGTAAGTATTCTCTAATTGGTCCCACTTCCGATCCATTTTTTGGTTGACACGTTTAAACTCTTTTTCATAACGCTTTTCCACTTTAGCAACAGCAACTGGATCTTGATTTACCGCAATCTCCCGCCGCTTCTTTGCCGAAATATCCAGCTCCATGCGCTGGCGCCAGGTATCCAGATCTTCACGATCTAAGGTCATCTTCTTGCGAAGTTCCTTTTTAGCCTTTCGGTAGTCGGTGACTTCGTAGAGGTAGGACTCGTCCTCGGTGTCTAGGGACTCAGACTTACGACGCATAAGGGTGTCCATTTTACCGATGACTCGTTTTATTTTGTTAACGGCCTGTCCATAATAGTACTCCTCCGCCTGTTCTTTCGGCTTCTTAGTTACCTTCATATTGTGTTTTGTGATACTCATTGCGTTACTAAGCCGACGTCCCAATTGGTCCGAATCTGTACTCCCAGAAACCGCCCTATCCGCCCAATCATAGAGCCACTGCGCCTCCTCTTTCTTAGTTTTAAACTTCTTTTTGGCGTATGACGCAGGCATTTTCCTCTCTATGATTGCTATAGACTCATTCTTCTTTTTCTTCTCTTCCTCATCCTCTTCCTCAGGGACCACGGTCTCGTCCTCTTCCTCCTCTTCTTCCTCAGGTTTCTTTTCAGGCTCTTCCGGCTTTTCCTCTTCCGGCTTTTCTTCCTCAGGTTTCTCGGGTTCTGTAGGAGCGGCCGGTTCCTCTGGCTCTTCCTCGTCACCTTCCTCCGGTTCCTCAGCCTTTGGTTCCGTCCCCTGTGCGACTTGTGTAGAAAGATCCCCCAGAGCTTTGGCTACTATTTGACGTACCTGATCTTTGCCTATGGCGGTACCATCGGGTAACTGAATGTCCCCGGTTCCGCCTTCCTCTCCAGTCACTTTTTTGTTTGTGGGAGGAACCATTTCCGTGGGTTTATCTGGGGTGGTATCATCATCTTCCTCTGTAGCTGGTGTCATATCAGTATCCCCCTCCTCTTCTTCTTCCTCATTGAGTACCTGGTCCAACAACCACCCCGGATGGTTCTGATTTAAACTTTCAAGTTTGGCCAAAGCTTCCTCACTGTAGAGTAGTGGATATTCCTTTTCCATATCACCCATCATTTCTTGAGCCGCCTTACCGTCTAAAGTAAGGAGTTCTGTATCATTCACTTGATAATACTTTACAAGCTGTTTTGCCTGGACCCCAGTCCGTCTAGGACTTGTGAATACAAGACGACGTATGCCCCAAATATCCTTTTCTTTGTCATTTAAAACTATCTCCATACGCCAACCAATTTCGATCTCCTCCTCTTCCCCTGGTACCAGCGTCAGAGCCTCCAAAGAAGGCGGCTTTTCCTGTGGTCCAAGATAAAAAGAGTAAACCTGTTTTTTATATTCGTGGCCTTTTTTATCGCGAAGTTTTCGTTCAACAACAAAATTAGCTTCTAGCTGCACCACATTTGGGCTACTCTTTATACGTTGAGCCTTAAACAACTTAAGTATGCCGTCACGAATCCACCTACCGGCCCCCCTTATGGAACTTTTGGCCTTCGCAAGCCAATCCGATAGATCTTTAACAGTGGGTCGGGCCTCTAAAATGGCTGGGAGGATTTGGTGTAGCTCCCGACCTTCCGCCATTTTCATTTTTGGAAACCCGTCGACCGGAGACGGGAGTGATGCACTAAATAGCTCGGCTTCGGGTTGTGTTAACTTTAGACTAGCAAATCGCGCCGCAACCATTCGATTTTCCAGATGTCCAACATTAAACCCTTTATCAGCCGTAAGGGAGGGGGATTTTACCGGGTTGAAATCGACAAAAGAACGAGTCATAACTCCTGTAATTTTACTATCTTTGGGGGTGGTTTGGTCAACCTCCACATCTAATAGCACTATCCAATATAAATCTTTATCTACGGGAAGAAAGTCGGCAATATGGTCTTTGATGTAACTTGCCAAAACATGTTGGTGCGTCCAGGCAGCGAACTTATTTATAGTTTTATCGAGTGACTCAATAAAACTGTCCGTATCTATTTTCACCCGAAAAACTGCTGCGGCTGCCGGTATAACTAAATCCGTAGGAAGGAGAGACTTCTGTGCATCGGCAATAGAACGCTTTAGTTCTTGGGCATCGAAGGTAGTAAATATACCAAAAGCCTTACTCCCCCTAATAATTGAAGGTAATGTATTACTCACCCTATACACTTGTCTAATAAGGGAGGGCCCCTCAGCACTTTTTATCGCCCCCGGAAAGTCATCGTAACCCTTTTCCCACTCTGAAAAATCGAAATTTTTCTTATCCTGCTGGAGCTTTCTTGCTTTATCCTTTGTCATACCATATGTTGAAAATATGGTTTGAAGGGCCCGGTCGCTTTGACCCTGAAAATGTTCGGCCCAAATAATGGTAGAATCTACAAATTTGGTTAGTTCCACAACCGCTGCTGTCTTACAAGCATCTTCTATTGCGGCATAGTTTTTACCTAGAAAACCAAAAAACCATTCAAGTGCCATTAGACTAGGTTTTAATTTCCCGACAGCTCTAAGCTTTTGCAGTGTTGTCTTAGCCTTTTCACGCACACCTTCTGTGGAACGAACTTTCTCCGCTTCAATTGCCTTAATTTTATCTTGCACCTCCGTCCCCATTGCATCTCTCTGGCGCGTCAGCTCTTGTATACGGATATCCAGGTCTCGTTGATCTTGCGCTACTGAGGACAGTACATCATCTTTACGTATCTGTATATCACGGATCGTACGTTCCAAATCAAGTCGGAAGTCCCGCCGCAAAACAGCAAAGGTGTCCTTAACCGACCCATATCGAAGTAATCCTAAAAACTCTTTCTGGTTTGCTTCCAGCTCTGACTTTGCCTTTGACAATTCCCCACTGGAATAACGCCTTGCCTCTTCTAAGACTTCTAGGGCTTCTATTGCTTCTTTATCTTCCAGCACATGCACCGGGGTTTCGACAAGATCCCAAAGTAGTGCATCGGCCTCACTGGCAGTAACTTTACCCTCTTTTAAAGCTTTGGCATAACCGGCTCGGGAGTACATGTACCGGATGTGGTTTTGCAATTCCTCTGGCTTATATGTTTCACAGAGCTGATGGAGCTGAAATTTAGACACGCCGAGATTAGAGATTAAAGGAAGATCCGTATCGAGCCCTTCAGCTTCTATTACCTTATTTAAATCAAATGGATGAGAACACCCCACCAGAGCCCTAATAACACTTCGGCTCCGTTTTGAAGACTTTTTAAAGGCGCGGCCAAGGCCAGCATCTGCCTTATTCAGGGTTCGACAAAAGACTGCTTCATCTAGCAAGACCCTTTCATCGACTGATTGGTTTGAGGCACTAAGAGCGCAATAAATCTGTCCGGTTAGGTGCCAGAGGTCTGTATTTCCCATGTCTTATCCTTTGCCTACTGAGGTTATTACCTGATCTACACTAATATTTTTTACAATGTTACCTATAGGTTCCGCCGCCGCTTGTGCTATTACCCCATCTTTGCCCATTGCCGGGGCTGTATCATCCGAAACCGGGGCTCCTACTACTTGCGCGGCTATGCCGGTAACTCTTGATATTTGAACCACCCACCAGGGTGAATCTTTTCCATCTGGTTTACTCGCCAGTAGCGCCTGAGGGTATGCTTGTTTTACCATCGTCATAATAACATCCATCTCATCTTGTTCTACACAAGGGTCGAAACAAAGATAAATGATATTATCGTCCAAGATGATATCCTGTAAGGCGTCGAGAGCATCCATTATCACTAATTTCTGCACAATACCATCAACAATCTCGTCGGTGGTCTCCAGAAAGGGATTGACTTCTTCCACTAAAGACACGGCGCGCATAGAAGATGGTAGGTGAAGAAGTATCTTAGTAGCAGTTTCTGTGATAACCCCCTCTTGAACGGCCACAACATCCGGTTTAACAACCTTACTTACCGGGGACGGGTCAACTATCTCCGGTTTTGGAAACCCTGACAGGACCAAACGTCTGCCGGTGAACCTGAAAATTGCACCACAATTTTTTTCCTGATAGTAACAAGAGATGGAGGCCGGGTAATCCAACTTAACCTTTACTTCCAGAGCCTCAAGGGGGCACGGTGCCTGAAAGTATTCTTTAACAACCCCGGCAAAAGCACCGGCAAATCGTGCTAGAAGGCCAGGGCCGGGTACAGTAAAAAGGCGTTGAAGATGGCTTGAGAATTCTTGATAGAAGGTTACCTGCAACTTTTTAAGGGCTCCTACGAAATAACCCAATTGCTTTTCTACGTTCCGCACGGGCCCTTTTAACACTTTATTTAATCTCTGATACTGCCTAAAGGGTGCATCGTCAGCTACAGAAATTGTCTTACCCGCCCCCTTTGGGGTGGTGACCACCACATTTAATGCAATAGCATCCTCCTGCGCACTGGAAGACAGTCCCGGGACAGAAAGATCAACACGGTGATTTTCCCGTTGGAGTAACTCGTAATTCTTATTTGCTTCCGCAAAGACAAAGAAGATATCCATATACATCCTATAGTTTCTGGTAAAGGGACATAACTTTACTCAAACCCACATCGGTGTCCACTGCTTCACGCAAGTTTTTTAAAGAAGCATACAAGGTGTCGACGTCAACTAAAACATCTCCAGAGTAGTCTTTAGTTGTTACAACGACACGCCACATGGGAAGTACGCCTTCAGCTTTATAGTCTTTCTCGCCCATATAATCCGCTATAATGTAAACGTCTCCTGGACGCATTGGTATTTTTTTTGCTTTACTGCGCCCCAGCATCGGAACCCTTCCAACTACTCGGTCTTTAAGAACAAATCTACTTATAAACTTATTTTTCTCTTTGATACCCATTACCCGCTTCTGGGCTTCCTTTTGGGGCAGCTCTAAAAATGTTGGGGAGTGTGTTATTGCGGTAAAGACCTCAGACAAGAATGCGTAAGCTTCGCCGGGGAAGTCCGAACCTTCTAATGTAACAATGTCTTCGGGTAAAGGGTCTTTTGACAATTTTCCGCCAAAACTTTCCTTTTTGGAAAGCGCGTGTATGACAACCCGATCGCCCGAGGTAAGGAGGCTACCTTTAAACCGGGACTTCATACACATAATAGGAGCTTTGCCCAGCACAAAAGGCTCATCTACCCAACTTAGAACAAACTTATAGGGGTCTTTCATATTGTAAATAATTGAGTTTTTGGTTAGGTACCGCCATAGGTTGCTAAAGAAGCTAGAGATGTGTTCCTTCAATCCAGCTAATATAGACTTTCTGGAACTTTCAGTTTTAGCCACCGCCGCCTGGGATTTATTTTCTATAAAAATTGTTTCTTTCCCGGATTCTCGGTAATTTTTAATCCACACCAAAGAGCCTCGCAAACCCGCTGGGATTTTACTAACAGCCCAACCTAATTTTTTAATGGAGTAGACAGTCATACCCACAGAGAGCACCAACGGCATAAAAAATCCGATAGTGCCTTCCCCCAAGAAATCGAGGAAATCCGGGTATTTGAACATAATTATAATTAGTCCGTATTCCCTGGAGGAAAAAACGCCGTGGATGGGGTGTCCTGTCTTATCTGCTTGAAGCGCAAAATTTCTCCAGTAGTCTTCCGCAAATTGACGTTCTATGGGTTCTGCTTCTTCATATACCTGTGCCAATTTTTCTTGTAGCTCTTTAGGAACCTTTTCATTTAGAGCTATAGAACCCCGCAACTCCTCCAATAAAAGGATGATTGTATCAAGATCTAATTTAAAAAATCGAGAGTAGGTCCAATTCCAGAACTCCCAATCCTTGGAAGTTCTAACTATGTGTGTTTTCGTACCCATTTCTGTTTTAACTACACGGCGGACTTCTACTTCCCTGTAAGCCTCCCCCTTCCACAACCACAGCCCCGGTCTATGCTTTACATTACCAGTGGCATCAAAGAGGCGGTTGAAGTCGGCATAGGCGTGACGAATAAACTTTGTCAATTTCCGTGCGTTTTTCGCAAGGTTCGCGCTATCTCTTCCCAAAATAAAATCTTCAGTTTCCTGGTAAACTAGAAACTTACGAAGGAAGATTTCGTCTTCATGCGTTAGCCCGCCAAAGACTGCAAACCGGTTACGCCACCACCTAAGAACCACATTCCCAATACTAAAGATGACGCCCACTTTTGCCATTAAAATACTCCACCCCCACAGTGATAAACCCAAAAAAGCCTCGTCCAGGGGTTCGTCTATCATGACAGTCTTGCCAGTGTCCGGACCCGAAAGTACTAAAAGCTCCTGCTTTCCGCCCTCTTCGTTATAATTGGCTTGAGTTCCTGCGGGGATTTCTACCACTTCCCCTTCTGGGCCAAAGCCCCGGATGGTTTTTGGGGTAGTTATTTTACCGGGCCCACCGGCAGTAATATCACCCTCTTTAAGACGTTCAAGCTCTCGTTGCTCCCGCGCTGTCAGATCAGTTTTAACTTTGTCTATCTGCTGTTTAATTCTTTCCTTAGCGGCTTCCATTCCTTCTTTACTGGTCGTAGTAAGCTGAGCCCTTTGACGCTTTAATGCCTCCAGACGGCTCTTCCTCAATTCGACGTACCGTTGTTTAATAGCCATCGCCTTCTTAGCTGCGGCGTCATCTGCTTCCAGGAGAACCATTGTATCGGTATAATTTACTATGCTGTGTGCTTTTATCTTCTCAGATAAAAATAGTTCTTCGTGAAGCTGTACGGCGTTTCGGACATCATTATAAACTCGTATTATTATTCCCGGATGACAACTCTTCTTTACTACCCGACCCGCCACACGCACTAAACCCTCAACCTGCTCTTCTGTCAAAAGCATGTCAAAGGCACTAATCACAATTTCCTCTATCCGCCTACCTGCGCGAATATAAAGTCCGCCTTCCGGCTCCATCTGGGTACTTTTCGGTAGCACCTCCCCCACAAAAATATTTTCATCGAGTCCGCCTTGGATACGAAAGTATCGTACAGTACCACTAGGATAAGGGGTACCGTTAGAAAACATCCGCAGGGCTGCTTCTTCAGGTCTAATGTGGCGAATGGCGCTGTAGCCCTCATCGTTAGTCTGAAATGTCCCCACGGACCGGTGCATTCTTCCCAACTCTCTATGGAGTCGACCAGCCGTCGGATCGGTTTTATGATACCGCTGGGCCTTCACCAGGGCCGCCTTACTCTGTTTCTTTTGAAGCATGGAGCGAAAACTACGTATACGCGAAACCACTCCCCCTCGATTCTTGCGTGATAAGATTTTATGCTGCACTTTCTTGTTGTGCTGCCGAGCTTTATTTATCCCCTTGGAGGTGAAGCGAAAACCCCCCACCACTATACGGGGATCACCCCCACGATGCCTTGGGTTTAGAACTGAACTTGGAGGCCGTTTACCGGACCACACCGTCTCTAAAAGTAAGGTGTTGCTTGCATATTCCCCCGCCTCATAGTGGTCGCAGTGAGGACGACTGTGTAGATAGGCTTCGACCAGAAGCTGGAACTGCCTACTTTCTGATATTGGAGATTCTATCGCCATTTCCCGTAGCCACGGAGGGGGTACCTGCACAAGTTTTTTACCCTCCCGGGCTATACGGGGAAGCTCTTCGACAACGACTCCTGGGTATACACCAATAGTTTTTGAACCCAAAGAGCCCCAGTACTGCGGCTCCTCTTCTATTTTAGTAAATGCCGCCTCTAATAAACCAAATACCTCCGGTGTGGGTTCTCGGTGCGCCGGGAAATTTAAGAACCAAAGACTCTCATATAGACTATCTTGTTCTACTACCCCTGCGAGGAACGGGTATGCGGATTGTCTTAGTAGGTCACGTTGCACCGCTTCACATGTCCAACTGTGCTCAGAGGTTATTATAGTCCCTTGAGACATAAAGTCTTCATATACTGCTGAGTAGGTCTCCACAACATCCGGGGCTTCTACCTCCCCTTGAAACCGAACTTGACATGAAGGACATTTAACCGGGTACCTGCCACTATATACCGGAATGGTTAGCCCACAAGAAGCGCATTTCACCTTAATTCGTCTGCTTTGGAGGACTCGTGCCATTCCTGGCGTAATTATAATCTTTTTCAAACCGTAACCCTCCCACACGTCATAACTTTTGGGATATACTCGTATATGGCTTTACAGGGGGAGGCTCCGCCACAGATGCCATGATACACGGTGATGTCTCCATTCTTTCTGAATATAAGATAATTTCCATCCTCACATAGCGCAGAAATTACATCCGTATTTTTAAAGAGAAATGGTACCTCAGACTCTCTGATGGTACTTAACTTCCTAGTTACCATAACCTCTATTGGCACAAACTCTAATATCTCCCCAACGTCTTGACATTCGTATATCAATTTATCTGTATTAAATGTAGTATCTAGTAGCTGGTGAATTGCCTTTTGCTCCAGTACGTGTTCAAACCACGTACTGACATGCCCCAAGCGTGATTCAAAGGCCGCACTAACCGAACTACCTAAATCCACATTACAAGGAATAGCAACTACTGCACGTTGACTACCCGCTAAAACACAAGAGAAGGCGGCTCCAGAACGTATTAGATTTTCCGTAGCTATAGCAAATCTACCCTTGTCAGGGGCTTTTTCAAATGTAAATTCTACCGTACAACTACCATTTACCACCTCAGCGGGAAAACATGGTATTTCGTCTCGAACTTCTTGAAGAAACTCTTTTGTTGGGGAAAACGCAAATTCTATTTCCCCTTTAGACTCACACAAACGTATTACTCGTAAACCAGGATAATTGCGCGCTATAAAATTTGGTAGAGCCTCCTGGACGCTTTCTGTCTTCGACAACAGTCGCACCATGTCTGCTGCTTGTAGTTCCTGAACATCTGTTATAACCTGATGTCCGCGCATCAAATTACGAAGCTGCTGGGGTTTTTGGTCGTCAAGCATGTACCCGTCAACGCCCTGGGCTGTTTGGACAAAGCCATTTTTCGTTGTCATTTTCAGTGCCACATGGGCGCCGGTCTTTCCAGCACCGAACTGACCCTCCACTTCATCCTTAAATTTCTGTACGTCGTTTGTACTATAAAAGGCGCCGAATATGTGGAAAAGTGGCGAATGACATACAACTTGAATGGGTATAGGCTGCGCCTGGTCGCGGGCCCATTTGGGGACGTCTTTTCCACCAACTAGATGTGGGTAGTCTTCCGGCGTAGGGCTATAACTAAAATGCAGAACTAACATAACCTCGGTAGTAAGTGGATTGTTATTGGCATCATCAAAATCAAAAAGTTCCACCTCGCAGTGGGCTGTAAACCACGGTGGAAGTGCTATAGGCGTTCTAGTTGGAACCTTATTGAAGGTGGTTAGTATAAGACCTCTATTTTTAGGGAAGGGCATTTTATTTCCAAAGAAGCGAGTTACCTGCTTTTTTACATAGCGGGTGAAATCTTGTATTATTCCAAACTTGTCTTCCCCCCAATGTATACTCCCGCCAACTGCAGTGGCCACAGTTTTAAATATATCCTTAATATCGTCATCACCCGACAAGGCTTCCCACATAAAGCTATTTAGTTTTCTAGTAGACTCATATTGTTGTTCCCATTCACCCGATATGTCACCCTCAACCACACCAATCTGCTCTTGCTGCTCTCTGGTAAGCTCGTGGAAACCCATCACAGAATCCCCAAACCCCAAACCTCGATAACTTTCCCCCATCTTTTCTATATTCTCACGTTCCCTTTCCGCGCCCTTGGCCTGACCGGACAAAGTCACCATCTCATCCCACCACTTCTGTGATTCGGGAGCTAACTTTGGCAGCCCCGCCTCTACAATACTATAAGCTTCTGCGAGTATGTGTAGTTCTCCGTCGGTCATTGTGCCCAATATATCAGGATCTATCCTCTGCTTTTTCTCTAATTCTGCTATAAGCACTTTAGCTTCTGCATACTGCGTAGCCCGTAGTTTGACGTACGCCATCTCTTCCTTTTTTCGGGCCACCTCGGCTGGATTTTCAGTTACTTTCTGCAAAGTCCTTATGGGCTCAAAGACTTCTTCTACTTTAGCAGATACCTGGTCTAAAAACTGCTTAACAAAAGACTTTGGACCAATAACCCGGGGGGATACTTGGCCTGTAGCTAGATAGTTATTAACCAACTCAGAGGGGGAATCGACCACAAGAACTTTGCCAGCAAATACACTACCTTCCATTGTAAGCATTTTCTCAAAAGCTGCATCTTCGGAGCCAACCGGCTCCGCCACCTTATTTATACTGGGAACCGATAATGTTATAGTATCCCCGCCGGCGCCCCCGTTAGCCATACTCTGGGCCATAAGATACGCGGCGGCAACGCCACCTAAATTATATATTAGTTTAAAATCATCTTTTCCTATAGTTTCTAGGGTTCCAAGTAGTGCGGGCATTGGTCCTCGACATTTAAACCGTCGGGGGGCACCTTGCACTACACCTAACTCCAAATCAAAATCGCACTCTATCAACATTGGGTTAGCTGCCCCCTCTCCCACAAAACCCAAAACCCGCAGTTTAGTCTTGGTTGCCACTTTTGGTTTTATCAGGAGTGGCTTTTGTAGAGTCCAGTCAGACACCGATGTTATGAGCACACCGCCTTTAGGAACAACCCACATACCCAGATATTTTGAAACCCGGCGGATCATTGGAGCATAGTCCACTACAGAGCGGTCAATTGGGGTTTTATACAAGTTAGGGTTATCTACCCCATAAAGTGCTTGTATCTCTTTGTCACCGAAAGCGCGGTCCAGTCTTTCTTCTAAACGTGAAGTTCCGGAACCCCTTATCCGTGCTATAATAAATGGTGTGGATTCCTTAAGGGTAGTCAGCACAGAAAAACCGTATATATCGCCGTCTATCTGACCACGTAGAAGGAGTGCTTCTACCAAGGAGCGAAAATATCGTGTTTCTTTTTCTGCTAGAAAACTCTTCGTGTCGACTGGCACGGGGAGCGTAAACACTTTTTCGGTTACTATATTCCTGGGACTACCTACCCCGGGAATAAACCCTAAAGATGCAATGGTGGCCCGCAACCTGGTTAAAGCCGAGCCACAATTTTTGTAGATAATTTCATCCGTACTCTCGTACAGAACTTCATCGCCTTTAAAAGCCTCATGTATTTTACGGGAAATCTCCGTGGTTAGTCCCAGATCTTCAATCTTAACGGCAAGAGTTTTTCCCACACGGCCGGGGGTAAAGATACCATAACCGTACTTTTCATCCACTATGGTGGTAATGTCCTGATGGTTATCCCGTATAAATTCTACCATTTTATCCCCACAGTGCTCCGCCAGCCTTAAGTAATTGTACAAGTGTCTCTACTGCATAGTCCCACATGGTCCATAAAATCTCACCAATAAAAGGGATGTACACCGTTACCGATATTATTGTAGATATAAGAACCACGGTAGCCAGCCCATTAAAAATGGCGTCGAAGTCCTCTTTTGTCATCTCTTGATCTGTTCCCGCACGCAACACAACCGTTTCCGGGGGTACCCCCGCATGATCCTTTTGGACATGCCAAGCCCATATCTGGTCACCTATCCAACCAACGCCGTGACGAAGCATGGGTAGATACATGCGCTGCCAAAACCATCTAAACATGCGCATGACCATACCTACTGGGTATGTGACCACGTCCCACACCCCCTCATCGAGTTTAGGGGAATACGATTCATCTTTCTTTTTAATCAACCGGCGGCGGACGTTCTCAACGTATTTCGGAATCTCTTTTGGGTTTTTAAACAAATGCTCCAAGGTTCCCTTAAACGTCGAGCTATTTCGGTCTATAAGGGATCTAAAAATCTTAATAAGGTTACGATAATAGTCCGTGTTTTCCATAAGGGGCGAGTCCGGGATAAGCTGGTCCCCAGACTTTAGACGATACCTGTCCTGAAGTGCCACGAACTGCATTTCCATTTCTTCACACAGCGGGTTTAGTGGAATAGACTCCTGGAGTACCCAGAAAGCTTCCTCCAATACTTCCTTATCCCGCTCAAATGACTCTTCAATCTTACACCGATCTAATACCGCGTTTTTCTTTTGGGCATAGGCCACATCCAGTCTCTGAAAAGCGGCCGGTGCACTATTACTTTCCGCATGAACTCGGCTGATCTGGCGCTGCCTCCAGTTATCCAAGAGGGATAGTTCTTCATAATAAAGTGCTAAGTCTGTCATAAAGTAACACTCCCCACCTGCATACCCGGTATCCAAGCTTTAAAGTACTTCAGGTAGTTTATCGGTTGTGCCTCCTTCGGGTCCGTGGAGGTAATGAAATCCAATAAACTTGTACTATTGTTCATAAGGGAGAAAAAATTTATTGTCTCTATCACAAAAAACAAGGAAAAACCCAAAACTACGGTGGTTGGTACAAACCAGGGAATAGTTACCGCTAATAGTTCGGTTATCGCGGGAACGTAGGCCGCTCCTAATGTGACCAACATGAGCCCCAGACCTATCCGACCAGCCGGGTGTTTACCGAACCAACTGTCCATTACCCTCCCCAAAGCCCAAGAAAATGTCCCCCACACCCATTTTAGCGGTTGTCCAAGCCATTTCATGGTCCCCCATACATTAGACCAGAACCCCTCAGTTAGAAGCATAGCGTCGGGGAGGTTGTAGTCCTCACGAACCTTCTTATCAAGTTGTTTTTGGATATCTTGTGCCAGCTTTTGGAGTCGTTTTTTAATGTCGCCAACCTTCACGTCTTTACCTTTAGCTTTAAGGTATGAGGCAATGAAGGCTTCTGAGCCTCCAGCCCCCGCCAAAGGTTTTAAGAACCGCTTTACCGTGTTTTCCACCGCCCGTTTTATACTACTCTCCGAGGCGGCTCCCCCGCCTTCTTCCAAATGTTTTTGATTCATCGCTTCCGCTATAGGGTAGTGCATTACAAATACCTCACTTTACACCAATGATAGGACGCGTGGTCTAGTATGTGCTGGTAACTTATAATAACGGCGTCTTTTGTCGCCTTCAGCTCAACAGCTTCATCAACAATTACTAAAGTGTCCTGGGTAAATTGCCATTGACTTGGCGCTATCTGTTTTAATTTTCCCTCAGCTTCGAGTTCCTGTATGGGTATTTTGTAGAAATGGTCCCCGGTGATAGGGGGAAGAAAGTAATTTCCGGGTATTTCTTTTATGGGTTGAAATCGACCGCTTCGTAAAGATGTGGCTAGATACTCTGTTACCGTGGGGATGGCTGCGACGGTTGCACCGGTTTTCGTATAAGCTTTTACATACAATACTGTTTGACTCCCTCCCCGGAACTGACTGCCGGTTTGAGTCTTGAAAACAATACCGTTAAATCCCGCAATCACCTGATCGTGTTTGACCCGCACAGTTAACTCATTAATGTCTAAGTAGATGCTTTCTACCGCCTGTGACCCCATCTTGGTAATCCCCGAACTGTCAACCCTTACGACGGACAGTTCCATTTTAGGATCCCAACCACCACCAACAGTCCAATGGGTAAGGAGCATTCCACCGACCCAGGCTACTATCTTTTGGGCCCCACGAAACCCCACCGCTATCTGGAAATGAAATTCATCAAGTCCGGATTGGAAGAATTTAAGAGGATTTATAAATTGGACCCCAATATCTGCATTACTACCGGGCAAAAACCCTGGTGAACAAATTAGTCCATGATGGTCTACCTGTCCTCCCGGTGCCGATGTCGTTGTATAGTCAAATAGGGCGGTTGCGAAGGTATCTTCTGGCTGACGGTTAGCATAAAAGTGTGCGGAAGGTACAACCTCATCTAAAATCGAACTGGGGCCAACACCATCCCGTAGAATACCAAAACCAATGTCCTCTGGCAGAGGATCACCGTCTTGTAACTCCCGAAAGTCATATTCTAAAAGATGTGTCATATTACTACCCTGTTAAAACAAAGTTGTCATTTGACCATAAAAGATTTTCCAAAACCTCAAAAGTGTCAGGATTTAACGCGTACAGCAGTTCCAATGTGGGAACGTAACCTCTTTTTAATAATCTTTCTGAAAATATTTCGTAGGGTTCTTGAACCCACGGAAACTTACCGTGTTTCTGTGCTCCGCGAAATCTGCCAAGGATCTTCTGAAAATTTGGGGAGTTCTCCACTCCCATATGTGTTAAAAGATTTTCTATAGAAGAAAATGGGGGCAATGCTTGTGATCGGGAACCTTCCAGTCTAACTTTGGTCCCCTTGGGCACCTCAATTGGGTACCACTCGTCCTCAGTGGGAACATAGTAATATAAGGTTAATGGCGCTTTTAAATACGCTAAAGAGCCGTATGATCCTATAATCTTTAGCGCCTGCCCACGTGATATAAGTTGAAGGGACTTATCCCCCCCAACCCTTTCTTCCAACACGAAGACTGTGTGGGCACCAGGTGGCATATATTCATCTGAAATTGTATTCAACCACATCCTACTTACCCCTTTATAACACCTATATTGTTTAAGATGGGGGCTATATTTGTCAAGCTTATTATTACCAGCACGTTATGGTTATTTACATTTTTATAGCCGTTTGCACTTGATCTCATGGCACAAGGGGAGGTTTAATACACAATAAACTAATTTATCATTTACATAAAAAGGTAATGATGTTATAATGCCTTCAGGCCGTTGTGTGGAAGGAGAATGAAATGTACGTTGATTTCAAGGAGGCCGCAAAAGTACTGGGAGTCCATTACAATACCATCAAACGATGGACGGATAAATTAAAAATCAAGACACCCTCTGCGCCTAAAAAACTAAAACACGTAACCCGTGAGGTAAAGATGGTGCCCTTTCGGGAGCTTGTAAGTAAACTTACAGATGCAAAAGTATTACCATTTAGTCAAGTAGAGTCTTCTAATAATATTCCGAGTACAAAGAAGTAAACAGTTTGTAAATTATTTAAAAAACTACCACTACAGTTAAAAATTCTACCCCCACAATGTCAACGAACTTCCCGCTGTAACCCCCGAATTTATTACATTTTATTTAATTTTTCCCTTGCATTTCCCGCATTTTTGTGGTATAATATAGGTAGAAAAGGGGAAAGTTCCCCTTCATCTTAGAGATGGATTTCATCCATCTCCCTCCTAGATGTCCCGCACCTCCGAAAGAGCCGAGTGGGAAACTCAAGTGGGTTTCTTCGGTGGTTGTGGGTGAGACTTTTGTCGAAAGAGCTAGATGCCGCCCTTTAACGGGGCTACAGCTCATTAGAGGCATCAACCCGCACAAGTCGCGCATACATGCGCGGATCTGGAAGGACTCCCTGCCGTGGTTTAAATGGCACAGGTGAGGGCTTCCAGGTATCACAGGCTTAAAACAATCAGGAAACTACCAACCACAAGCCACTTTCTGGTTGACCGCTGACCCAAGAGGAACATTCTCCAGCGGTGCTAATCCCAGTCCATCGTGACTGGGTGTGTCCCCGAAAGGGGATTCTGACCGGGGCATTTCACCATGCCCCTTGACCCCACAGCTTCCTCCTAACACGAGGAGCGGGGAAAGGTCTATTTGCGAGAACCCCACGGAGTCATCTGTGGGCCGAAAAGGATATACGACGTTGACCCTTAGGGGTCGGGGATTGGAGAGTCCCCTGTGAAGTCGTGAAGTGGTCGCGGGGCGCAACCGCCAGTTAACCCAACCCACACTTGGGGGCCGCTGGTTCTGAAAAGAGGTAAGGGACGTTTCGGGGGGAGATGGTATGAAAAAAATTGATAAGACAGGTGGTAGCGATTACTGCTCACCCCATAAATTCTAAAGACCTAAGCGTCCACTGCGGACAAGCTGAAGAAAACAAAGGTAGCCACAGAGATGGCACCAGAAACGAGGTAAGCTTGAAAGTGTTGGCAGCCTGAGGAACTTACCCATCTAAAGTTTAACCCCTGCTTGCAGGAAGAAGACTTTTAATGGGACTTGGGGTCGAGTGGTAATTACTACCGCCGACAAATACACCCTGCATGGCAATAAACCATGTGGGGTTTTTATTTTAACAAAGACCGAGCCCGGTGGCCCGCACTTTTGTGCGGTCATGAATCCTTGCTTTCCCTTGTGGTGGCATAGCGAACCGGAAGTTAAATCTTCTGGGGTTCAACTCCCTGATTGGTCTTCAAAATTCAACAAGTAGTAACGGGATAAGGGTAAACATCAACCTGTTACGTGACCGTGCCCCTGACGGCCTTAGTACCCTGGACCGGGTGAAAGCCCCAGATACTTACCGGTTTCTCATGGCCTTGAGACGTTATCAGGGTCGGCATTCCGACGGTGGCATAAAGAATGGGAACTTCGCCACCCGCTGGTTGGGACTTAGATGTCCTTGGAAAAACTACAGGAAGTAATGTTCTTCGTAGCTGTCCTGGGCGTCCTAAAGGGTTTAACGGTTACTTGCACCCAAGTTATCCCTCGCTTCGGCCTAAAAACATAAAATGTGCTCGCGGTATTGTGGGAGGCACGCTTACCTCAGATTGTTTAACGACGGTCGACGGTGGGTAAGTTTAGGTTAGAGTCCTAAAATATCTGCACAACGCGGAATAACAAATCCGCAAGCTTGCCCCGAGGAAGCTAAAAAAATTAAATAACAACAATTTTATATGTCGGCGTTGGTAGAGTGGCTACTACGTAGGTTCAACCCCTAAAACGTCAACAAAACTTTGTGGGGCTAAGGCCCCGGTCCAGTATAATCTGTGTTAGAAAAGAGTTGAAACTGGACATCGACTAACACAAACTGCTTACCCCATCGGGAAAAGCGAGGTGGGGAGTTCTAACGAACTAATCGCCGTCAACTCCGGCGAGGAAGATGGGGAAGCGTCAAAATCTTTAAACGATCCTGGTAGGGTAAAACCTACCGGGGTCATCATCTATTCTATTTCGTAACTATCACAGGGGGCCTGAGTGCCCCCGAGGAGTTTAAAATGAAGACTATAGTATTACAAAGAGTCCCCGATGGGTATCGGGGAGATTTGGACTGTCTAGCGGTGGTAACGCCGCATAAAGAAATTGGCTGCACCCATAGTGGGCACGGCCACGACTATAAAGTCCACATCGTCATCGACGAAACCGTCGCAGGGACGTTGTTCCGTGAACACGGGAATAATGGGGGTGGAAAACCTGCCTGTGATACCTTCTATCCAGCGGAAGGTTGGAAGGTTGAGTATGACGATTACGACGACGATGACGACGACTAAAATTAACCCCAGGTGGGCTAGAAGCCCACTTGGGATATCATCTATTCCATTTTTTAACTATTACAGGGGCCTGAGTGCCCCGAGGAGTTTAAAATGAAAAAAGATAATAAAAAAAACCAACTCCTGCGCTCCTTCGCGCAGGCGGCCAATTTTCCCTTTGCCGAAGCACGAAAAAGAGCGTATTGGTGGGGAATCCCCCACTACTTCTTGGGGGAAGAGCCAAACGGTTCCCGGTGGTGGGTAGAACTCGATTTTACAAAAAACGAGTACCGCATCGTCGTCTGGGAAGGGCGGGAGTGGACCAAAGCCGTAAGAACCGAAGGCTCGAAGTTGACCAAACGCCTGGTCCGCGTAACCAGGTGTCTAAGAGGCTGGAAACAAAAATAAACCCAACCCCAGGTAGGCTAGAAACCTGCTTGGGGTATTATAAAACGTGGGTGTTGGAAAGCATCTTTACAAGGTGCCCTCCACCGCCCACCCAGCCGGGCCGGATTAACCCCTATCCCGGTTACTAAACGGACTTTGCCTACAGTCCAACAACTAAAGTAGGCGCCTTGCCGAGGACGGTATAACTCCCTTTCGGGCCCACCTGATTAACGCCACCGTGCGAGGGGAACGGGTTCAACTCCCGTGGCAACACCAATATGTGGTTTCCAATGACCACGTTCATGACAGGACACTGTTGACGTACAACTGCCATTTGGCGGCGGGCGTCGAGTGTCCGTTGCCCGCCAGCAGTGCCATTGCATGTTTAACTCTGGGAGTCGCGACCTTAGAGTTAAAACCCAATTGGAGAAAAAGCCCGCAAACACACCCCAACCCTGGAGTGCGTTTGCGGGCTTTTTTTATTTCAAATTTTTACGTTTGTGGGGTAATTGCCTACAGGCGTAATTATATTTCAGCCCGCAATATCCTTTCTACGAGAGGGGATGTTGCGGGCTTTTTTTTAATTTAAGGAGAAATCATGTCTCGAAACAAAAAAAATAATATGACCCAACCCCAACCCCAACCCCAACCCCAATTCACTCCCGCCACCCAAATGAACAGTCTCCCGGCACCAGCCGAGGAGATGGTAAGTAGGACCATCGGGGAGTTGATCCAGGAATCAGTCGAAAGGAACCTGGACTTTTCAGGGTGTATACGGCAGGCCGACAAAGAGCTTGACGTCTCGTACACCCCACCCAAAGATGAGGAGGGGTCGGTGAAAAAAAGGGAGTTTCAATTGAGGTTCCGCGACAACAAGAGAATCTCAGACTAGCCTATTCCGGGGGTGGCTCCCCCGGCTCCTTACCATGTTTTTTTAAACCCTGTAACTTTTAAGAAAAGGAGGTCTACCATGATTATCATGCAAGACCAAGTTCAGAATTTTCAGGATATAAACACGTTACATGAGCACGTAGAAGCTCAGGATGTCAGCGAAAGGATCGGAACGGTAAAGCTCCAAGATATGGAGCTATGGCCGAACTCCCTGCGAGTCAGGGATGAACACTACGCGTTGACCCGGACAGGCGTCAACGACGCTCTATCCCTGGCACATTTCCCTCAGGGAGCCTTCATTAAGGTCGAAGAGGAGAAACAAGGCGATATCGACTTGGGGTTGTGTACATACACCAACTCCTTCTATAACCATGCCTCTTGCAAAAATAAGAGGCGCAAGATAATAACCCGCGCCACCACCGAAAACGAAAAGGAGGCGACTGGCCTTGAAAGGGCTGTCATCGGCATCCCGAGTGAGCAATACTATTTGTTTTCTCACGCCGAGGCGCTTGATAAAATCAAGGCCCCGGTTTCCACTCTCCAGGTAAAAAGGGCGCGGGTGACACCGCACTTAATGGAAATATGTGTGGTGGACGACCGCTTCAAAGCCCAAGCGGGCGCGGTTGGAGACATAGTAGAGATTGGGGTTAAAATCCTCAACTCACAAACCCGAGCAAGGAAGCTCCAATTTGGAGCCTTCACATGGCGGCTTTGGTGTACAAATGGCTGCTCCGCAGCCAGCGAAGCGTTTTCGTTTGGATTTGTCCACCGGCAGGGAATAACGGCCATCAATGGCCAGATAGAGCCAGGCATTAGAGACCTAATTGAGAAGACGGAAGTCTTCACAAAGGGTCTTCCGCGTCTGGCAGAAATGCCTGCCGACGACAAGTTCATCCGGCGGATCGAGCCTCGGCTCGTCCAAGGGATGAAAACAGCACCGGCGCAACTGTACACCGAGGGTCTCCGGGAAAACCGGCAAAACCGGTTGGATGTTTGGAACTACGTCACCGAGTACGCACACAAACATACCGGGGGCGACGTCAACAAACAGCAAACCCTGGAGAACCTTGGGTTCTCCATCCTGGAGATGTCCATAAATTAACAACCCAGCCCCGACAGGATAAGCTCCTGTCGGGGTTTTTATTTCCCCAAACACTAACTCTTTGAAAGGAGACTATATGGGAAATTTCTTTTACTGGTCCAATTCGGACCTGAAGAACTTAGAAGCGGCCGCACACCGCGATGGGTACCGGCTGCCCACAAATTTTTACATGAGGCGGTCGGAAGTAACGGCGGACCTTTACCAACAGGAAGAGGTTCGTGATGAGGCGGTAAAGGCCGCCGCGACGGAGTGGCAGAAGCTCCGTAAGGGGATTGCCTGGGTCAAGCTCGATGGAGACGACCAGGAGGTCGGTCCCCGATCGGCTGACTTTTACAAGGAAGCCCTCCCCCAGCAGTTGTTTGACTTGCTGGGAAGTTTTGACCGGAAGGCCGCTTTGGTGGCGGCTATCGAGTTTATACGCACGTATAGACCCGCAGAATAAACTGTGTCTACAGGGGGCTAAATGCCTTCTGTAGACTTTATGCTTTTTATTACATTAACTTTTTAAGGAAATATTATGAAAAAGTACGACCTTGTATGCCCCCATTGCCACGAACCGGAGGTGGTTCACCTCCCGGCACATGCGCCCAATGAGCCCCACTGTACGGAATGTGGGGAGGATGTGGATCTTGACGAGGTCCACACATTTATCAATGGGTGGACCGATTATCTGGCTGACAGAAAAGCGTTTTTGGAGGCAAAAAAATGAATCTGATTGAATTCTTCCGAGGAGACTACACCCTAAAAGTGGAGGTTCTCCTGACGGACCCTGATAATAAAAGGGTCTGCCTGACTATCGTCCAAACTGCCCCTGACACAAGGAAGGCGTTGAGGACCAATCAGTTCTACCTCAAACTGTCGGAGGCGCGGATACTGTTTCAGGACTTTTTGTCCTGTGAATTTTGGGTCGCCAACCGGCGATATCCAAAAAGACAGTTCCGGCGGATCCGAAAGTCCAGCCGGTACCGGGATGTCATTATCCAGCCTAAGGATAATGACCTTTCCTTATCTATTATAGATGGGGAGAAGGAAAATGTCCTTCGGTTTCAGTTGACCTCGTTTGAAGCCGCCGAGATGGCGGACACGGTTTTAGACTATCTGGACAAAAAGCGCCTCGCCTGGGCGATAAAGCAGGCGATAAAATAGGGACTACCGGGGGACACAGTTCCCCGGTAGCCGTCATGGCCCGTAACATTTCTTTTCGGCGGCCTTTCGGTCGCTATTTAAAAAGGAGAATTTATGTATATTCATTTTTCCGAACCGGGCAAAATGCCCTGCCATGCCTGGTCGCTTCCGACGGCAATGTGCCAATCGGGACAAAAGTACCGGTTACAGGGCGACCTGACCGGTAAACCATTTGCCTGTCGTGTGTGTTATGCACACCTTGGGCCTACGTCCTGGAATAAAAACCAGGGATATTTAACAAAAAACTGGGAGGCGTATGCCGCAAATCCAGATGGCTGGGTGATAGAGATTGCCGACGCTATCTGGAATCGACTAAACGCCTTGTATTTCCGGTGGAACCACAGTGGCGATATCCAAAGTGCAATCCACTTAGGACACCTAGTCGGCGTGGCCGAGCTTTGCCCCAAAACTTTTTTCTGGCTACCAACGTCCGAATTTGCCTTCGTGTCTCGATATCTCCGGGACGGTGGCGACATCCCCAAAAATTTATGTGTACGGGTATCGGCCCCACTCATAGACGGGAAACCCCGCATCTTGCGGAGGCCGCACCCCCAAGTGGCATACAGTAGAGTAGTCTACCATGAGGTAGATGAAACCTTGTGCCCTGCTCACAGACAGGAGGGGGTTTGCGGCAAATGCCGCAGATGTTGGGATATTAACGAGAGACTAGTATCCTATCCACTTAAGGTGGGGTACACCTACTGGCCGTTACTAACAGCCAATAGGCTAGGTCTAATAAAATAAAACCGGGCCGGGGAGGATAGAACCTCCTCGGTTCTTTATCTTTTACTTTTAATTTTACTTAACAAAGGAAAGGAGATTTGTATGAAAGACAAATCTCATCTTACCACCACCTATGACGCCTACAACACCGCCCGGATCCTCGATGACTACGTCAATGGATCCGGCGGCTTCACCGAAGTTTTTGCTGAGAGTTTCAGCTTGGAAGAAGCGCGGGTTGTGTGTAAATTTTTCTACCACTCCCTCATCTACTATGGAGGAAAAGAGGTAGGCATTGACGGGCGGAACGAATACTACGTAGGGGTCTGCAAAAAAATCAGACCAAAACATCACGCCATGCAAGTGGCAGACTGCGCAACGTACAACGGGAACAAGGAAGAAATACCGTACCACCCTGAAGAGTACGCCGTGTCCAGATTTCTGGTACGGTGGTTGAAGACTGCTTCGATGTCTGAACAGAAGAAATTCTTTCACTTCTTCAGGGAGGACACGCACAACATGCTCCAGTCCTATTTTGTAGAACTGGCCATCAAAATGTGTCTTTACTGGCACGCTAGGCTCCCAGAACTAAAACCGCTAATAAAAAGTATTGTAGATGCAGGTCACTACATAAATACCCGCGATTTACACTACTAAAAAGAACCCGGCGCTGGCCATAAACCGGCGTCGGGTATCATAACCTATTTCGTTTCTTTTTAGGAGAAATCCATGAGATGTACGAAAGAACAACTGGACCAATGGGTCCAGATACTAACCAAACTTGTCCCACCACCCAAATGGTGTCGGTGGGAATACCGAAATGAGTATGGTCATGGGATTTTCCCCGTAATCATAAAAAATGGTGCCGTTTACGCCAACAAGGTGCTCGGCGGGATGGTCCACAATACCAAACCAGAGTTACTGTCGCACATCAAGTTTACGGTTAGTGTTATTCAAGCCCTGAAGGGGGGAGAGTAATGTATTTCAAATTTAAACTAAACGTAGTCCGGGAGGCCCTATCCTCTGAGACTATTACCATCAATCTCCGGGGGCCTAAAGAGGCACCGGTATTTTCAAATGGACTTCTGTCCGAAATTCTTGAGGCCAGTGAGGTTGAGACCTCGGTTTCTGTGTCCTCCAAGGACATCAGAGATCTACTAAAAACGCATGGGCGGTACAAAAAGTATATGTACTGCTTGGTCCAGAAGGATTACCTTCTAGTGGGATTTTCCCCACTCAAAAAAAGAAAATAAACCTGAGCCTGGGTGGAGGTAGAACTTCCCCGGGCTATTATCTTTAATTTCATAACTTTTTAGGAGACTACTATGGATTTTTTAAAGCTTATCAGAGAAGAAGAGTACCAGACAGTAGTGCGCCAACTGGCGCATGAAGACGGGATCGAAGTGGTCCTATCTATTCCCGGAGTATGGGAGCTGGTGGCGGAGTTTTATAACAACGCCGCCATTGAGTTGTGGCAGAAGGAACTCCCCTTTACGTGGGAGGAGGATGGTCACGAGGTGGTATTGGAACTCCTGGAGACGGGCACGAAAGTCGTGCTACGCCAGTCCGACCGCCCGTGGTCCAGCCCGGGGTTTTCCCGCCTGGAGTACGAAGTCTACCAAACGGGGTTTACCCCCATTTTTGAGAATGACGACTTCGCAGTTCCGACGGGGGCGGGTTTAACCCTCAGGTCGACTTTAAGCCTACTGCGCCACCTCACAGACCCACATAAGCTGGGTCGGGAATTTGACCTCAACCAGCTCGACTGGTTAGAGACTTATGGGGGGGAGATCGGAGGATTTGCTGCCGATTGGCGGCAAAGGCTCGACATATAAAACTAAACCCGGGCGGGATGACTCCTGTCCGGGTTACTATTTCTATTTTAAGGAGAAAAATATGAGCTACAAACACCCCGAAGGGTGGATCAAGCGTGGGGAGAAACACCACTTTTTCGTGGACGGCGTCTCCCTGTGTCGCCATTTCTACCAATTCACGTACGATAACCCGTCCGAACACGACGGGCTGTACAACTTAATGGACTGCGCCGAGTGCCAGTCCAAACACAAGCATTTAATCTCTGAAAGGAGATTTAAAAATGGATAAAAACTGTGAGGACTGTGGTACCCCCATTATACGAGGGGGGATGGTTGTCGTCGATGGCGCCGTGAAGGCTGGCGACGTTTTACTTTGCAGCGAATGCAAAAACAAACAAAAAATTCGTACGCATAACGCCCTCACCCATATGTACGGGCAGATGGCGATGGACGACTAAACTGTGCCCGGGTAAGGATAAAACCTTGCCTGGGTTTTATTTTTTTATTCCCTAGTTTACTTTAAGGAGACTTCTATGGATAAAAACTACACCGACCCCAAAAAGTGTTGGCCCCCAAAAATGGACAAAGACCTCGATCTGATTTTTCGGATCGGGGACACGATGTCAGACTTTTTGGGGAGGCACGGGGTGGCTGGCCAACTTGATGGCCCATACCAAGCGTGGGCACACCCCAATTACCACAGGGAGACCCCCGAGACAATTAGGGGGGACAGCTCCATCGGAGATGGGGGGTTAAATGACAAAGTCCTTAGGTCAGCCACTGCATTTGTGGCGTACAGCTTGTCTATGACGAGTGCCCCGACTGTCGAAGTATCTGTTTGACATGTTACGCGTGTGGTGGGGTATGGAAGCCCAAGACCCCGCCGGAAAGTCGGGAATGTCCAGAAACCTGCATCCACTGCGGGACTTCCTGCTGCCCTAATTGCGGTGGGGAGATATATCGCGTTGAGGAGAGGGATGGAGTAGAGGAGCAGTACAGAAAAGCGTGTTCATACTGCTCCTGGCGACACTGCGGGGGGTGCATTTAAAATAAGGCCAGAGGGGGTTGAAAGCCCCTCAGGTCATCATCTACTTCATAACTTTTTCAAGAAGAAAGGGTATGCTATGTATAGATCAACAAGCCAAGTTATCTGCAAAAACCGAAAAACAGGCGAAGAAAAAACATATAGCGGATTAGAACCATGTGATGCTCTGATCGTCATTTACGCGCAGAGCATCGGAGACTTTAATTCGGCGCACTACGGTAAATACTGTGCATACATACGCCGGGACGGGGTTTACAAATATGAACTTGGGGACTGGTATGTTGCCACTCCAACCTAAATAAAAACCAGATCTGAGGGGGCTTACCCCTCCTCAGGTCATCATCTACTTTATTTCTTTATTAAGGAGAATTCTATATGAGAAAAATAAGCGAGACACCGAGGGACTGTTATGAGTCCTTCTTTGCGACGTCGTCGCCCATTGTGACCATCCGTCAGGTTTTAGGGATACCTAACCCTGATGAGTTTGGTATTGTAGGTGATGACGGGGCTTACAAAATATGGTTTGAGGGAACCCCTATCCAAAATTATAGGGGGGAAATTGTATCGGGAAGCTGGCCGCAGTTCAACCCCGTGGAAAAAGCACGTCAGGAGAGCCTACCCCACCTTGGAAAAGTGTGGGTTATCTGGAGTCATGATCTCGAACTCCTCGGGGAGTGGAAACAGGCCCTAAAAAAGGGTGATCCAAATTACCGTGAAGCGGTAACGGAGGATATCGTCATCATGTGGCGGTGGTTTGAAATAGACAACCCGTTTCTTTTCATCCATGACCTGCACCTGCCAAGGTCGATACCCCTACTAGACTGTGCCCGAAATGACGAGTTTCTCAGGTGGGCATACACCCTCAAATTTGAGGATATGACCCCCCACGAAGAAAAACACGCCATGAAGCACTGGATGCCCTCCGGTAAATGCAACCAGCACCTTGATGGCAAATTTCGCGTCAGAAAGAACCGACGCGGACTTTGGAAATGGTCGTGCGGTTTCTGCGGGGAACGGGGCACGGAGAAGTTTAAAGCACCGAGTGAGTGCCCCCTTTGTAAAAAGTAAACCCAGGGCCAGGAAGGATTGGAACACTTTCTGGCCATTATCTATTTATTTACTTCATAACTTTTACAAAGGAATGGTAAATGACATATAGACCAACAAGCAGAGTCGTCTGTAAAAACCGAACTTTTTTAAAGGGGTGGCCATGTGTAAAATGACTTTTGGGTACGTGGAATCATTCACCCATTTTAATGTCTGCGCAGATTGGACCCCCGACTGCGCGGAGATCAAAGACAAAGAGAAGTGTCAAGGGTATGAGCCCGCCACTGGGCCATGCCCTTACTTATAAGGAGCGACCTATGTTCAGAATTGTGGCAACACAATGCTTCTGCGACCTTTCCGTTTTCACCATAAACGGAGAGACCGCAGCCTATGAAGACTTCGGCGACAAGTATGACGCCGATGAAGAAAACGCACCCGACTATGGGTGTGGTAATATGAAATTTTTTCCCAAACCCGCAACCCAAGCGGTACTGGATAAGTACCGCACCACCACCGACGAGTACAACGAGATTTGCGCTGCGCTAGAAGCGGCGCTATCGTTTGGTGAATGCGAGTGGTGCTCCTGACAAACCTATGCCCCCCGACTGTGACCAACTAGGTCATAGTCGGGGGCTTTTTTTATTTGCCTTCGTTCAAACGATCCTGCCTGGCCCCGCGATAAAACACTGCAAACTCCTTTTTTCGTAGTGGGACTACCGTCAAGTCGGTGGCATTTACCGACGCCAACCTCTCGGTCAGCTCTACCATCGCCTTATCCAATTCTTCATAATCATCTTTCCACTCCAGAAGGATGTGGGCCATCCCCCAGGCTGCTTTGCCGTCCTCGGTCCGCGTCGTAGTACCCGAAACTTTCATATGGTTTTCCTCTCTGCTCAAAAAACACCGTTATCATTACCCAGAAAAAGGCAAGCACGATAAGGGCAATGAAGACGACCAGGCCCCAAAATAAAACCTCATGGAACCACTTCCAATTTTCCTGTTGACGCATTTGCTTACGGGACATGATGGTCTTTAAAGCCCCCTCCGCCCGTATATAGATGCCTGATATTAAAGTTCGATGCGCCGCCATGCGTGCCTGTCGTTTTTTATATTCCGTAAATTTCTCACGGCGAATCTTAGCCTTCTCCGCCTCCGTTAACTCGGGCCCCGTTTCCAACTCGGGCACTTTCCATTGATTATCTGTCACAAACTGCCTCCGGCGCGTTGTTGGTTTTACCTCTCCTTGACATAATTGATGAAGTTCCCCTAGAACTTCCGGTGCCTCCTCCCCTTTTTTCGGAGGCTCTAGCCTCCTTAATTTCTTTTTATCCATATTTGTCCCCTAAAGTAATTCCACAAATCCCGGTTCACCGCAGGAGCATTCCCCAACCGGATTAGTCTTAAAATGAACAACGTCTTTTTTACCGCCAAGCTTCATACGCTCAATTAAACAGCGTTCACAACAAATATGGGTTGGTAAGGTTACGGGGCCTGCACCGTGTTGTTCATAAAAGACAATCTGAGTTCCTACCTCTGTGATTTTATTTTCGCCCACTACTTTTTGGTCATAATCACATGTAATCCATTTGGGGTGGTCGTCTTTTATCCAGCCGGTACCTTTAACTGCATCCAGTACCGGCTTACACCCCCCTATAAAATTGTCCAAATCGTAAAAACCTCTACGAGATTTTTGGTGGGCGGTAATACTCATACGACGATGGGTGTCCCTATGGTCGCCGTGGGGGGCAAAAAGGCGTAAAAGGTTTAACCAATGGTTCTTTAATCTAGCGTAGGAGCGCCAGTGTCTACCTTTCCACGTATTTAGAGACGGAATGCGCGCCGGTATAAAGATATCCTTTTCAACTACCAAAGACATAAAAACTCCTTGACCTATTCTACCGCCTTATGTAGAATGAAATGGTAAGATAATAGTTAATGGGGGTGACGTGACCCATTGTGCCTTTTAATCCTATCCCCCCTCCAAACCGGCAGGCAATGCTGGCTTGGAGGGGGGATTTTTTATTAACTCCGTGTATATTACCTTTTTATCTTTCTTTGTCAAGGGCATTAGTAAAAAAATTCCGCCCAGCAGGGCGGAAAATATAACTAGAAACAAAGCTAGGATAGAATTGTAGACCACCAGTAACTTCTGGTTTTGGATTCCTCTATTTTTGTCGCCTCAAGTTTACGCTGCCACTCAGTCTTTTTACGGCGGAGATACGTGTATACTTGTTTATGCGTTTGTTCCACTAAAGTTTTTTTCTCACTTTTAGTCTTATCCGGCGTGCCCCGCGCTTTTTCAAAAGCATTAGTTATACGCCTGACTATTGCCTCATACTGGGGAGTATCTTTTTTCTTTCCCACCTGCCCTTTTTTTCGCACAACCCGGATCTTTCCACCTTTAGTACCCAGCTTCTTTGCTCCCTGCACCACTTGGGTGTCGGCAAATAAGCGGTGTTGGTTCTCGCGGAGCCATTCTTTTATTTTACCCCACTCAGTCTTATACTCTAACTTCATACGCTCTACTAAAAGAAGAAAGTCCCCCTCGGGGTTTGCCCCAGGAGACCACCGAGCCTCCAGGAGATCGGCGGCCGCCTTAAAGGCCACTTCTACACCCTCACGTTGAAGTTTAAGTGGGCGCTGGGTGGTTCTGTAGGTCCAACGCCAGGTCTCTAGGGAATGATAGATCTGGGACGTGGCAGCGATCACGTCGTCCAGGTGCTTTGTCTCTATCTTCTTGTATTCCTCCCAGTAGGTGGTGTACAGTTTGGCGTAGATCTTATCTAGCTCATCAGTTTCTGAGGTATTCTGAGTCATCTCCACTTTATCATAGAACTCCTGGGATATGGCGTTCCATTTAGCGGTTAAGGCTGCCATCTTCTCGGCCTTCCTGGCATCGAGCTTTTCTCCCAATTTTTCTGCGTAAAGTTTTACCTCGCGAGCTTCCAACTCCTCAACATCCTTTTCCATTTGAGCTAAAAACTTCTCAGCCCCCTGTCGCTTCTTCTTTAGTTCACGTTCCACCGTAACCTGCGCCCTGGTGTCGGAAAACCGTTTCTGCATTTTTTGAAAGTAGGCTTTTTGGTTCTTGGTCATCCTCTCTATTGTTATTCGTTCGGTGAGAAGAAGTTCCACCATACTGCTGGCGGAGGGCTTACCCATTAACCGATTCCACTGATCCAACTTCATGTTAACGCTTCTTCCTTCGCGGTACCGGGGGTTTATCTGCCGGTGGCGTAGCCGGTGACGGTGTTGGTTTATCTGCTGAGGCGGGTGGGATGCCCTTTTTGGCTGGACGAACTTCCTTTTGGGGTGTGGTGTCCCAAGATTTCACCGTATCCTTAATCTCCTTCAGGACTTCTATTGTATCAAACTCTACATCGGAATTTTGCAGCTCACGTATTTTATCATACACCAGCCCCACAACTTTTTGGACTGGAACAAAGCCTATGCCGGCCACTTCGGGTAATTTCTTTTCCATCACGGGGGCCAGGTACGGTGCCCCTTTTATCTTTTGCGCTATTTTCTTCATGAAAAACCTCCTTAGTTTTTGTTTATTATACTGCAAGGACTTACAGGTGTCAAATATTTTCTGCAAACATACACTGTAACATACAAGCCACACATAAGTCCTCAGGTACCAGGGAGCGGTGGCGCCTTTTGCATATATAGTCTCCATCACCCGCCCCGGCCTGATCTATAATTCTATGGTATTTTCAAATATTTAACTCAAATGACCGCTCCAACTCCGCCACTATTACCGGATCTTTTAGGTAGCGTCGGATGGCGTCTATGGTGGACATAACACGGACAGTTTGGTACTTTTTATCCCAGGACTCCATAATACCTAAATACTCGTCCAGGTCCACCAAATTGATTGAATCCAACCGTCTACGACAATACTTCTTACCCACTTGAATTACGTAGCTGTCAAGTTCTACCATCACGCAGCCCCTTTAGCAGCTTCGCTATAGTCACGGGGTGGCCCACTATGTATTCATTACGGGGCATCGTACCCGAAAAAGATAACGGCAGCGCCATCCCCACGAAATTAGGCGGAGCCACCATGTATACCTCGGGATCTGGAACTTGAATTAACTCGGTTTTTGTTGCCTTCCAGGGGTTTAATGAGAAAATCCTCTCCCACCACCCCCTTTTTACCTCTACGCCCTCCTCCACCGTTAAAAAGGGATCCTCATACATAGGCACGCCATCGTAACTTTTTACCACCATAAGAAAGCCTCCACATCTGGATTTTTTGCCTCAAACATTTTCTTGAAGATCATGAAACACAAGTATGTGTCGTATTTCGCATCATGAAGGTTATGCCTCGCGGTTGGGATCTTATAATACTCAGCCGCCTCCTGCAATTTCGGCCATTTGTAACCCTTGTGTCTGGTACCACTAGCTGTTATTTTCACAATATCCGTATTAGAAAGCATCGTACAAAATTGCTCCCCGTCCCCCACCTCGAAAGGCAGGAACTGGTAGTCAAACTTAATGTTGTGCGCAATAAACCGATCGGCCGTCTCAGCGAACGCCACAAAATCTGTATCCTCGTCAAAATGCGCAAACCACCCATCCTCATGCCCTTTACGTTTTTCTATAAGAACATCCCTGAAAAGACCATTTACCTTAGCCGCCGCTGTGTTGATTCTGGTACGGGGCAGATAGAACCGCTCAAAGTCCCCGGCAAAGATAAACTTCCCGTCTTGAAGTACCACCTTCAAAGCCGTTACAGCTAAAACACAGGATGACTTTTTTATGCCATTTGTCTCGAAGTCAAAGAAAACCAACTCCAGAGTGGGCTTTTGTTCAAGTGGCGGCGGAGACAAGTCTTTTATAACTTCCGTCGCCGGTACTACGGCCTTTTGGGTTTGCGCCACTACCGGGGGTTTGGGTGAGGGGATTACCGGAGCAATTGGCATTTGAAAATCCGCCGGGTCTAAGGGTTGGGCTTCTGGCGGTATGGGGGTTTGCCAACTAGCAGCCATTTTTTTCTCCTGATCTATCTTAGCCGCCAAATCACTGAGTTCTGCCGACACTGGGTCTGGGATTTGTGACATGAAATAATCCACCGCCGCCTGCAAGGACTCCTCCTCCGCCATTTTAGTTATAAATAAAAGCGGGGCTACAGTGACTTCCTTGTACTGGAAGGCGCCGGTGTCCCGGTGCATTGATATTTGATTTTTCAAAATGCCCCGGTGCGCCAGGGCGTCTAAAAATTCATCCATTGAAAACTGATTCATATATTCCTCCGGTTTTATGTGGGTTAAACAACATTTAACATCCGCTTCCAAGACACCGGTCATGTGAAAGATCGGTGTCGGGAATAACTCTCCGCGATCGTAGCAAAAGGCATTGTCGTGCCTTCGGTAGGTCATGCGTGAGGGCGGCAAACCGTGACCAGTCAACACCTCCACAAGTTTATGATAATAAGTCTCCACTGAGTTTTATCTCCGTTTTTGTCCCGCCAGCGTCTGAAAACACTACTGCATTCCACCCTACAATTTGCCCCTGTAAGAAAGGGCTCCCCACATGAGGCGCTGCGGCGCCCTTCTTCATATACGCTAGAGTGAGGTGCGGTTTATAATGGGGGTGAGTGGTTGTAACTTTAAGATGCTCGGTCAGCAACTGATTTAGTTCTGTAAAGTCCGGTGAGAGCACCTCCACCAAGAGTATGTCCTCCTCATCGTTTTCAAAAACAGATGTGGAGCCGAATGAGGCGGTGAGGCGCGATTTTAGCTGAACAATCTTTGCTACCTCTTTAGGCTCCTTTGTGTGGATTCCGTACTTTATGGTGATATGGGGCTCGTCCTCTGCCTTTAGAATCTGGTCTGGGATAAGGTTGGCTGAGACCCAATCTTTGATTTTAGCCACCAGCTCCGGGGAGCATACAACCCCAACATAGCCAAAATCATAACCCTCGTCAAGACGACCGTGGATTATATTATAAATACCCGTTTGTCTGTCCATCGTCTTTTCCTTTCCATTATGTATAAGAGCAATCTAATCTAACAGAAATTTATTTAAACTCTGCTAAATAGTCTTCTACGGAGATAATTCCTCGCATAAATTTTTGATAAATGTTTCCAGGGGGTTTTTGGTAGGGAAGCAATGATCCATCTTGACCCGGAACTATAGATGGTAAATCAGAAATTGCATCAACAACTGTAATTGCCGATTTTTGGAAGTTAAAAAGATTGCTCTCTGTGTTCATAGTTGTGATAGGGTCAGGCGGCTGAATTTTTTCAGATGATTTATTTTGGCCAACCAGAAAAACTCTTTTTCTTCTTTGCGGTATTGCAAAGTTTTCTGTGTTTAAAACCCACCCGGTAATCGACGACATAACACTATTGAAAGATTCTTTAACTTCTTCAAAAACTCTCCCCTTCTCCATATTGAGAAGTCCAGCTACATTTTCAAAAACAAAACCATCGGGGTTCACCTCATTAATAAATTCCTTGTAGTTAATAAATAGTAAATTTCTTTTGTCCTTCATGGTTCGTTTATTGCCCGCTGTTGAAAATCCTTGGCAAGGAGGACCGCCAAGTACCCAAAAAGGCAATTCCTTATGTTTTTCTTTTGCTTTTATGGCAATATCAACAAGAATTGAAAAGTTTTTTTCATCCGTGATACTTCCTACTATCACATCTTGATGTACGTTGGCTGCGTAAGTTTCTAGGAAACGAGATTCAATATCATTGGCTATAATAGGTATCCAACCAGCCCATTTAAAACCCAAGCCCATGCCCCCTGCACCTGAAAAAAGATCTACAAAAACTCCAGGATTACCTATCGTGTTTATCACTTGCTTAGCAATTTGAAACGTTAACAATGGAGGAACCGCATTTCCTATTTGGTTGTTTATTGCAGTTTGTGAGCCGAAAAATTTAAAATTATCGGGGAAAGATTGTAACCTTGCAGCTTCTCTTTGGGACAAAACGCGGTCTTGATTATAGTGAATATGACACCCATTTCCTGGACGATTAAAATATGTGTTTATGGTGTATGAGGGCTTATGGGGCAGAAGTCTTCCATAATAAGTAGAACGACTACCTTTCCCTTGGGCATAGCTTTCTCGAATTTGTGCGATTCTCTTAGACGGGACATGTTCCGGGATATTCTTCCAATTGCCACCAGGTGGAACAGATTTCACAATTTGCATATCTAGTTCGCTCAAACGCGAACTGAAATGATTGTGAATTTGATGAGGTTCGCTCTTCGTTATATTATAAATACCTCTTTGTCTATCCATCTTCTTTACCCTCCCGTTTTCATTATACTTTAAGCCTAGAGATAACTGCGTAATGCTTTACCATATCCCCTTCTTGCACGGAGGTGATATTGTAAAAAAAGTGGCGATTGTACTCCTGCGTCTCCTGTTCTAGCATACCAAGCCACAGCATGACGACCTTTACAAAGAACAGGGGATCGGACAAGTGGTAGAGACCCGGAGTGGACAATACCAAAACGGGGTATGCCTCATATACTTTAGGCTCCAAGTTCTTAAGGTCGTCAGCTATATGCATAGGGCCGTTGGCACATGGATAACGAAAGATTAGGGCGGGGAGCACCAACCAATTTTTGGGAATTAAATTGGGGTCAAACTTATAAAGGTCCATTTGCCCCTTACAGTCTTGTTCCCGGTCCCGCCAGACCTGGGTGTCCGGTACCATCTGTATTTCTTCAATTTCTTTCATAGTAGTTCCTTTCATAATAGTTCCTCACATGTTTTACACCATATGGCACTTCCCATTCTCTGTAGGTACAAGTCATGCCCCTTATGTCCTTCCAGCCGCTTTACCCCCTCTTGGTGGTACTGCCACTCCACGAGCCTACCGCACAAAAATTCATGGAGAACCTTGTCGAGCTTTCGCCTATTTAGCTCAGGAAACTCCGCGAGAAATTGACTCTCCGTTTCGTTTTGTGGGGTAAAGACAACAAAGTCACCATCTATGGTCGCTTTCACAGCGGTATGCCCTCCTCCAGCCGTGCCAACATGGTCTTTATCTGGGCCACACCCCCGGGGGTTTTAAAAGCTTCTCGCGGCGTCATTCCCAAAGGCATACTAAACGTCTCCAGCCACTCCGGGTACGCATCTTTTAAAAGGTACTGTAAACGCTCCACTAACTCCATGAAGATCTCCCCGTCAGGCTCTGGAAGCGGCGCGTGGTTAACCAGGAGCCTTGAGAGTTTACTTATAACCTCCCGGTTGTGGAGACACGAGGGACACAGTAGTGAGGCTCCGGTTTTTTTAGCGCAGGAGGCACACTCTTTAAATTCCATCCAGTGGCCCAGATCTTGACAAGTTGTAGGCTCGGGGTCTGGTCTGGGGGAGGGGATGAGGGTGATACCTAACGTATCACCCACCTCAAATGGTGTCGTTTCAGTTTTTGATGGTACATTTGGCTCTAACGTGTAGCCGAAGCTCTCTTCCATAAACTCACACATAACAGAGTGCGGGATAAAGTCCCCTTTCTGTGTCACTAACCCTTTGTTGTAGCAATCTATACATATATAGTGTCCCTCAACTTTATACTCTAACAGCCTGCATACTTTACAAACGTCACAGTAGAAGTCCCCACGACTGGGCCCCTCCTGTTGTTTCAAACAATCCGGGCATGTCTTACCCCGAAGCACGTCCGGGGGGAATAAGTTTCTACATATATGGCACATGGAGCCCAACTTTTCAATCATATTTTTCTCCTCTTCTTGAATAAATATTTTAGTTTTGCCCACCACCCAACCGCAATATACTTTGCACGGACTTTTCTGCCGTCGGGTACAGCTTTGGTGGTGAGTTTTAGTACTCCGCAATGGTGACACACATATCCGAACATCATCCCGTCATCCACGCGGGCAGCCAGGCGTCCACAGTGACCACAGATACTGCGCCCCACAAAATAAGCGAGAAGGCGTTTAATCATGATTTTCACCATCGAGTCAACTGTTACTTTCATTTAGTTTCTCCTTCATAAGCCATACTGCTGTAAGTATCTCCCGCGAACACACAGGACAGGTTAGTTTAAGATGGAGGTCGGGCTTCCTTTCCGCCTCCACCACCAACTCTTCTATTACCCATTCTCCATGACACGGTTTGCACTCAGAGACTAACCACGCTCTGATGCGCTGTAGTACATTCTGAGACATAACCTTCCAACCCCCAAACGGCCTACACTTCCTCCAGCACAATTTCACCCACAAGGGAAAAAAAGTATGTTTTTTTACGCAGTGGGCACTTCGCTGTATTACACATACACCGCTTCTTGTCCCCTGAAAACTCCATTGCCCGTAGGCACACAGGACAAAAAACCGCTGACACTGCCACATGCCCTGAGGTTTTAACCGGGGTCTTGGAGGCGGGGATATTGCGACACCGTTTACATGTGGGGCGGCCGCACAGCGACTGGAACGTCTCATTTTCCGGTATTGTTCTACCGCAGCTACTACACTCCGGAGGGGTTCTCCACTCCATTACCACTTTACACCTCCTTATGCCGTCCGGCGGCCATGCAAGCCCCGCACACAACGATAGTGGCGGACTCTGACCCAATCTCTTCCGGAATAGGGTCCGCTGTGGTAAACTCATATCTAACAAAGCAGTCCCCCCGATCGTCGGTAAGTACTGTCCTGGTATCTGTCCACATCTTACCGCAGCAAACACACAGCCGTAAATTCCACCTGGCCATCACTTTTTATCCGTCTGCAACACACCCCGCTTCTCGCGATCCATCTTCCTCTTTTCGAGCCACAACCGCGCTTCTTCGAGCTTGGTTATAACAAGGTCGGTTTCGCGAGAAGGGATTAGGGTATTGTAATGTTGATGCAGCTCTATTACAAAGTCCACTAAATGGGTGGGGAAACACCCGGTGGTGGACCCCTTTTCCTTGGGGTGGCCCACCTGAAGTTGGCAGGTTAATTTCCCGTTTTCAAATGTGATGGCCTCGTGAATGTCCTGGCCTACTGTGTTAAGTGCCCCAAGTTTTTCTGCTACTGTTAACATTTTATTTCTCCCTCAAAAAGTACTTCTAACATACATTTACTCCCCCGGCCATAAAGCGACTAGCGCAACACTGGACTCCGGCACCTTGGTTATCCGCACGGACACACCGCAGAGGTCGCAAGGGTCGACTACCAACGTAAGACCCCCATAACTCCGCTCCACCGTGGCTACAGCGCCCTGGGGTATCTTATGTTTACCATTTTCTATGGGTTTTAATAATACCACCCTGGCGCCTACCCAATCCTTTTTAAGTTTGGGGTTTTTGGGGCGACCATCTACATTACGGCACGGGCACCAGTTATAGGAGCACTGATCGGAACACTTACACAAAAGGGTTCCACAGTGCCGACAGCGATCCGCGCACGCGCTACAAACATATTTTAAGCATACAGAACACCGCCCCAAAAACCGCCATTTGTCGCGTGCCCGTACCCGGCCGCACGCGCAGGAGTGGGTAGGTTTTTTCGGGATGGGTATTTTTTTACTCACCGCAGTCCCCTTAACTTTATCTGATCTTTAAAAATGTAATCGCTGAAATGTCCTTCATTAGAGCCTGTCTATTTTTCTTGAGTTTCCCGTCCCGCAGGAAATTCCACGCCCGCACAACTGTTAGAATCTTAACCCCTGGCGTCAACTTCCCGGTTTTAGTCACCAGTTGATTCAGCAGTATCTGCCGCAGATACCATATCACGTCCTTTTCCTCCTGGAGCCCGGAATGGAGTTGGCCAAAAAACCGTTTCGCCTCCTTAGGATCTTTCTTTACCATTTCATGATAAAGGAAAAGCATAACACCACCAGATATGAGTTTAGGGGCTGTCAGCTTTGCCGTAAATGCGGCTTGACTTTTTAACTCTGGTCTTTGCTCCAAACCGCCCAACACCGCCCTGTTAGCCATAGCGGCTTTCCCTAAATGCCAATAGCGCCCTTTCGCGTAGCCGTTTATCCAACGTATGGCACTAGAAATGGCTCGACTATGTCTTTTGACCACACCCGCAACAACCAGGACGTCTGCGGCGCTTCGGGCAAGACCACAATCTATAGTTTGCATGGCCTTTGGATCCATGTTGTACACCACATCGGTTACTACCGCGATGTCCGCCGTAATGATCCCCATTAAGCGGTGCTGACCGTCCAGAAGGTTACCGAACCAATCGAACTTTATGGGGTTCTCGTCGTACACATACCCTCCCTGTCTGATATCCTCCGCGATCGCCTTATAATAGGCTGGGCGTATAGTGCGATTGCACTTATTATGGCGTAGCATTTCCCGCGCCCTATCTGGGGTAACAACCACCCCAACCTCGCGGATAATTTCTGGTTTATCGTCTGTCATAGCGTTTATCTCCTTATAAAGTTGTAATAAAATTTTAACACCTGTTTTTTGGGGGGTTACTGCAACTGTGGATTGTGGTCACCGGCAACGGTTTCCGGTATACAGCCCGCCGTGTACTCCCCAGTTTTTGTGTCGTACTCCACAGAAATTACTCTAAGTACCTGCTCCCCGTGGCATATGTACATAAGCCTTTGTGGGGGATGGGACATTTCTACTATAATGTCTTCTTTGTCGTTGAGACCTAATTTAACTTTCATGCGCCTGACGTCCTTTCTTCGCGTACCTTCCCGAAAACACTAGATAGAAGACGCTCCCTAAGTGCTTCCTTCACCTCATACTCCGACTGGCCCAGTTTCACATCAGCCGACACCACCGTCGCCGTCGGAAAATGCGTCATGCGAATACGTCTGCCTGTTCTCACCGACATCCCGAACGTGTCTATACGCACATCCTTCATCACCGCCCCTCTGTCAAACATGTCTCTTCTCCTTTAGTCTAATATGGGTTGGTTGGGTAATTTAACTCTCATAAAATGCATCCAGCGGTTGTACTACCTTAAGCGGCCCATCTACTGCATTAAACGGGCCGTCCATGACTGTTGAAACAACATTATTTATTACCCCGTCCGGATACTCATACACCGCAACCGAGACAAAGGTTTTACAATCGACGCACTCGTCGCATCCATCCATTGTAACCTCCCCCGAGTGGAAGTCCCACATGTATTCGTGTCCCATTCCGCGCTCCGGGCCATCTGCCCCATGCTCAGTCAACTCGAAGTATTCCGGGGTCAGTGTTAACCTCTGACCACAAGCACTGCACTCCAGTATCAGTTCTCCGTCTAGTTTTATTGTTTCTGAAACATCCTCACAATGTGCCGCCCCGCGTGTGTCTCTATAAAACCGATCGGCCTCGGCATCGCGTATCTCCAACCACTTCAAGTCCCCTTCCTCGCCAACGCACCCCCCATTTTTTATCACCCACGCTACAAACCTCTCATTGACGCTTGCCTGTGAAATGTTGCTTCGCACCTTGATCTTAGTCCGGCGCGAGGACATGGATGCGGGCAGGAAAAACTCAAGATATTTCCAGGTGTCATGTTTCTTTTTTACTTCTGGCACCCCACTCCCCTCAATTTCAATATCAAAAGGATCTGGTTTGCGCTTTACATTTTGTGTCTTGTCCTTATTCATTTGATTTTTACTCCGCTTGTCCGCAAGGGATAGCAAGATAGTCAGCAAACAACTCAACCTTCTGGTATGGCGCACGTCGAAGGAAATCAGCCAAGTTCCGCACTGTAACCTCTACAAGGACTTTGCCCTTTTCTATGCGGACGACAGTGCCAATAAGCTTCATCTTTATCTGATCCGGCCCCAAGTCAATTACCGCCAATTCAATCCATTTTGGGTAATGCTTCTCACCCCACTCATCCTTGCGGGTCTTTCTAAGGCTCCGACAGTGAAGGAGGTGTACTCTCTGGTCTTTATTGTCCTGGGCCGCATAATACATTTCTCGTAATTCACTCCCCGTCATTTTTAATCTCCCCATCCTCCGGCGTAAGGGGGTTTTCGGTCACTTGATATATAAGAACCTCTCTGCACTGCGTACAGATGTAGTGTGCGTAGTGTTCTCCTTTCTTGTCTGTGTTTATGGACAAAATAGTCTGGGGTCCAGTGTGCTTGCATTCTGTCATAAGCTTTCTCCGTCCCGACACCTGTATGACCACCGCCACTCCTCCGGCATTTGTCTTTGTATATTCCCTAGTCCATATCTCTCCAACCAGTATTTCTGGACCTGATCCTTGCTCACGCCGTAGTGCCGGGCAACTTCTGTCGAAAACAACATGAACCACCCTTGCCAATTTTCAATACCATATTTTCCCGCCAAGTCCTCATACAGCTCCGGGGTTTCCCCCACCACACCCAACATCTGCTCCACAGTGTCGGGACCGGCAAAGGATTCGTCCTCTTCCTTTCGCCAATCTGCTCGCTTAGCATCGCTCGGCACCGCTGCCGGAAATTCATAAACTTTATCACCGGACCTAAACTTTATCGTGGGAGCATTCCACATTTATCTTCCTCCACCGCAATTTTAAACTTTTTTACCCGTCAATCGGCGCTCGATCTTACGTACCGCATTTTCAAGCGCCAGTAGTTTGTCACACATATTGTCGCTCCGGTCGCAGGTCCATCTCACCGCCCACTTTCTATCCTATTGTCCACCACAACCTCGCTCTTTTTCATATCATCATTCATTTACATTACCCCATAAATTCGAGTAACTTTAAAAGCTTCATTTTCAAAATTAGAAAATCTTTTTGATCCTAAAGGAAATTGGAGTACAAATTGGGGATATTTACTTTGTACTCGGACTTTTTTGTATATCTCCGTAGAAGGGGAATTTCCTTCCTGTTTTTGGAGACTGCCCACCGCTTACACTCCACGATGACTCCCGTTTGACTGCTTTGAAGAAGATACATCACCTCATCGGGATCTTCACCCCGGCGCTTGCACCGCTCCAAAGCAGCATCCTTACAAATATCTATAGACATTTTATATCTAAACATATTTTCTCCTTTTAATTGACGGTTTACCTGTCCCCCGATAATACCCAATTTATAATGCAGTTAAGCCACTTATCCTCTGACTCCCCGCAACCGTCGAGCTGTGCGTTATGCGCGGACTCGGTTATGATGTATTCGATGCATTCCTGATACTGCTTTCGGATAGCCTCCGAAAACATCGCCTCCACACGCGCCACCATTAAGAATCTGAAAGACACAACTTGGATTAGTTTCTCCGGCTCCGTTATTAGTAATAACTCTTCGATGCGTTCCGCTGCGACACGGATGGCTAGAATGAATAAATCCACCTTACCCTTAAAATAATAGTGGACTGTGTTTGGGGTAACGCTCGCTTCTTCTGCTATTTGGTGGATAGAGGCATTGTACCCCACATTTGCTATTGCTACAACCATTCCTAGGGCGATCTTCCACTTGGTCTGTTCGATCGTCACCTCTGTTTTTATTTCAGTCATCTATTTTCTCCTTTTTTAGTTGAAGCGGCAGACGTCTGCCGGTTTGCCCGCTAATCCCCGTCTAACTTTTTAACAGTAATGGGACCGCGCTTTACTTGTTTTACACAGTGAGGACATATGTCGGTGGAAACCAGTACTTCTTCCCTGGTAGCCTCCCGTAGCACCTCACATGCCGCCAAAGTCATAAAACGTGTATGCGCACATATACTTAAATGAATCCTTTGCCATGCTGATGTGCTGTGTGACGTGGCTGCCTTAGTAAAAAGGTGGTTTATTCCAGATTCTGATTTGCCCACTATAAAAATCTCAGACACCAGTTTTCTCCTTGATATTCTCAACCCTAACATAACCCGCTGCTTGATATGTTATCTTCTGATTTACTGTCTTTCGAGATATTATGATAGTGGAACCACACCCGGGACAAGTCACCAGCGTCTCAATTTTTTCTGGAATGTCCGGGAATATTGGGGGATTTGTTGTCGGTATGATTTTTTTACAAACTGGACACCCTACTCCCTCCGCATCCCCAGATTCTTCCAGACAATGTACAAGATGTGTGCGATTTGTCTTTATCTTCCTCTTTTTATGCTCCGGTATTGGGATGAACCTAAATGCGAGTCCGTCACCCCCCACTTTTAAATTTATTTCAGGGGGATTTTCCATTTGTTCATCAGATAATTTGACTTTTATTAAAAGGGTATTATCCTCAATTTTATATGTGGGAATTGTCATATCTTTTTTCCTAAATGTATGTTTTCAAACTTGCGGTCGTGGTACAGGTTTTTTGGCTGCGCCTCTGCGAGCCCCTATGATAGGGGTTTATGTGGTAATTTGCTTGCCTACAAATAAGTTCTAGTATCAAACAGGGGTTTTCATATTTTTGGCGTTTTGGACCATACCACGTATAGAGTAGAGAAAAATCCCAAAAATGAAAAACCCCGAAGATTTCAAAAATACTTTGTACTCGAACTTGTTTGGCATTTTTAGGGTAAATTTGCATCATTAGGGTTATGGGGGCTACGTGGCTAGTTTCTCTATTTACCGTTTTTGTCATTTTAACTACCTCTTCGTCCCTTACTTAGTACTGACCGCATTTTGCGGGGATCATGGTTTTTGGTGGAAAATGGCCTTTTTTTGAGGGCTTTTTTGGTCGTTTTTCCACTGGTTTTTTGGGGGTGGAGTCGGTGTTGGGTGCTGTGCTTAGCTCTTGTTAGGGGTCGACTTTGATTTTATGTTTCGTGTAACTTGTCCGCAACTACCCATTTATGTCCTCTAAAATTGCATTAAAAAATTCCTCAACTTTGTGGCAGTCATTTAATGTTAAACTTCGTTCGTCATCACTGATAATATATTTGGGATTACCTAACATTATTTTAAATAGAGGAGCCCTTTCCGCCCGCGCTATAAAAGCTATTTTTATAACCTGTTTAGGGGCTGTTACCTCCAATAATATGATGCTGTGTTCTTGTATATATCCCCAAACTACCCCCAGTATAGTCCCATTCAGAATTTCTTCTATTGGTAGAAGCGCACAATCTTTTAGGTGGAAGATCACCCAGTCAATCTTCTCCTCTTCTATCACCTCAATTGTCTTTGGTATACTATATTCCTTAAGCAACTCTACTGGGATTATTTCCCCCTCTAAGTCCTCTAAACTCATCTGCTTGTCCTCCTTAGTGGGTTTACCTGGGGTAACTGTTCTGGGGTAACTGGTTTACTAATTTACCGGTTTCTGGGTGCTTCGTGTAATAGATTTTTTGGTTTCATGGCACCGCTTTTTTGGTTTTTGGATTTCGGATTTGAAAATGGGATTTGGTATTTCTTGCTTCTAAGCGCCCCTAGTGCCCGGAGGGGGTGGGTCAAATAAAGCTTGGGACGGGCCCCGCAAACCCCCTAAATAAACCCCCTAAAGGGGGTTTATTTAGATCCATTTTAATCTTTTCTTTTCTTATCAAATCTTTTCCTTTCCGAACCACTCCCCGACGCCTCCTATTCTTTCTTTTTTTCTCTTTTCCTGTCTTCTTCATTCTTTTCCCTTCTTGTATGGGTGTGGTGAAGTTTGTGTGGGGGATTATGTGGTAAAAACCCGCCCCTACACGGTTATTTGCAGCCAAAATTCCCTCTTATAAACTCTTATCCATCCGATTTCCACCTTTTATGGGCAGGGGGAACAGCAAACACTCCGCTATAGCGGGGGTGAATGTACGCATTTTGAATTCATAGATTACCATACCGGCGGGCCAGGGCGTACTATCAATACAAGGAAGATCCGCCTTCACCGCTCTGTTCTTCTTCTTCTCCATCTCTTTACCTCCCCTCTTTTCTCTCTTTTCTCTCTTTTCTCTTCTTTGTCTTTTCACCTATAAGTTTGTTATCTATAACCCCAAAGGGATGTCGACTATCTTACCATTTTATTCTTTTATGTCAAGGCTTTTTTTATAAATTTTTGGAGGATATGCCGTATATAAACCAGCGAAAAAAGAACAAAACTCTACAAACCAATAAAGTGGGATTTTTTTAGGGGGTGCGTTTTTTACAAGTGTGTGGGGGGAAACACCTTAATGGGGGTGCTCGGGGCCGGAATAATGGCCCGTTTTTTTATCTTTTTTGATCAAATGTGTGCGATTTCGCACACATTTAGCTCTGGAAACACATAGTACCTTCTGTTATAACTCCTTATCCTTCATCTTCTTCCCTCTATTTTCGTATCCTCCTTTTTTTACCCCCTCTGGAATGCCTATAGAATATGGGCCACAGAGCCTTATGTAGCCCATATTCTACGGGCCTCAAAAATTTATTAAAAAAATGACCCGTCTCCTTACTCCCCGTAAGCCTAGAAGCGGATCCCAAAATAGCCAAAAATACATACGGGATTTTTTAAAATATTCTATACACCACCCCAATCCCCACTACACCACACCCATACAGCTTACACAGGGGATTGCTAGAAGAATAATAAAAGAAAGGCATAAAAAAAGCCCCGGTCTGCCAGCCACAGCTTCCCAAGGCTTTATCGTATACGCCTCACTTATGTTAGTAAACACAAGGAGAGTCTGTCTATATGATACCAGATAAAAAGCAGCAATTCAATAAAAACAAGATTTATAATTGGGCCATGCAAAAAACCCCACTCCCCCCACCACAAGCAGGAAAGAAACCAATCGAGATCAAAGTAGTCTCCGTCCTCGTTCCCGCACTTTGCCTAATACTTTTAAAACACTATCCGTGTCCCATTGCCTAACCCCTTTCTTAAATCTCGCTTTACACTCCGCCGCATGCTGTTCTTCAAACTCTTGAAGCACTCTAAGTTCTGCTCGTGTCATATCTTTAAACCTACTAATCTTTCCTAGCTTTTCTACAACTTCTACCGGTGTGAGGTTGGTAACATTCTCTCTGTCCCACTCCTTAAAGTAGTCCCGGCAGTCCCTACAACCCAACCCCAGTCCCACACCATGCACGCACAACCGATCATGATCCTTCCACACATGTCCGTCCAGCACCAGCCTCCGCTTGCGCTTTTTCCCGTGTACCTTACATTTGATCTTTATAAAATGCTCTTCCACTCTTTGCCCTTCTAGTAATTCCATTTTAATACCTCTCAGTCCTTTTGTGTTTCTTAATCTCCAGCTCCCACGCCAGCTTTTCCTTTTCATCCGGTAGTCTGGGTTTCCTTAAGGGTGGGAGGTAGAAGACGTTAAGATATTTACCGTGGTCAGTGTGGGTGGCTGTTTTTATATGTGCCTTGCAATCGGGGCATTCATTAACCAACTTCCTGCCGTGGGCGCAGTGTTCTATGGGGAAAAAATGCCAGTCAAACCCCTGAAGTACCATCCTACCATTGTGTATTTTACAGGGTATCACCACATTATTGGGCGGCGTCTCCTTACACACATTACAAACAAAACGTGGCACTGATTCTTTGAGTGTCCAGATACACCCACACTGGAAACATCTAACCCTAAACATAAGTCTACCTTACCAAAACCGGCAGACGTCTGCCGGTCTAACCAAAAACTAAAATAAAAGCCCCCCACAACACAAGTAGAATTCCAACTAAAGCAGTATGAACTCTATACTTATGCGAGCGGGTGGCGACGCAAATCCCCCAAAGCCCTACTACCACGCAGACAACCCCATAAAGCGCAATCATGTTCACGCCGGGTCTTCGTCAGCGGGCAGACTATCCACAATCTTATTTATCTTCTTATTAGTAGAAGATAATCTCCTCTGTAGATCCTCTAATTCTTCACGAGTTTTGTTCCTTATCGCCACCAAAGACTCTAAAGACTCAAGAAGTGCCAGTTTTTCCTCTTTTTTCATCGTAGATCCTTCCTTTTTAAGTAATTATCCACCGACCGTACGGAATTTAAGATTTTTGCCATCCAACCATCTCCATAAACCCCAAAAAAGAATTTTTTGAAAATTTTTAAATGTCATTTTAAGGGTTTTACAGAAATTACAGGATTATTTGGGTGTTTAATTTCCATATAACGATAAAATTGTAGTGGAATTTGGTAAAAAACTAGGAATTTTTATAGGATTTAGCTCTCCCAAAGTAACAATCTCTTAAAAAACTCCGACCCGCGTTCATCGTATGCTGTAATCGGTTGACGTTCTCGCAGACAGCGAAAATATGCCAAGACATCCTCGGCGATCGCCGCCGAAAACCACTCACCTCCCACCCGGAAACTCTCCAAAGTACCATGAATCAAACTCTCAGAGAGCGCGCCTTGTTTTACCCGCACAACCTCCTTCAATTCCAGACCGGTCGGATTACCACATTGGAGACGGACCAGATTACTCACCGGATTTTTCGAGTGCCCGATCTTTACATCCCCACTCAACCGAGAATAAACGAGATACACAAAAGTCTCATCTTCCTTACGAAAATCCGAGACTTCGTGGAACTCACAGCACATATCACAGTAAAACCCCCCTTCGGTAGATACCAAAAGTTCATCACATTCCTCACAATAAAACTCTACAGACACCACGGAGCGTTCACCATAATATAACCCATCCTTCTCCGCCCACGCCGTACGATCCAACTTCAATCGCTCCCCTGCATCGAGGCCCGTTTCCCCGAAATACTCCATGATCGCAGAAAACGCCTCGTCGGCAAATTGTCTCGGATCCCCACCGGCAAGTCCACACTTGTAAGTCCAGGCCCATTCATTTACCCGCATCTGCATCAAGTATGCTCTCTCCTTACCGTGGATATTGCCCTTCCGGTACTGTTTACCGTCAAGGCTCATGTGGAGGCGGTAGAATCCCCGGTTCTTCTCATAAATCGGCCTGGGTTTTATCCCCATCAGATTACCCAAGACTCTCCCCCTCCATAGGGCTTTTAGTTGGTTCCACGACCCCTATCCTCCTGTAACCACATCCGTTGTATTTCAAGTAACATTTTATCCACGTCGCGTGCCGAGGTGACCTCATTCCAAACATTCTGAGGGTATGCCACCACCGATACTGGCGCAGTGGGTTTGCATTTAGGACACACCCCATCTTTGTGCTTTTGGGCGATGTGACTACTATTAGAAAAAAGCCAGGGGGCACCACACTTTTTACATTTAACCTCAAACATCTGTGCCCTCCGCCACGACGTCCACTAGCTTATCGAGTGGAACGACCACGGTAAGCTGCCACTTATAACTTTTTGAGTACTTTTGACAGGCGGGGCATTTCAAATAATCTTTTTTCATAACCCCGACCATCCCCGCCGGTGCCATAAAAAAATCACAATGCGGGCACACCACCACAGGGACGTGGTTACTGACTTTATCCTCCAGAGCTTCTCCCTTTGCTGTCGACCCACCCCCGTGTACCGCGCAGTACCCCTTCTTTATATCCTCTGCCAGCTCGGTAAAATCGAGCCCAAACTTTTCCTTTAATTCCTTAAGATTTGCTTCCACACTGTGCCTCCCAGTAAATTACAATACAATCTTCCGTCTATGCGGTATTACCATCTTCTGTGTTGATGGGAGTACCTCCTTTAGATCCAGCAGCACCTTTTGGACATCTGGAAAAGAATCCCAGGCGCCATTTGTCCACTCATACTCCAGCACCGGTACATTATTTTTCTTAAACCACGGCCACACCACCTCTGCGTACGCCTCTCTAAGCCCGTCCAGATACTCCACAGTCACCGCTGTCTCACAAACCCGGTAACCCTCATCTTTCATCCGCTTTTGGATACGTTTAATACAAAATTCTGAGGGTGCATCAAGTTTAATGACAGCATGGGGTGCCAGGAGCTGTGCTTCCATCGTCTTTCTGTGCGCCATATAGATTTTATAATCCATATCGCCTAAAAAACCATCCTTCCACAGCTTAAAGGCGAACCCATAGTCCCCCCATATGGTCCTGTCAAAAATACTTTCATGGCGCCACTTCCACTCGAACTCCTGCGCTTGTCTGTGTTGAAAGTAGCGCGAGTCCATATAATAAAACTGAAGGTGGAGCGCCGCCGGTGAGGGTTTAATGTTTTGTTCTATATCCCTATAAAAAGGCGCAAGCGGGGCACCGGCCACCTCCTCACAAAACGATCGCGACCCTGGAAGTGCTTTTTCCAGTAAACCACGCAGATGCGTTTTCCCAATCCCTATCCCGTGACTTTCTATAACTATCATAAATTGTTTTGTCTTTCCAACCGGCAGACGTCTGCCGGTTTATGTAAATGACAGGCACCAATGCGCACGGCCAGGTGGTAAGTGCCTGTCGTACAGTAGGATACTTATGTAATCGTTTTGTCTTCATTATCTATTTTTTCCAGTAGAACAGTAGCCCTCTGCGCCACCGCTGTAAAAAAGTCTTTCATAAACTCCACATCACGGCGTTCAAATTTCCCAATTTTCATAGCGCGGTTTATGTCGCGGCACGCCCGCTCAACTATTTCCATATCAGTCATTTAATCCTCTTGTTTAAACCCCCTACACTCGGCACATTGATGTCTTCTGGACCACCCCCGCGCCGGGTATACAGCTTTACCATGAACATGACACACCATTCTATTGCAGTGCTCACATTCATACTTGGCTTCGTGCTGGCAGCCTTCCAGTTCACACAGCGTCTCCGCTTTCATAGACTATACCCCTCCCGCTTGGTCCGCGTCGACCCACAACCGGGACAATCCCCGTAATTGATTAAGATACTATCCACAACTTCAAACCTTCCGGTGTTCAAACATTTTAAGTCGAAGAGCCTTGGGCGAGATTCCCCCATTAAAAAGCACATCCAAATTATCATCGCCAGACGTCACCTCACCAAGAGCATATTTCTCCGACCCAACAGTATCGTAAACCAGCAACCGCACTACGTCACCCACCTTCAAACTTTTTATAGGTGTTTCTACATATACAGGAACCCCCCTCCGTATACGGGCCACAATATCCGCACTATCCAAAGAGGGTATAAACTCGTGGACTAAAAACGTATGTACTTTACCCACAATAATCCCCTAAAAGTTTCTCATCCCGATACCTCTGGCTAAGTATAAAAAAGTGTTTAGTCCCCGTAGTCCTACGCCTATCAGCCCCCTTCTTTGCTTCCTCTTCTGTGCGAAAGCATTCCTTGACTGCAAAAAGACGACCATCCTTCCGCTCTTCTATAATGTACCATAATTTATCCGGTAACTTAGACCCATCTTCCATCACCTACACTCCAAACAATAATACATATCCCGCTCCTGCCCATCCTGGCACATGATTTCCTTAACCCAGGCGTGGCCTTTACAACAGGCTTTACCACAATCACGGCACCGGCCAGTTGAGGGCTGCCTACAACCGGGAACACCGCATCGACGCGGAGGATTCTTATCCTTCTTACTCCTCTTGCTTTTCTTTAATTTCAAAGCCTATCCCCTTTTCTGGCAGCCTTGTGAGCATACTGCGCCTTTCTACAGTAATGGGGATTTCCACGGCAGTATTTGTACCACTCAAATCCCAACTCGCAATGCTTTACCGGCAAATTATCATAGTAGCTGCACGTCTCATCACCCCGGGCCAAATTCTGGAGCTTATCGGGCCGGTGCCTTTCTTTTTTCACCCCTTCCCCCCGCCACCCAGGCTAAAACAATCATCACACAAAATTAAACCAAATGGGTTAATGCCCGCTGCCTCGCCACCACAATCTAAGGTGGCACAGATCAGACCTTTCCAGGGCGGATCTTGAATCTTAGCCTCATCAGATATTAAAGTGAAAGTAGAAAACGTCCGAATACATTTTTTCGATATCCCTTCCTCGGCATCTTCAAAATCATCTATGTCATCAAATAAAGAAGCCTCACAACTGTTCCTGGCGCGTTTGCCAACATAATCCTCCATAGGTTCAAGCCCTTTCTCAAACCTATGTAAAATCGTAGAGAAAGCCTCCCTGCTACTATCAACTCCAATCCAATTTCTTCCTAACTCATCAGAAACCACTAAAGTTGTTCCAGAACCTGCAAAACAATCAACAACTAAGTCTCCCGGATTTGAAGAGGCTTCTATAATTCTACGTAGCAAATCTGGATTTTTCTCTGTGGGATACCCTGTAATTTTAATATTCTGATTATGCGCATCTTTAAAATCAAGCCAAACATCCTGTACTCCTACTCCTGAATGTTCATCTAAATATACCTTCCTCCTGGGATTGCCATTTTTAGACCAATATATTCCCCCTCGTGCGTCCATCTCCTCCAATTTAGAAGGAATATATTGCCAATGCTTACCAGGAGGCGGCAGCATCCCCCTCCACTCTTTGCCTGTCTCGCCATTTCTTTCCCCTGGGGCATGAATAGGAACTCTCATATACTTTCGTCCTGTGCCTTCCTCTACACACTGGTACTCCTTTGTACCTCCCTTAGAAAGAGGTTCAACGGGACGATTCCATGTATACTTATCAGTCTTTGTATAGAATAAAATGAAATCAGCGATATTCCCATACGTCTTTCTAGTGTAATTCTTGGGATTACACTTTTTTCTCACTATCAAATTTCGATATCTAGCCCTCCCAAACACCTCATCCATAATAATCTTCATTTCAAAAACCATTTTCTCGTCAAGATGCAAATAAATAGAACCTGTAGGAGATAAAAGTTCTCGAAGAAGAATCAATCGCTCTCGTATATATTCAATATATGTAGCACCACGCAAATCGTCACTATACGCCTGTTTTTGCTTTCGAGAATAAAACGTATTCCTGGTTGCAAAAGGCGGATCAATGTATACGAGTTCCACTTTTCCGCATACCCCAGAATCCGTCCTTAGGTGTCTCAACACCTCTAAGTTATCACCAAAATACAAACGTTTTAAATCCGTATCCCCATATAATCGTTTTATTTCAGTATTACTCTTTACAATAATCTCGGCTTCTTTTTTCTTACGCCCATATACAAGTCCCACCCCCTCATCAGTCTCTTCACTCCTCTTTTTCATTATTTACTCCAAAAGTCAGTTCTTCGCCCAGGTACACCCCGACCACTTCGTTCTTCTGGTAGTTCCAGATATGATCGTAGATATCTATCACCGTCAGATATTTCACCTCTTCCCCTTCTTAATCCGGGGGTGAAGGTACTTCCTCCGCGCAAGGGCCCACCTTGCTTTCATCTGGGCTGGCTTTCCATTAACCTCAATATATATGTATTTACCCGACAAATGGACCATGAGCCCGTCTTTATCCGGGAAAAAGATCCCATCCGAACCCTTCTCGCTCATGATAGTGGTTTTTCTTAACTCCCAGTAATTGAGCACGGCGCCGTTGTTGGCACGCTCTATAACCAACCAGTTAGCCCCGTACGTACTAGCTCTCCAGGTACTGTACCAGGTGTGTATGCGGGAAATACCTATAAGATAAACCACTATAAAAATAACAGCCAGGACTACAAGCCCTGATATCGCCATCACCCTCCCCGATGGACGGGGTATTTCAAATTTAGGCGAGTCGCCTTCTGGTTTTTGTTTATACACGTTCAACACCTTTCTTTAAGTACAATTATGTTCCGTACGATTCATCGACGCTGCCATGAACCTCAACGCCAAAATTCTTAGCCTGCCTACCCTCAAAAAACCCCTCAGCTATCGCCAACCTCCTACCCAATCTCTCTGCCACCGGCACCCAGAGTGCCTGCGCCTGAGGGTTCTTATTTGTGTTAAGAGTATCCACCACTTCGGCAAGATAATCCCTTAAAACGTCGATATGGGCTTGCGCGGCCTTAAGGAAAACTGATGGTGTTCCCATACGCAGCAATATCTCTAAAAGAGCATGGGTTTTTTCAAAAACATCCCCCTTATTATTTGTCCCGAGCTTTTCATACTTTTGAATAAGCATGAGGTCATCCACGCGGGTAAACTCTGTCAAAAGCCCGGGAAACGTTTCTAACCCCTTCATATAGTTCTCCATTGCTTGTAAATTTTGACCAGTGACACCCCTTCAGGGATGCGTGAACCGAGTTCTGTAAAGTTCTGAAGATGCACCGCGCCTTCGCCTTGCCCAACGCCGAGGGCATAATCTGCCATCTTCCCGTTGTTATGAGCCATATTAAGCAGGATGGAGATTGTAGCAATACGCTCTCCCCCATCCAGGGCTTTAAAGTTCTTGGAGTGGAGGTACTCTTTATAATATTTCCTGATGTCTTTCACGGATTTCTTGGTAATGTTCAACGCATGACTCGCAGCTTTAAGAAGATTCTTGAATAATTTGTTATCGGTAACAATGTCTTCTATAGTGAGGGAGGAGACTCCGGTAAATTTCCACAGATATTCACTGAGCCTATCCCCTTCCACCTCAACACGCTCCCGGCTACGGGGGCGGAAGACCATCGTTATAACGCCCCGATTCGCCCCCTCTTGGGCAATAAACCTCCGTATCCCATAAACCCCATACTTTTCAAAGCGCTTACGAAGGCGAGGGAACTCTTTGAAGAAAGCATCCCAGGATAAAACCTCCAGTCTGTCGGAAGTGGCGTTAATATAATGAACTCCATCCTCGCGGTAATATGCATACATAGAATAGAAGATCTTGATCCCCGTGATGAGGAACCCGTCCAGCCACATTCGGAACCTGCGTTCTAAATGCTCCAGGATGTAGACGGTGATAGTGTTCAGTTCCTGTCCCACAGTATGGGACAGGGGAACATAGTGGTCAGGTATCTCACTGATACTCCGGTACTGCCGTTTAAACTCAGAATTCAAGTACTCCAAAACGTAAAAGAACTTTAGTAAATCGTGGTCGGAGAAAGAGCCCCACCCTTCCGTTAACGTTGAAAGAACAGGGACAAAAACCTCCTCCTCGTCAAGAAGCGGATGCAGCCCAGCACGTAAAAGAAAATAACTGTCCATATTGTAACCCTTTAAAATTAAGAAGGCCCCAGCCCCTACCTCTGCTCCGCCAACCCCATAATACATGCGTAGGGGAACATAAATCGCTTAGGGGGCTTTGGCGCTTCCTTTTGATTTCCTGGCAAGGCCAGCTCACTATGGGGAGGGTGCAGTTCTACATAACCGTCATACAGCTTAAAAAGTCCCACCCCCACCTGGAGAACAAAGCCTTCCTGGGCCAAAAAGACAATAACCGGTTTGGCGGCGGCGTACTGGGGACTATGTGCGCCTTCGACGGTATCCCCAACCACGTTCTTTAACCCAAGACCTTCAAGAACATCCGTCATGGTATCCTTATTCATTTCCCGTCCTCCGCTGGCGGGTCAACCTTACCAAAATCCGCAGGATTTTCATACTCGACCCCCGGAGTTTCTTTTTTATAATCAGGATGCCCCTCATCATCATCAGCATCATCGCCGTCACCACCATCACCGTTCGATGTATCGTCTACCCCCTCAGTATTCCCCTGATAAACCTCCGGCAAATACTCATCTATAAACACCTGCTGTTCCGGAGTAAGCTTCTCCCCAGCAAACTTCGTAGCCCGTAGTAGCGCAATAGCCAGGGCTTCCCCTTCCAGGATGTGATAATCCTCGGCCATCATCCCCTCATCAGTCAATATATTATTGGCTGTGGCTATAATCTCCCGCGAGGAATCACGAACCTCTGCTCGTATCTGGACGTACCCATCCACAACCTCTGACCTAACATCTATAAATAGTTTACTCACCTGTTTGACTCCTTGCCCGATCCCGGGCTCTAACTTTTAGAATATGATAAAGTCCATTTTCTTGATTATCTGCGTAGTCGGCAAGCTCTAAATCGATGTACTCAAACTCTAAGAAGGTAATCACCCGTTTATCTCCGGGAGCCTTCTCCTCCTTACCGCTACAAAAAGGGACACCTACCAGTTTTACTTGGGGAAAATCAGTCATAAAGTAAGAAAGCTCTTGACCCACCGGCGTATCCAGCAATTCCACCTGGGCCACAACATTCTTACCCTTACGAAAAAGCCAAGTGACTACGTGGCTTACCTCGGCATGTGGAGAATTAAGATGTCCTATTAGCTCCCGCCGACCCATGCGAATCATAGCCTGCGAGATACAACGATCTATTACCTTTTTTGGGTAAAGCCGCCCCGTTGGCGTCCACACTCCCGCCCTAAAGATAAGCTTTACCTTAAACTGCTGGAGCTTCATCTATCACCACCCGCGTCCTTTGATAAAAATCTATTGGAAGCCCCTCCACCGGAAGGTCGTCCCAAACTTTACTTGTTACACTTACCTTCCGCCGCCGATCTTTGGCTTTAAGGCGCTTTCTATCACGAGCCTCAACCTCCTCAGCGGTTCTGTGGCGATTCCTACGTTTTTTCTTCTTATCTCTACCGTTCAAATTTCTCTCCTAAATTATAAGTCCAACCGTCCTTGAGCCTCATAGAACCTCCCCCAACCGGGAAACCATGTCACCCCAACCTATCCGCTTTAAAATATAAACCATTTCCGACTTTTTGGAAAAAACATATAGGGCCGCCAGGGCCAAATGATATATATTTCCCTTCGTAGCCACCCTCCCCCCAAAATAAGCTACGTATAAAGCCCTAATCAGAAAGTTACGACAGGGGTAGCGGACCATACCCTTATGGACTTCCATTGAATCCCGGTCCCCAAAGTCATCAGGAACCGGAGCTGCCAGCGCCACCCGCTCCGTAAGAGTTTTTAAGTGATTAAGAGCTGTACTCACAAGTTCGGGGCCTTTCTCCAGATCAAAGTAAAGCCTAGTTATCTCCTGCTTGTACTTTTTAAGCCCGTCCACAACCTTAAAGAACCAGACCCCCGTCCTGCCACCACCTTTACGTGCTATGGGGTTGTAGGGCCAAAGCTCATACTCCAATTGCCGGTTAAAGGTATCAAACATGCCTTCGTACACTTCTGTATACTCAGGAGCCATGTAATCCCTCCTCAATAAGCTCCTTTCTCGCATTCTGTGGGATTTTAAGCTCTTTTAGAACCCCGTCACAAGACCTCAAACCCTTCTTGTGTATGTCATCAAGTAAAAGCCGACCAAGGTCTGTGACGATCGGTGTTATTTTCATCTTAGAGTCGTCGAGCAGTGGATCCCGGGCCGCCATATAATGTGCGTCAATAAGCCCCAAAGAAAGTCCCGTTTGCCGAGCTTGTAGTTCCTGCAAAACCTTACGGGAAAGCAGCCACTCGTAGTAGGCGGGCTGTTCAGCCTGATACTGCTCGTTAGTTGGCGGCTTCCCCCCATTCTCTTTTATAAGAGCCTGACGCATGGTCTCGAAGCCTGCAATAACCCTAATCTTGCCTGTAATATCAATCTCCAGGCTACGCATCAAGGATTCTTGTGTTAGGATCTCCAGGTCGAGGTGCTCTATTTCATATAGCCGTGCGCGGGTAGCCGGGGAACTTACCTCATAATCATCACCGGCCTCCCGGTACCGGTACTCTTTTTTTAAAAACTCCACCTCCCTTTGTGCCTTCTCGTAGTCCACCAGTATCCTCCGAGTCTCTTGCACCGCGAAACGGTACTGCCGCATGAGGAAATGGAACTGAGAAGCTACAAAATCCCCCTCTTTGCCGACCGTGAATTTCTCGATGTCGAACTGGGTCTTGATCTGGCCCATTTCTACGAGCTGTTCATGGATATCGTCCATGACACCCGACATACGCCCCTTCTCTACTTGCAAATCAAATTCCACGTTTAACACCTTTCTTGTTTAGCTGATTCCGCCACCTCCGGCCGCGCCCTGTCCATAGGTGGCGACCGAAATATTATCCTCCACATTAGTATTACCTGTGGTGGCGGTAAGGTCCATAGATTCCATAAAATTCTTGGCCGAAAAACCGTCAAACCCGCCGGAGAGCAGTCCTTGAACCCGACCAGAAGCTCCTGAAGCCCAGGCTGTAGCTGTACTTCGGTCCCCTCTGTCGCTGGCATTCCCGATTTGTGTGACAAAACTGATATATTCTATATTGTCATAAAGACTGGCCGTCTGATCTGTCCCTCCGACAAAGTAACCATAATCGGCCCCTTGAAGCCCGGCTAAGGCGCTACGGGTTTGAACCAGATCCCCACGGTCAGACGCATCAGCCGCACCTGTTACCATCTGGATATAGTCGATGGTGTTATAATTGGTGGGACCGGCTATCCACCCACCGCCAAAGTACCCATAAGAACCCTGATCAAAACAACTGGCTAAGTCCTTTCGGGTGACGGTGAGATCTCCCTTATTTGAAGCACCACCACTGCTCGTAGTGTTGTCCAGATAATCTATAACATTAACCTCACTACCGGCGGCGTTCTCACCACCCCCGATAAAACCGTACGCTGCGGTAGAAACACCGGCAGCCGATTTTCGCTTTACCGATAGGTTAGCGCGGTCTGACACGCTGACAGTGATGGTGACGAACATATCAAAATGTTCAATCTCCGCCGTGTCGCTATTGGAAGCCCCGCAGATATTAGCAAGTACCTCTCCGTACACTCCACAGGTCCGATCCTTGGCCTCGGTAAGACTGCCCCGACTAGCATAGGTATCCGGTGCTTCTGTATCACCACCGTAGATAGCATTGGTCTCCGATCCGGTGTTACCCCCGCAAAAGTAAGCTCTTGTGTCATATACTGTCTTGTCCCATACGGAGGAAGGGGCCCGCACCATCCACACGCCAGTGGCTATTTTAATAACCTCCACGGTTTCCGTCTCCGATTGCGACGCTGCTAACACCGCAAAGGTTCTGCTCCTATCGTCATCGGTGCCTCTATTATGAAGAATGTTCTCCAATTTCTGGGCCCGAATCTCAAAGTCCTGATCGGGTGTCACCGATACAAACCCAAAGTAGGTGTTCGTGGCGGCGCCATGTGGTAATGTGAGTAGCACCTTCCCCACCGCTCCGTAGTCTGTACACACCTTCCCGCTCTCACCCTCCGTGAGGGTATCGTCTGCCGTAAAATTCTCGACTGTAAGGGTCGCACCCCCACCACCCCCGCCATACGCATCCCAACTGGTCCCATTGTGGTACCGCAGCACTTTAGTAGTGGTGTTCCAATAATGATCCTTCTCCGCACCAGAGCGCCCTAACACAGTCTCATAGGCGCCGTCACTAGCGGCCTCAGGAAATAGTGTACCCCGTGTTTCCGGGGAAAGGTCGGCGGGCACTAAAATCTTTGAGTCAATCCCGCCGTTGTTTACATATCCAATTTTCTCAGTCATCCGCACGTCCTTTCATTAGGATCAGTTATAATTTGAGTTATATTTTGAGTCCTTTACCCAACTACCTCTTCTCTATGTTCCTGATACCAAGCCAAGGCGTCCTCCAAACTAATAAACTTCTCTACGCGCTCATCCGCACGCGGGGGTTCCACCGCCCTTTTTTGCGCCGCCACCCGGCGGTTCCACTTGTTAAGTATTTGCTGACGAACCTTTTTATACTCGGCTTCGTACATTTGGCCAACCATCGCTTTGTCAGCGGCCGAGGCTAACCCCACCGCTACTTCAACTGCCTGGGCGCGGATTTTCTCCTCTACGTCTTTGATTGTGGCCTTAACGTCGTCTTCATCTTCATCATCGTCGCCTAAGGAAGAAGTGGGGGGTATTATGGGTGCTATGGCTGGGATCAGAGGTGAGGGCAGATCCCCGCGATCGGTTTCCTGCAACTCCTCCCGCCGCTTCTTGTACCACTCATTTTCTTTCTGGATTAGATCACGGATGGCATCCACTTTCCTTTTAAGCCGCTCCTTCTTGTCCGAGTCCTTCTCCTCCTTGTAGTATTCTTGTGCCCGTCTAAGCTGCTGGCCCAAACGATCCTTTCGCGCCTGGTGCATGGTTTTAAGTTTACCCAGATCACTCTCAAAAAGGTAGACATTGGTACCATCAAAACCTTCTCTCATCCACTTCCCCTTCTCTTTTCTAAGGTATTCCAGGAGCCCTTCCACGTGGCGACGCACTTTGGCCACATTTTTACCCATCTTCTCGGAAAAGAGTGATCCGGTAAGAGCGTACCGCCCACTCTCCCCTTCCTTGGCGCCTAGACTTTTAGCAAAAGCACTCATCTTTTTGTCTACCGCCTCTTTGACCCTTTCATACTCGCCTTGTGGGGCTGAGGTTCTAAGGAAATTATAAATGGAGCGCATTTCCTCCTGTATTCCTCGTACTTTATGTTTATCCCACACGGCTTTAAGCCCTGACCAGAGTCCCTCATCCAAATCCTCACCCAAATCCTCACCCAAAACCTCACCGACTACAGTGACCTTCCCGTCCACCACCGCCTCCGGCAGTATCGGCCTATCTCTGGACGTCCAATAAGCCTCCGCGACTGACTGCGCCCGCGCCATATCTTTATTGGTAAAAGAAACAAAAGCGGAGCTGTAAAGGTCACCATCATGGATACTAACTCTCCCCTCTACCATAACTTGATACAGCGCCTCCCCTCTTTTTTGGGAAAACACCTCACTCCATTCTCGCGCCGCCTCAATGGATGGCGCCACAATTATTTTACGTGTGGGACTGTGTGAGGGACGAATTCGTTCTAAAAAACTCTCGAAGTAACGATTTCCCTTTAATTCGTTAATTGGGGTACCGGGTTTCAGCCCGCTGGGACCAAGCTTGTACGCGTAGAAAGTGCCCCGGTATGGTATCCCAGGAACTTTAGCTGTCAAGTCCGAAGTCGCGCCCTCATCTAAAGCTTCTTTGATCCTATACTTTTTACGAAGCCTGTAGATGTCCTGGTCATATCTATCCTTTAATTTGTTCAACTCCACCTCCATGTGGGTAAGGCTTTTACGCAGGGAGTCGCCCCCATCATACCATTTATTATTTATAACCTCCCTGGCCACACCATACTCATCCCGGGTCATTTTATCCTTGGAATTTCTAAGCTTATCCAAGGCGTTTAGCCACTTATTCCTTTCTGAGGAGTAGTACTTCCTCTTCTCGCCGAGGCGAATCTCTATACGGTCTTTGGCCACTACGTACTTTGCACGAAGAGCTTTTTTCTTTTCTTGGAACTCTGTGGCTTTAATGGGTCCGGCTTCCTCCAGAGACTCATCCTTTTTAGCATCAAAGACCTCAATATAGTCCCGCAGATCCCTAACAATCTTGGACATCTTCCGCATGTCGTAGAGGTCCACAGCCGCGTTCCACTCCTTTTTCAGGGCAAAGAATTCGTGGCGTTCGCTTTGCACATCGGTGGCCGCCTTGGCCTTTACGGACAAAGTCTGCCACTCCCCCATCACCCGCTTCCACTCTGCGTCCCGAGTGTCAACCTCGGCGTACATAGCGGGGTGTACCATTCTAATTAGTGCCTGAATCCGGCTCTCCAGCCACTCACCCAAACCCTTACTTTCCTTCTCCACATCACGCTTAACTCGGGGGTCTTGTATGGAGATACCCTTTTTATGCGCCTCTTGCTTAATCTTCTCTACCTTTTGCGCATGGGCCTCCTTTTTAACTTCAAAGGATTTCTCTAGCTGGGCTATCTTAGCACGGGCCTTCTCTGCTTCCTTCTTTCGCTCGCTGTCCTCTTTGCCACTAAGAGCTTGTCGCACGCGGCCAACTATCTTCTGAAATTTACCCTTAACCGCGTCCGTGATTCCCGCCCAGGAAAATCCTTCCATAATAAGGGCTCCCGGCCCCTCATCAAGAGGTTCCACGCCTTCTTTTATCCCCACCATCTTCTTAAAAACGGCGGTGACTACGGCAAAGTTATCCCCCTTACCGTCCTTGGCAGCAACGGCTTTGGCCGCCAACCACTTCTTCTCAGCAGCCTGAACCGTGATGCCCTTCTGCTTTGCTACTTTCCTGACGTATGCTGTAGGCATAGACCTCTCCTAATCAAAGATTCCGGCTTGTGCTCTGACATCGTCTCCACGGGTACGCATAACTGTCCAGGCTTCCTGGTACAGGTAGTTTAAAAGGGGGCGATAGAATGCGTCTTGCAATTCCTCCCTCTTGTTCTCGGTGGCCTCCAACCCCATCTTGTGTATAGTGGCGTTATAGAAATCACCAAATTTCTTGTCGTTGACCCGCAGCCACTGCCGGGTTTCCTTCCACTCCGGCCTGGGGTAGTATTTAGGCATCTGCTGGTAGAGCCACTCCTCTAAGGCAAAGCGTTGGATGAGGGCATTGTACTCAGGAAATGGGGGTTTCTCCCCCGCCAGTTTCTTCTTCATCCAAAGCAGGATGTGGGGCAGGGCATCCTGCTCATAGGCGGTGAAACGCTCCCGGATTTCCTGGAAGATGTCGTCATCGGTGTCTGTGGAGATACCCTCTACAAAATAACTATCGAAGGTAATCTTCTCGCCTTTCTGAATAGTCCATTCAGACCCTACGGCGCTATAGCCTCCCGAAAAGTTAAAATAAGGAACCTTCTTGAGATTGTACTTTTTAACATTTCTGACATGTTTAGCATAGGTACTCTTTATGAGTTTTTTTGCATCTTTTATATACTGTTTCCAGGATTCATCACTTGCCTCCGTTGACGCCGGTTCCCCCTTTATGCCAACCATTTTCAATTTCCCCTGTAGTACTTTTTCGTTCCTCCGAAACTCCACCTGAAGGCGATCATATGCCGTCCAATATGCGTCGGGGTACTTCGTCTCCCACAGACTGTCAGCGGCATCCAAACTTTCCGACAGCCCAATCCGCTTCTTCCACGATCGCATAACCGTGATCCAGAATTCCCGTGGCTTCTCATCCCCAATTTCCATCTTGTCTACAGTCTGGGACATAACCTCCTGCCACTCAGACTCAAGGTATGGTAGGCCAACAGAGCGTCCCCTCTCATCTTTGAGGCGAATCTGCATATTACGAAGTAGGGTACGGTGTGCTTTCTGCCCCCGTGTGCTGCCGGAAACGATGGCAAGTTCAATTTCTAACTTTGCCCGCCCCCTATGAAGGATACTGACTACCTCGTCTTTATATCTGTCCGATGCAACCTCTTCCGGGGTTCCACGCCGTATTGCCACATCTCGATCTCCTTTAGCCACGCTCAGGGCTCGCTGTATCTCTAAAGCGGCGCCGGTGCGTATCTTTGTTCCTACACTACGAAACCACTCTACGTGGTTGTAAAAATCATCTTCCCTGCTGGGGTTCAGACGTTCGTTAAGTAGGGTGAGGAGTTCGCCTGGATCTCCCAGACCCTCACCCACCACCAACCCCTCATTTTTCTGCGTCTTCTCCAGACGTTTTCTCTCTTTCTTCGTTTCCAGATCATATTTTCGCTGCAAAGCTTGGTACTGCGCCACCTTCTCTTTCTTCAAGGCATCTAAGGCGTCCTTTCGGTCTTTAGGACTAAGTGACTTGTCCCCCTTAATCTCTCGAAAACCTTTGTCATAAGACTTCTGCAATCCGCCTTTAGCCAACTGAAAAGATTTCTCGTCATACCACCTAGTTAAGCGCATCAGGGCGCGGTTTACCACCGGGATTTTGAGGATACGACTGAAAATATTAGCAAAAAGTATTCCCCCGGCGGCGCCTAAAAGACCGGCAGAAAAAGGGTCTAATGCTTCATCCAACCCCTCCGCAACATCCCCCTCTTCTAGTACTATTCCTAAAACCCTTTTCATCGCTGCGACACGCCATTCATAGTACTCGTAGGTTCCCTCTTTCTTGGGGTTACGCAATTTAGCCGTCATATCCCAAAAATCAGGATTATACAGCCAATTATTTAAAAGACTTCTTTCTCCAGGATACCCCTTTTTACCATGTTTAGTACGCTTGTTCCACTCATTACTACCCTCTACCTCCGCCTTCAAGTACTTCTCAAGACGTGGAACCAGTTTTGAAAATACTTTTTCCTTGTCGCTTCCCTTAGCCACGGACATATAAGCTGTATTCATCTTATATGATGCCTGCATCCCCGTGTAGTCGTCCGATCCCCACTTAATCTTCCCGTACACAATTTGAGCTTTCCTTTCGCTCCCACGAAGTGCCGCCGGTGCCAACTCAATTTTCTCCAATAAACCTAAAACGCCACCCCCCACCGACTCCTCGACATCCCCCTTCCGATAAAGGGTCTTCATCACCTCCTGGTCCATCTTTTGTACCAGGGGAATAAAAATTGCGTCCTGGAGTGCCTTAAGCACTTCCTTGGTCGGGGGATTGCCACCCTGACTTCTTTGGGTAAACTCCGCAGCGTAAACTTTATCCGCTGTCATAATATCCGGTTGCAGGGCCTCCCACTCCACCATAGTATAATGCTCCCGCTGCTTTGCCTCACGCCACAACCAGTCGGCCAAGGCAAACCTCCGCTCCATTGGGGTCATTTGTGGCAAATCCGGCTCCGCCATTCCCCGCTCTCCCCAGGCAATTTTCTTCGCCCAGGAAACGGCTAGATCCCGCGCCTTCATAAGTAGGGTTGGGTCATAAGGCATTTCATACTTTTCCCGCAATGCCGCCTCATAAGCTTCCACAAGCTGATCTGGGGCCAACCGCTCGGGTGCCGCCACCTCTTTTTCCTGTCGCAGGGGGTGCAGTCCTGCTCGCAGTAAAAAATAACTGTCCACATTTTTCTCCTGTAAAATTATGCGCTGGCAAAAACCACTTTAGTGAAAAACCCGGCTACCGTTTTAAGGGACCAAACCCCCCTCATAACCATTGAAACTACTGTCTGCCAAACCTCTCGCCACGACCGGAAACCTTCCTCCCCATCGTGGTTCCAGTGCGAAAGTTTCGGTGCGCCCTTCCGCAGTTTCTTATAAATACTGGACGCTTCCTTCATCTTCCGCCGCAGTTTCTCTCGTCTTTTAGCTTCCTTTGCGCTCACCACTGTCCCCTAAAAGGCTGATATTGTCATAATATCGCCGTCGACGCCAATCACATAAAAGCCGCCGAAAACAAAACCCGAAGCTATTTTCCCCTTGGCCGCTTTCCTAATACCCTCGGCCTCCGGCCCGAAAACCACTAATTCATAACTATTAGTTGGGATTTGTGGTTCCCTCTGGTAATTGCGGGCCGCACCAGACTCACCAAAACAAAGCTCATTACACACAAAGTATAAAGTACGACGCCGCCGAGCGTCCAAGACAATACAAAGTTGAGTGAAAGTTAAGTCAACTGCGCCCCCGTTTAACCGGTACTCGTCTTCTCGAAGTATAAAATCAATTTTAGCTTCTTTATTAATGCCAACCCAGAAGGCATAACCATAATCGTACTTTCTAATCCACGAAAAGTACCGCCGAATATCCTCTTTCCCGCGAATTTTAGTATTACGGCCTACCCCAAAACCGGTAAAAGAGGGCACATCACCTATAGTCTTATCGCCAAAAACCGCCACACCGAAAGCATCCCGAAGTTTACGGATGTCCTTCTGGACTGTAGGGCTTACGACACTATTTACCGGCTCGCCCTCTACTTTCTTGTAGTCTCGCCTTCCGTACAGGTGGTCTAATATGGTGCGCAAAAACCAGTATCCCACCACTGACAGTTCCTTATCCGGAAGGTCTACTAACTTGGGTGTGATTTTACTGCGCAGAAGGTCCACCAACCGGGGGGCGTCCATAGATTCTAAAAACATAGTTAAAGCCAGGAGCTGCTCCATCCTAATCTCTTCATCCTGGGAATAGGAAAGAATGTCTTTTACCAACACTTCTCCGGCCCCCCTACCTAGATCCTCCAAAGGTTTAGCGGAGCTTACTCCCAAAGCACGAATAAGCTCCGCTCCCTCACTCCACTCAAAAATAAAGGACTCCCGACCCTCCTTTAGACCAAAAGTCCTTAATAATTCCTTAGCTGTGTACTCTAAGGAATCTGCTACCTCACCAACTTTTCGCGTTCCCCAATAAACTAAATTTCCTAGTTTACCCTTTATAGACGCCGCAAAAGACTTACCAAAAGTCCAAAGCTTCTCTAAGATGTTTTCGTTTATCTCTAACTGTGCCGGGTGCAGACCCGCCCTCAAAAGAAAATATGAATTCATGTGGTAATCTCCACCGGCAGACAGTTCCGCTTCGCTTACATGCTAACCTTAGCACTACACTTAAAATCCCTCTCGGCATCCCAGGGACTAAGTCTCCGGGAAGAGAAAATTTCTATTTGGACCCTCTCTGCCGTAAAAAGTCTCTTACACTTCAGACACGAAATTTCAGCCTTGCCCCTTTTAAACTGTACATACCTATCATCCGCAATTTGGGAACAATAAGGACATAGCAATGAATCACCATTTTGTTCCATTGTACCATTCCCCCGACACATAGGACAAACACATTTTTGTGTTTTATCCGGGATATTTAACGGCTTTTCTTTAGCTCCCGGGACAACACCACCGTCGATGTATAACTGCCCCCGCCGCCGCTGCTCCGACCACATCTCAAATGGGGGCCCACTCCTGTCGGTGTAGGGGAAGGCCATGTCAAAGACCTCCAGCTTTTTATAGCCTTCGATCTTTGGGTCAAAAAGAATTTTGTCCATTGTTTTGCGTGTAAGTGTCTGGAAGGCTCGCATGTCAAACAGAACCTCTTCTATTTCACACAAATGCCACACAACGATATCGTCGTTCTGATCCTCAGTTTCCGCCACAGCCCGAAACAGGCTACCGACCCCCATCGCCTTAAGTGCCTCTTCGTATTCCTCCATCTCTACTTTGGCCGGAATATCCCACACCCCACCATCGGTAGGAGCATCAAGATAGGCGTATTCACCACGTATTTCCAGTATCAAAAATGTTTGTGTTATGCATTGCGTATACATTAGACAACCCCCACATTACTTTTGTTGCCCACCTCTATGTACAAATTTTTCTTAATTTTAATGGCTGGCAACTGGCCCCGCTTAATCTTGATTTGTATATTTCTAACCCCACAACCATACGCCGCAGCGTACTCTTCTACCGTCTGGTACTGCTTACTCGGATCTAAAGCGGGAAGACCTCCCACAAAAAGAGTGACACTGTGCCGGTTATAGTACCACTTCCCGTCCTTACCCAGTACAGCCACAATACGACCGCTATTACGAAGTCGCAGCAGCTCTCTCGGGGAGTACCCGGTTATCTCCTGTGCCCCCGCGCTGGTTATCCACTGACCCGGATCCCTAAATTCTGCCCAGGACTCACACATGCAGCACCCCCAGTCTGCCACATTAGGTATATACCCTGGCCCCACGACACTAAGTCTCCTATTCTCCCGTCCCCATTTAGCTTCAGCAGCTTTCTTCATCTCTGAAGCCCTTTTTGGGATGGCCCGCCGATAATTTTCTAAATTTTTATAAAAAGCCATTGACTTTTTCCTTCCTACCCGTTATACTAACGGAAATCAGACTTAAACACTCAAAAGTATACAAATACACAACTGCCTAAAGCCTCGGGGGCTGCACCCCGAGGCTTTTATTTTAGGGCATAAGCCCTAAGTCCCGTAAAGACCCCTTAGTCTCCGACGGAAAACCCTCCATAAAATCTAATAAATCCCCCCTATTTGCCTGCTCCCTTTTACCTAACTGAATTGCGATCGGCGTCTTCAGTAAAAATTCCCCCTGATCTGTCGTCATCCACACCTTCTTAACTGCACTGTCCAAATGCAAAGTGTATCTAAGGTAATTATCCTCCTCCTCCGTTTCAGGTATAATTACCAAACTTTCATCTTTCACAGTAATCCTCATATTAACCCCTCACCGGCTAAAAAGGCAAATTTGCACACAATTCCCTGCGTGAAAATTAGCCCCATCTCGGGAGAATCAAAATACACCCCGGGGGCATAGTAAGTTATAAGAACCTTTTCTTTGGCGTCATAGGCTATATGCACCAAAATAGTGCCACAGCACGCACACCCAGCCTGTAAAAGCATAACTCCCCTATGAAATACACTTCCCCCTATGATAACTTCCGCAGAACCTGACCGCAGCAGCCAGGTTTCTAAAGTCTTTCTGAGCCGAACTTTTGTCATATTACTAAATCCCCCAATGGCCTAACGATCCTAGTACCTGTGGCCTCACAATTACCACGGTAGGCCGCCAGCACCTTAGGGGCTATCATATGCCCATATGAATCTTCCACCATCCAGGATCGCGGCCACTGAAAAAAGTCATGTGCCCAGTAATAGTCAATTCCAACCACATCAGCCACCTGCCGATCCGTAACCCCATTACCCACCAAGGCGAATTTTTCATAAGGTAAGGCCCCACCATCCCCATTAAAACGGTGGTGAAACTCCTTTAATGCCTGAATTGCCATATCAGGTATAGGCTTATTGTTCTCCTGAAACCAGTGTTTATACTCCCCTTTACCGTGATAATAGGAAATCTTAATAAGCGAAAACATCCCTTCCAGGATAGCATTTAGCTCTAAAACTATTTCCCACGCGGCCATCTCGTTCATGTACCCGTGGGAAACACCACCTTGATTGGTCACGATCCCAAATTTTGACCCCTGTTTATGCAAACCCGCAAGCACTTGAGGCACATTTGGGCCCACAAAAAAATCCTCAAAATGATTAGCACACACCTTACCGCTACAGGTAAATGTGAGTGTGCCGTCCATATCGAACAGGTAAAAAGCTTTATCGTACAT